AATGTTTCCTTATAGCCTCTAGTTGATAAAGAACAGCCATTGCGTTTGTCTCCATATGATTAACTGGCATCTTCCAACTCACACCAACAAAAGAATTAGCAGCGAAATTGATGAAGTAATCTGGCTTCTCCTCTTCTATCACTGCCTCTGTATTAGCCTGATCTGCAACGTCTAAGTCAATAAGCTTGAAGCGTGGATTATCTACCAGATGACTAATATTATCATGGTTTTTAACACTTAATCGTCGAACTCCAGCGACAATAGTATGTTCAGTATTCTTCAAAAGGTAGTCTGCCATAAAACTACCGTCTTGACCTGTGACTCCTGTGATTATTACTTTTTTCATTTTTTAATTCCAATTAACGGTTTTTTGAGGGGCGAGAATATACCCAGTATGATCTCCTTCAGATGGGTTCCAATCAACATCTAAATTTAAAAGCCCATGTTTCTCTGAAAAAATTTCGTAATTAAAGTCTTTCAATTTATTAAAGTCGAACCCCCCATCTTCTGGCCAAACCCAATGAGGGCAGTCTTTATAATCTTGAACATCTAAATCTCTAGGTTTTGCATGAATCTCGACATACATAATTGGCCTTGCCATTCTAAAGATATTTGTGAAGGAATTTAAAACCAAAGACTCCATGCCTTCAATGTCAATTTTCATAAAAGTTGGACGCTCTAAATTCTTTTCATTTATAAAATCATTAATATCAACATACGTAATCTGTTGTTCTGCATCCTGTTCTTCTGTTCTGCAATCTCTAAACTTAGTCTCGCAGGAATATGCCCTATCAAGAAGAGCTACATCGAAATATTGAACATTACCAAACTGAGAAGTATTATTTTTTAAATCTTCAAAGTTTTTAAGGCAGGGTTCGAATGCATATATTTTTTTAGGGGATGTTGCATTATTAAAAAAAGTAATCGTTTCTCCAATATGCGCTCCAATGTCATACACGACAGAAGAATCATTAATAAAGTTTAAATAAGCTAATTTTTCTATATTTCTAAAATTCATTTTTAACTTAAGGGTAAATAAAGTTAATAATATCTTTATGAGTCATGCTTTCCTTCGGCTCTAAAGTAGTATTTAAAAGTTCAGGGTTTATCCACCAATCTTCAAAAGGTTTTCCTATATGTTCGCTATGAGCCAAAGTAACGTCTTTGAATAAAACTTTGTAACCGAATAATTCCAATAAATCTCTAGACTCTTGAACGCAATTTTCTGTTTCTGGATTATGCAAATCCCAAGTGTGTTCGAACGTCATGCACTTAAATGAGAAACCAGATTCTAGCAAATTCTTCAAGCATTTTAAAGAGGCTCCATCAACATCCATAGAAATATAATCAATAACTTTAGGGCATCCGTTCCGCTTTAAGATTTTAATAAACTCTCCAGAACTCACATCAATACAGAAACTTTGATTTAACCTTTGCTTCTTGCATTGCTCCGCAAAATTTTCATCTATATCAAAAAGCATTCCTGACCAACCAGATAGCTCTAATAGTTTAGTATTATTCTCTTCGACAGGAGTTCTACAACCAATGTCTAGAAAAAATCCATGTTCGCCAATTATCTTCTTGGCAAACAAGTCTTGTTGTTCTTTGCTATATGTCCTTTCGAGTATTGTCTTTTGTAAATACTCTGATACAGGTACATTAATATTAGAAATATAATCAGACTCTATTGAAATTTGATTTTTATTTCTAGGAGTCCAATTTTCAGAAGTGGAAGAATTTGGATAAAATTTGGTAGAGTAAAAAACTAAGCTTGGGTGAGAAAAAGCAGAAGCTGCCCAAACCATCCCAGTATCTGCACTAACTAAAGCCTTACTCCCCAACATCTTTATAAGAGACTCATAATAAGTCCCACTAAATTTTTCAACACCGCTTATACACGGATCATCTGAGCCACCTAATTGAATTAATTCTAAGTCATTCGAATTACAAAAGCCCTTGACTTCTTCAATCATTCCTTCAGTCAAATTTTTAGCTCTGCCAAAGCTTGTATATGGAGAAATGCAAATGTAGTTCCCTTGCTCGACCTTTGGGTGGTTTAATTTAAAATCTTGTAATTCTTTAGGAGGTCTTGGCAAACCGTGCATTAAGCAAAACTCTTCAGTCTGATGCCAGTAATTATACCAATCTGGTATAACGTGTTTTGGCATTGGATTAAAGAATTTAACGTCCCCGTATTTCAACTTCAGCCCTTCTATTTTTAACTTATCATTTTCAGTGGGCCAATCATCATAACCATCCCAAATTACAACTTCATCAATATCTTCACTGAGATTAAAAGCCTCTGCGACATCTTTGTATTTTTTGTTTATTCCATAAAGAAGTCTACAGCTAGGATCAAGAGATTTTACAACTCTTGCCGCAGTCAAACAAATAAAAAGGTCTCCATATTGGCCTTGATGAAATCCAATATAAGTATTCATATATTAACAAAGAAATGAGGTGGAATGTTTTTAAATTTATCTTCAGATTTAGGCCAGACCATTTTTGAATGCGACCACTCTTTGTTAATCAAAGTAAAGACAACTTGTACAAAAGCCTCTTTGTGAATCCTTACATCTTTAACTTCAAAAGCCATTTGTTCTAAGAATACTTTAAAGTTTTCAGGAGGATAAATTAAACTTGGATAAATTGTATTGTGAGTTATTGAAGAGTGAGGAATTGTTAAATATAGTAAGCCATCTTGTTTGAGAATCTTTTTGATTTCGTAAAGAAGATTGTAGGGGTTTTGAACATGTTCGATGACCTCAAGGCATGTGGCTACATCAACTTGTTTTTCATTCTTTAGGAAAGAATCTGAGAACTTTTGGTCTAAGTCTACCATTGTATAATCACAATAACTCGTGGCTGCTTCAGAGTCATATCCATCAAAACCAAAAAACTTGTTTTTGTCAGAATCTAATCTTTTGAATAAACATCCATAACCACACCCAAAATCTCCAATCCTTTGATTTTTGATCTTTTCCAACTCAAAATCTTTTACGAAAAAATCTAATCTAGCACCATGATCACGTTCATAGTTTTCTTCTGGTTGCCTATCGAAAAAATCACAAAAATTATTGTCCTTCATATCTTAAAAGTCCTTTCTATCGAATTATTATAAGGAAATATCGAAGAAATTCTATTCTCTAAAATATTTTTTAACCCAATTGCGAAATATTGAGGATCAGAGTAAAGAGGTAAACCCCTCTCTTGGAATGGTAACCACCTCGCTTTAATCATCGGATTAGTTACTCCCACTTGTGAATAGTAGTCAGCAGTTTCTATTGTAGGAACTCCATTGGCATAAGCCATATACTTAAAACCAGAATCAATGGTTACAAAAACTTTAGCCCCCATTACGGTAATACATGCCTCCTCAATACTAGAGCAAACTATTTTAACTTTATCCAAAACATCAGAGTAACGTTCTTTTTCTTTCTCTGTGCAAATCGCGACTAGCTTATTGCCAGTATCATAAAGAGAGTTGACCAGTTTGGTGATATAATCCTTCTTAAGATTTTTTGGCTCCCATAAATTATGAGTCAAGTGCAAACAAACATAATCTCCTTTTGGGGCTGTGATCTCTGGTTTTGGGAAGTAATAGAATCTACTCAACCAATCAAAATCATAAGTCGTCCATTCCATTTTGTCGATATGGAGATCATAAAAGAAATCATAATCACTCTTATCAACCTCCCCCAAAAAACAATATCTGTCAGACATGCTTGGATAAAACCTCTCTAAAACATCTAGTTGGTAAGTCTCTCCTCTATTATTATCAAAAGCGAAAGTAATATGACAATCAGAGTTATGTTCTCTGATAGCAGGAATAAATCTATTAGACAAAAGACAATCTCCTAACCCGCCCTCTACCCTAACAAGGACTTTAGATTGTGTCATAGAGGTCATTTTGTTTTTCTTGCTTCTGAATGTCCTTAACATGAAGGATGCAAAAATGCTCAATAGGATCACTAGATAATTTAGCTTGATTATTTGCTCCAGCTAAAACCTCATGAACTTTATTCTGCCACTTAACATGACCTTTGGTAGAAACAAAGCGAGATTGAAAATCAGGGAATCCCTCCCAACCCATTTCGTTTATGGTCCAGTTATATTTTTTGATGTGTTCTCCTGTCGCCCCGCGAACGATATTAATCCTTGGAATCCAAAGCAGATCAATACCTCCTTTTTGAACAACTGACCTTAATGCATTTAATAAAGACGGTGGTATTTGTTCATCAGCGTCAATCTGCATCAAGTAGTCTTTTGTAGATAACTCAAATAATGTATTCTTAAACTCAGAAAAATCTTTATTAAAATCAAAGTAGTTTACCTTCAATCCGCAAAGTTCGCAGAACTCTTCAATCTCTTTAGTTACTTTGTTCTTATCTGCCAAGATGACAATCTCTTCGTCTGGTAAAACATATGGCTCAAGTGAATTAATTAATCTTTTAAATTCGAAAAGCTCGTCTGCTACCGTTATCCCGTAAGTGATCATAAAAAAACTCCTTCTAGGTAAGCACAACCTAGAAGGAGCGATATAAGTCACTTCAAAGCTTTACTTAACTTCAATCATTATATCTTTTTTCTCCTCTTTTTCTAGAGGTATTTTGACTCTCAGTAGGCCATTCTTGTATTCTGCCTGAATGGAGTCCTTATCAACGTTCTGGTGCAAGGTAAAGTGCTTCTTGACAGATCGTCGAGATATTTTTCTATGGTAGAATTCAGCATCATCATCTTTTTGTTGAGATCCCGCCTCAATCTTTAAGGTTTGGCCAGATACAGATACAGAAATATCTTCCTGATCTAATCCAACTAATGCAAACTCAAGAATAAAATTATCATCCTTGTCCTTGTAAGCATCGTAAGGCTCTGAGCCTGAATACAATGGAGTATTAGCTTCATTAGCTAACAACTGCATACGCTTAAAGATATCTCCCTCGAAAACCAAGGGAGCCAACATTTTATTTATCATCATTGTCATACTACTATTTTTAGTTAGTTTTTGTTTTTCTAGCCCCGTTTTGGGTGCTGGAAATTCTCAGACAATAGAGGTATACTAAATCAATCCTCGTCGAATTGTGCTTCGTCAATACGATCTAGTATAAATGCTATTGTTTCGTCGAGTTCTACCTCGTCTGTAAAATTAATTTCTGGTTCGGTCATAGTGCATGTATATACACAATCCAGAACCTTGGGGAAATTTACCCTTCGCAAGATTTACATTCCATCATAGATCTTGCTAACTCTTGGCTAGGATTAGCACTTCTTTGATAATAGAAGCCTTTAATTCCATTCTGCCATCCATAAATCAAAAGCTGATTCACTTCTTTAGCAGGAGCTTTAGGGGCGACCATGATATTTAAAGATTGACCTTGATCGATATACTTTTGTCTTTGGGATGCTTGGATAACAATTTCTTTTTGACTGATTTCTCCAAAAGTTTTAAATACCTCCTTCTCATCATCAGACAAGAAGGATAAATGCTGCACTGACCCTCCTTTCCCTAGAACACTCATCCAAACATCATCATTATCTTTACCCTTCTCGACTAAGAGGGTTTTGAGGTAAGGATTTCTAAAGGTAAATTTACCTTTGGCGAGATCTTTAGTAAAATAATTACCATTGAGAGGTTCGATAGATGGAGAAACCTGACCTAAAATAAAGGAACTACTAGTGGTTGGCGCAATAGCTAGAGTGGTGGTATTTCGACGACCATAACCCTCACAATGCATAGGCTCCCCTAAACCTTCAGCCATTTCTGCTGTAGCATTATCCGCACGTTGACGAATGGTTTTCCAAATAGAACTATTCTGCATCTTAGCCTCCATACTCTCAAAGCTAATCATCTTACTTTGTAGGTAAGAATGCCAACCAAGAACCCCCATGCCCAAAGCCCTATGACGCTTGGCGAAGTTATGAGAAGACTCCATGAATGGGATATTTTTCGTCTTTAGGATATACTCCTCCATTACCGCATCAAGGAACATCACTAGGGTCTCAACAGCATCAGTCTTTTCTATCTCTTCCCATCTTACAAGATTCAAAGAAGATAAACAACAAACAAAAGACTCATCTTCTTTAGACGGTAAGCTAATCTCGTTGCAAAGATTAGAAGCGTAAATCTTCATATCTTTATCTTTGTAGCAGTCAGGAGCATTCTTATTTGCTGTATCTTGGAAAAAGATATATGGATATCCAGTCTCAAAACGCTTTCTAATTACAGAAGCCCAAAGCTGACGTTTTTCTGTATCACCATCAATCATGCTTTGCATCCAATCATCAGTTACAGTAAGGGCGAAAGACATATCTTGAATGGCGTTACCCTCACTCTTAATGCGGAGAAACTCTTTTACATCAGGATGTTCGATAGGGAGATAAGCCGCGAAAGAACCACGACGAACATTCCCCTGAGAAACAACAGCAGCAACTTTATCAAACAGCTCCATAAAATGGACTGCTCCAGATGATTCGCCACCAGAATTGATTGGTGCTCCACGCTCGCGAAGATCACCAAAATAAGCAGAAGTCCCTGACCCGTGCTTAGTCTGCATTCCTACCTCAGACTGTTTGGCTAAGATGCCATCCATTCTGTCAGGAACGTAGACTCCGTTACAGGATATCGGTAGACCACGATCACGACCAAAATTAGACCAAACAGGGGAAGCTAAGGAATAAAATCCCTGCTTCATATAAGACTCAAACTTGTCAGCAAACCCGTCCATGCTTAGATACGCTTCAGCAGTATCTGCAATATCACGAATCCTCTGCTCTGGAGTTTCACCCTTCTTTAGATATCCCCTCTCAAGAAATAACCTTGAGTCATCATTTAGCCAATAGTAGTCTGTCATTTAAAACAAGTCTTCTGCGTTGAACGTCTGCGAATTTTTTGAATACTCGACTGGTCGAGCATAAAAGAAGTCAGTAGCATTATTGCCAAGTAACTCCTCTTCAAACCAGATGGTATCTTTCAGCAGATTTTTGTCAACATCAAAAGCTTGTTTAAAGCCGATTCTTTCCATAGAATCGTTGATTCTATTTTTAATGAACTCCTTGAGGACAATTCCATTCAATCCCTTCTCACGTATGCCATTAATCATCCAATCTACGATTTTACTCTCAGCATTAAATGCTTGTTGAGCTTCGTCAAGAACTCGTTGTTCCAATTCCTCGTCAAAAAGCTCAGGATGCTCTTCGCGGATAGTATTAATGATCTTCATTCCAACGAGAGCATGGAGGTTCTCTTCATTACGAGTATACTTAACTTGTTGATCAGTGTCCTTTAGAACATTTTTGTTTCTAGCAAACCAGTTTATTACGTAAAATTGGGAAAACAGCGACACGTTTTCTACAAAAAGGGTGAACAGGATTAAAGCATAAACATATTGCTTCTTGCTATTCTTATAAAACTTATGCGTATATTTACGAAGGTAGTTCACTCGACCCTCAATGAAGTCAAGCTTCAAATTTTCCTCAAATACATCTTCTAGACCCAATACCTCAAGCAAGCGTTCATAGGCGTTATTGTGAATAACCTCTACGTTTGCCATAACGAACCCCAAATCACTCAATGATGGGTGTGGCAAATTATCACCAAGCTTACTCCAGAACTTTTTAACAGCAACTTCGATCTGCCCAATAGCAGAAAGTGTTCTAACGATTATCTCTTTCTCCCTCTCATCAAGCGAAACATTGAAGTCCTGAATATCAGAAGAAAAGCTAAATTCTTTATCGGTCCAGAACCCATTATGCATTGCCTCAATAAACTCTCCTGCCCACGGATAATGGTCAGGCTTCCTCGATATTTGCTCTTCAAAAATCATTGTGTATCTATTTACACGGTTGTCAAAAATGGGCAATGAAAAAATGAAAAAAGTTGGCAAAGCCATTATATTAATGCGAACGCAGTGAGTATTAATATAATACGAATCCTAACAGCACTGTAAGGATACGTACCCTTACTACTGCGGCTTCCAATACGTCCATTATAATTACTGAGAAAAATCCGTCAACAAAAAAGTTTTAGTTGATTTTTTGTAGATTTTTCCTAGCATAATCGTAGTTAGGTATGGACAATCAAGCTACTGACCCCGAATTAACAAATTTGATCAAAGAGGAGGATCATGAGGAGGCATTAAATGTTTTAATATGCAGACACTCTGGCATATACATTGACATGGTTAGGAGGTATGCGTCGAAGTCTCTCCCCACAAATGACATAGCGGATATTATCAATGACAAAGATTATATTATCTACAAGGCAGCTTTAGATTACGATGAACTTAAAGCTAAGTTCTCAACTCATGTTGGTAACAAAGCCAAATACCTTTGTTTAAGCAGAAAGACTGCTCGAAAGAAAAACAAAACCACATTGTCCTTCGATTCTATTGACTATGCAGAGGAGTCAAAAGATTTACACCCAGATCAAAGCTGTGAAATCAGAGAAAGCTTTTCCTCAATCATTGATTTGATCAATAATCATCGCGACGAAAGAGTAAAAATTATTTTTAAAGAAAGATATTTTGGAGGAGAGGGAAGCAAGCTCAACACTTGGAAGAATATTGGAGACAAGATTGGCATATCTGCTCAAGGATGCATAAACATACATGACAAGTCTTTAGAAGAATTTAAAAAACAAATTAAAAAAAATGCATAAACTGAATTTTGATGCGCCATTTAACTCCTTAAGCTTAGGGAACGTTTCTCTAAATTTCCTAAGAGAATTAAAGAAAAAAGATTTAGACTTAAATATTTTCTCGATAGGGAACTTAGATTTCTCTGCATTTGATAAATTGTCCGACGAAGACGGTCAATATATTAAGGAAAACTCAAACAATTCCCTCAAACGATTTGAAAGATCAACTCCGACTTTAAAGGTATGGCACATCAATGGTTCAGAAAAAAAGATTGGGGATAATCAATTTCTGTATACTTTTTATGAAGTAGACTCTCCGACAGAGGAAGAGATTAGTATTGTGAAAGCTCAGAATCATGTTTTCTTTTCTTGTTCTGAAGCTGCTCAAGTATTTAAGGATAAGGGGTGCGACAATGTGTCCTATGTCCCCCTTGGTTTCGATCCAGATTTCTGTAAGACAAATAAAGAATACCTTGGTGACGATGTAATTCATTTTGGCCTTATTGGGAAAATGGAGCGAAGGAAAAATACTCAAGCTCTCATACAACTATGGTGTAATAAATTTGGCAACAATCCAAGATATCAACTAACCTGTTTGGTAGGCAACCCTTTCTTGAAAAACGAGCAAATGAATCAAATGCTTTCCCAAGCTATGAATCATCAAAAGTATTCTAATGTAAACTTTTTGCCTCGACTTAAGACAAATAGCGAAGTCAATGATTTAATCAACTCAATTGATATTGACTTGTCTGGTTTGTCCAATGGAGAAGGTTGGAATCTTCCAGCATTCAACGCTACAGCCCTTGGTAAGTGGTCTATAATTAGTAATTGTAGTTCTCATAAGGATTGGGCTAACGAAGGCAATTCTTTACTTTTAAACCCTATCGGCAAACAACCTTGCTATGACAACATCTTTTTCCACGAAGGATCTAAGTTTAACCAAGGAGAATATTATCGACTCCACGGAGATCAGATTTCAGCGGCAATTGATCAATCTGTTCAGATGGCGAAGTCAGAAAATACAGAGGGTTTAAAATTGCAAAAAAAATTCACATACGAGAAAACCATTGAAAAAATTCTAGAAAAAATCTACTAATATGTCCATTTACATCTACAAACACCCAGAGACAGGAGAACACAAAGAAGTAGTTCAAGGAATGAATGAAGAACATATTCATATTGATGAGTTCGGCTTAGAATGGAAAAGAGTATTTACAGCCCCTCATGCATCAATTGACACTAAAGATGACGCTTGGGACCACAATGGGTTTGTAGAGAAAACTGGCAAAATGAAAGGAACTGTAGGCGATGTTCTGGATTATTCCTCAGAATTGTCTGCTAGAAGGGCAGAATCTAAAGGTGGAGAAGATCCAGTCAAAAGAAAGGCTTTCGATGACTACGAGAAGAACGTGGGCAAAAAGCACATCTCTGATAAAAAGAAGACCATTGAGACTTCCAAGATAAAGGTAGATCTAGATTGATTCTAGACATGTCCAGTTTGGAAATCGTCAAAATTAATTACTCCTGTAAATCCATTTGTAGTAAATACTAATCTTGCCCTGTCTGGATTACTTACCGTGTCAACCAACATATATCCTGTTGTCATATCATTGGCTGGTAGCTTATTAAAAGAATTAGTGCCAAAACTATTCCCCACGACACTATTCAAATAAGTGCCTAAAGGTGCTGGTGATCCCGGTCCATACATCGACATCCTAACTCCCGTTTCGTCAACCCAAGTCTGTGATGCTGCTTCAGAATTATCATTTAATACTACGCTACCTTGAAATTCAGCTGAAGTTACGAACTCAGCGTACCCACCAACTTTTAAACTAGATTCAATACCTACGCTGCCACTAAAAATTCCAGAGTGAGTTGAATTTACATTTAGATGAGAGTTAAAGTAAGTATCATCACCATTGAATTGGACATCACCATTTTGAAAGTTAACTCCGCTCCCGAAAGAAACCAATAAAGAATGGTTCGTACTATTAGTTACAGCTGTTTCGTGATCAGCTAATATCACCGACCCTGTGACTTGATCATCGAAGGAAACTCCGTTTCCACCTAAAATTGTATTTTTTTGTCCACTCGCCCCAAAACCAACTGATTCTCCGTTAACAAGGGTATTGAACGATCCTGAAAAATCAGTTATGGACTTGCCATTTAGTAAAACATTGTTGACCCCTGAAACGGTATTGTTTTCTCCAGCTAAACAAATTGAGTCGTTCGAAAATGAATTATTATTCGGAACAGTAAGAATAGTCGATTCTGCACTGGTAGCGAGATCACTAATAATCATTGGGCCAACGATATCCCTATCTAAATTAATCTGAATCCCAGTGGAGAGATCAGTAAATGTAAAATCACCACTAGGACTTGTAAAAGTAGGTAATTGTAATTGTTGTGGTTGAATTTTAGTAAATGCCATGCTACAATAGATTATCTAAATAAGAATACACTTTTTCCATGAAATTTACACTTTACAAGCCAAACGCGAAAAATACTGGATCTGCATTTACATTCGATTGCACTAAAGATAGAAAAGGCAAGCCTGTTCTCTTCGTTTCCATGATCCTTCAGCATAGCTGGAATAATGAGCGCAAAACAGGATCTTTCAAGGAGAATGCGAAAAATCCAGATAAGTCTACCACAATTAAGCTGACAGAAATTGAAGCTGGCGAATTCATCTCTTCAATGAAAACTAGGATTCCATTTCTAGGTTTCCATAAAACAGAAGAAAAAACAACAATCATCAAGTTCACCCCTTGGGACAAAAATCGCGTTATCAAAAATAAAGATGGCGAAGAAACATTTAAATCACCAGCTTGGGGTCTTACAGTTACAAAAAACTCTTCTCAATTCTTCAAACTCCCAATTGAAGCGGGAGAAGCTGAGTGTCTAGCTGTTTTGCTTGAGGGTTATATCAAAGAGGGCTTAACTGCTCAAGCTGAAGCCTACAAACAAGATCAGCCACAAAAAACTTACCAAAAACCCACTCCCAAAGCGTCTGTAGCTGAAGACGAAGATGACGATGTCCCGTTCTAAAATTAAAGTATTAGTTCAGTCTAATTACTCCCGTATGGTGACGGGGTTTGGGAAGAATATGAAGAACATTCTACTGGCTCTTTATAATGACCCAGACATTGAAGTAGTAGAAGCTGCCAATGGAGTACCATATGGCAGAGATATTAATACTCCTTGGGAGTCTTATGGGACATATCCTTCGGACCAAAAAACTTTAAGTGAGATAGAGAAAGAGCCAGTAAGAAAAAGAGCTGCTCAATATGGATTCTATGCAATCGACAAAATTGTAGAAAAAGTCAAACCAGATGTATTCCTAGGAATTGAAGATGTCTGGGCATTTAGAGAATACGAAAAAAAACATTGGTGGAATAAAACAAAAAAAATAATTTGGACAACTTTAGATAGCTTGCCTATCTTAGATCAAGCTATCGATATGGAGCCTAAATGTGATCAAATGCTAGTTTGGGCTAGCTTTGCTGAAAAGGCAATGAAAGAGCTTGGTCATGAGAAAGTAGAGACTGTCCACGGAGCTGTAGATTACAGCCACTTTAAACCTTTAGAAAATAGGAATGAACTACGAAATTTACATGGTCTTGATGGTGATTTTGTTATTGGTTTTGTATTCAAAAATCAACTAAGAAAATCAGTACCAAACTTACTAGAAGGATTTAAAAAATTTAAAAATAAGAACCCAACGGTCTCTGCGAAGCTCCTACTGCATACAGACTGGGCAGAGATCCAACATGGATGGGATATTCCAAGATACTTAAAAGAAAAAGGTCTTGAAGATGGAAGTGTTTTAGCAACTTATGTTTGTCATAAATGCGACGATTACTTTGTTAAACCATACTTCGGAGAAGATAAAGATTGTTCTTCTTGTGGATCAAAAAAATCTGTAAAAACCAAAAATAGTGGAAAAGGAGTTGGGGAAAAAGAGCTTAATGAAATCTATAATCTAATGGATGTTTATTGTCATCCATTTACGAGTGGAGGGCAAGAACTGCCGATTCAAGAAGCTAAAGCCGCTGGGCTTATTACTCTCGTTACAGACTACTCTTGTGGGACTGACTCCGCATATGAACATCAAGGTGGGATTCCTCTAGATTGGAACGAATATAGAGAACCAAGCACTCAGTTTATAAAAGCCACAACTTGTCCAGATAGTATTTGTGAGAGACTAGAGCAAGTTTACGAAATGGACGAAGAGTCTAAATATAAATTAATAGAAACTGGCAAAAAATATGTGCAAGAAAATTTCTCAGTTCAAAACACAGTACAGAGATTGAAGCACTTGATCAAATCAGTTGAATTAAGAACGAAAAAGGAGGTCGATGAACAATCAAAAAAGGCTACTCCAAAACTTCAAGATTTCTTAAAAGATGTACCTTTAAAAGATAGAATCGCTGTAGTTCTTCCAAGGTCAGCAGGAGATGTATTAATGGCGAACTCTCTGATGGAAAACCTTCACAACCTCTATCCTGATAAAAAAATATTCTTCGTTACTCAGCCAGAATTTTATGACCTCATAAATGACAACCCTTTCGTCCACAAAGTAATACCATATTCTGATTCTCTTGATAATATGTACGTTCTTGAGGGAAGAGGCGACCACGAAGGTCTTTTCGACATTGCTTTCTTGCCACACTGCATGACTCAAAAAACATACAGTTACAATCACAACGGGAAAGATAAAACTCAATTTAGATTAAGATGAGCCACCTAGTAGAAGTTTACGCAAAAGACTTAGGGGTTAAGATTGGTAAACCATATTTTAAACCTCACTTTTTTCCTATTCTTGAAGAGAACTATATTACCATTCATAATGATAATAAGGTTCAATCTAAAGAATATGATTATTGGGAAGATGTTATTTCTTTGGTAAAAAAACAAGTTCCAGACATTAAGTTTATTCAGGTGGGTTCTGGGAAAGAACCAAAAATTAAAAACGTTACAAAATTTTTAAAGACTACTAGCATTAAACAATCAGCTTATATAATTAAAAATGGGTTGATGCATGTTGGGACAGATAGTTTACCAATTCACATCGCTTCATCTTTTGACAAACCTATTGTCGGAATATACGCTCATACACATGCCTCTACTTGTAACCCAGTCTGGGGTTCGAAAAAGAAACATACAATAATTGAATCTCATAGAAATGGTAAGAAACCATCTTACTCTTTAAAAGAGACCCCTAAACAGATTAACTTAATTAAACCAGAGGAAATAGCTAACGCTATTCTGAAAAAATTAGGCGAAAACAAAAGTTCTAGGAAAACAATTTTTATTGGAAATAAATACAAAGAAGAATTTATTCATATTATACCAGATAATAAGTATAGTTCCTCTTCAAAGAAAATAGTCATCAGGTTTGATTTACTACACAATGAAGAAAATACTCTTCATTTATTCAAAGATAATCTAGTCTCGATAGTTACCAACAAGCCATTAGGAGATGAAATTTTAATTCAGGAAAACATAAATTGCATCAATTATTTCTCTGATCACTTTGATTCAGATTTTATCGAACGGTCCAAAAAGAAAGGGGTTGCTTTACGCTTGTTCTGTACAAATGAAGAAACCCTCAAGGAAGAAAGGTATAAGTTTTTTGATGATCAGGTTTTCTTAATGAATGAATCTAAGAAAATAGAAGAAGCGAAAAAATTAGTAAAGCTCCCTAAAAATAAATTAAAAATAAAATCTTATTCGATTTATTTCAAAAATGATCAAGCGTATCACTCTCTTTTCGAGGCTAACGGCAAGCAAAATTTAGACGATATTTTCGTTGACTTAGATAAGCTTATGCTCTATACTCAGTGAAATGAGCGATAAAAAAATTTACGGACCCGACATTTACAAGCGTAATGAGCACGGACTTTTAGAAGATGCAGAATACGAATTTAATGAGGATGGCTCTGTAAATTGGAGAGCTATGATTAAGCCAGAGTTTCTTTATCCGAATAAAGACTGGTTTGAAGCTCGCAAAAAAGATGTGCCTACTTCTCCAGAGGGCTTGGATGATAAACAGCTTTTAATCATGCTGGGGGGTATTAAGGAGTTGGCTCGACTTAGAGGGTTCCAGAGTGTTTCATTCAAAACCGACCACCTTAGTGATACTTATGTTGTGGCTAATTGTGAAATTGTTTGGTCTCCTAATTATGAAAGTCATAATCAAAGTGTTGTTTACCAAGATGTCGCAAATGCGACACTACAAAATACAGGTTCTTTCGCGGCTAAGTTCTTAGAAACTATCGCTTGCAATAGAGCTTTTGTAAGATGTGTTCGAAATTTTCTAAACATTCACATTGTCGGGGCTGACGAAATTGATAAATCCAAAGGAGCTGTCAATTCGCACTCGGTTGAATCTTCTAACGATGAAAATATAGGTAGGATTCTTTCTCCTCACGCAAGACTATTCCAAGATTGGCAAGATCACGGTGGTGGAGGTGGCAATTTTGACGACTTCAAAGAAACTCTTCGCTCCTTATGGAAACAAGATATTTATCAAAACGAAGATACTCAAAATTGGAATGACTTTAATGACATCCCAGTAAAAGAGGTCCGTAAGCTAAGGGCTGCAATCAGGAAACTATAGGCCCAAGAAGTTTTTCTGTTTCGCAGAAAAATTAATATTAGAACCTGATGTTAAGGCTGTTCTAAAACCAGCATTGACGATCAATTCTTCGTCAGGCTTCAATAATTTAACAGTTGATTCTTGAATTGTTGTCGTTACTCCAGAAGAAGTCAACTTAAGACTTACACCAGAAAGTGTTATAGAAAAAACAGTTGGCAAACTAATGCCTACGATAGTCCTACTAGAAGATTTGTTTGTTTGAACATTGGATTGTCTTGCTGAAAAATTAGCTGCTTCTAAAGCTTTAATATCAGAGATCTTTCCATTCTTTGTATCGAGAGTTATAGGGAATAATGGATCACCTGAAGCTCCGTTTGTTTTAATATTAAAATATTTTACATCAAATCTTTCTGCAATTTCTGAGAGCTTTTCAGCAGCGGAGTCAAGCTTTGCTTGCCTTCTATTTCTTGCTTCCTCTTTCTTCCTAGTCTCGTCTGTTTCTTCTTCATCTGTTGGTCTCTTTACCCTAGTGTAGTAAGCTTTTAATGTGTTTGGAGCGTCTTTACTAATCTCAGAAATGTTGCCATATATTGCTTTAGATTGCTGTATTAAATGGGCGACCTTTTCTGCAAACTTCTTAGAGTAAGCAAAAAAGTTTTCCCCAGTATGAGGATTTTTTATAAAAATAAAGTTTTCGTCATTAACAATCTCGTAATCAAAATCTTCTTTCTTTTTCCCCGCAGATATTCTTTGGTTCCCCTTCACTACACCAATAAAACCATAATTCCCTCCTATCCCAGAAGAGTCTGATTTACCAAATATATCTTTTAGCGATTTATCTCCGTGTCCATTTAATTCTAATACAGTTTGCAACGATTGAAGTCCATCTACATCTTCGACTTTAGTTTTCGCAATGTCATAAGGGCCAGAGATGCTCATGTCTGAGCTTCCCCACTGCATTCTTCTAGATTTATATCTTGAGAACTTATTAGATACAAAGATAGAACTAGAGGCTAAATCGAAAAAATCTTGTAGAGATTTGAATATTTTATTCCTAGATGGATTACTCAACCTCCCTCCATCAGTTTTACCCTCAACTTGGTTCCGAAACGTTACATATGTACCATTTTTTAAATCAAAATCTCCATCAAACTCTTTCTCCATATATTTCAGAACTGTCTCACCAGCGACGAATTTTCCCCATTCGCCTGATTTTGCGTCATTAAGCTTACTTGAATTTTTCCAATCTTCACCCCATTTAACGTTTTTCCCCCCTTTGTCTTTATAGGTAGCATAATGAGCTATAGCATCAAAAGTAAATGAATCAAATTTACCAGAGAGATACAACCCATAAAACAACTTTAATAAACTTTGATCAAATTTAAACAAAGCACGTACAGCTTTCATTTGCAGCTTGTGAAAACGAACATACCTTTGCCCTGAACCGAACTCGAAAGTTTGAGTTTGTTTCTCAATTGTCGAACCAAAGGCATTAACGATCTTCGGAGATAGCTTATCATCCGTAAAGGAAGCATTTAAATATTTTTTTTGTACATCTCCTGATTGAGTGAATGGATTTGTAATACTCAATTGAGAAGCAGAAGCAGAGTTTACGAATTTTATCACTCCAAAATGGAATGGGTCAACAAACCAATAATAACCATATTTAGAAGCAATGCTCGATGCTACTGAATCTAAAGTCCCAGACTCTCCGAACAAGACTTCATCTGTTGATGATTCCGGTAGTCCTACCAAGCTAATCCCAGCCAAAGCGAAACCCTGTTTTGCTTCCTGTAAAGTATAGCCAAAATTTAAGTCGTAGTTTGCTAAATCTGGATTTTTTTTATAAAAAGGATTTACCTCTTCTTCGTTGTAACTGAGCTTTCCTTTCAGCTCTCCATTTTGATAGGCTAAAGAAGTTTTCTTGCCCTCAGAATTCACAGAACTTTCTTCATTATAAACATTCCCAATTGCTATAACTCCAGTGCCATTTAACCTTTTGGGCCTCTTAAATGGAAATTTTTGTTCAGTATTTGTTATTGGGCTATTAGGTAATTCACTAAAATAAGGCATAGTTACTTCTGATCCAGATCCAGAAGAGAATCTAGGATTAGAACGTCCTAATCCGTCCATCATCCTTCCAGAGCCAGAAGTCAATACATTCCTAGATCGTCTTGCAGCACTTACCCCAGAAACTCCTTTGTCATGAGGATGGCAATCCCGACCTCTAACAACGAAACAGTGAGACTTTAACCTTAGAGATGTTGAATCTTCATATTTTCTAGAAAATGTCTTCTGGTTTCCATCTTGCTGTATGGTTTTTTGAACTACTATAAAATTCTTCATCAAATTTTGAATTTTATCATTAGAAAATGTAGTGCGATTAGAACTAGAGCCAATTAATGTCCCAAGATCCTCCTCATCTGCTAAATCGATAGCGTTAGCAACACTTTGAATAGATACAGAATGACTACCTCCTGAACTGGAAAAATTGAAGTCCAAGGATGTTAATGTTTCTTTGTCACTAATAATAGCCATTACAATACATAAGTTTCTAGTTGTTCATCTGTCAAAGTGAACGAAGAGTTTATTCCTGTCTCTATCATATACACTCCAGTATAGGTTTGAAGAAAATCTTGGGGATCTTGTTCCATTCCATTCAAGTAAAAGTCAATATGATGCTCTACAAATCCTGATCCAAATAAATCAGGTCCATCAGAAAATACCTCATTTATTTTATCTTTTTTTGGGATAGCAAATAAGTGTCCTGTAGTACCGTAAGCAGGTTGCTCAGAATATTTTAGTTTTTGCCCGTTTAAAAAAACATCGTAATTTTCGAATAAAGCATCTTCGGTTCCAGCATTAGAATAAGCAGTGTGGACCTTAGATCTAAGGCCATCAACATCTAAAGCGGAAAGAGGTGAGTGAATTGAAACCCCAGCAGCGAAATCTCTTTTATCGTAAAATACAATATCTTCACTACCTAAAGTTAAACTCGGATCAAAAATAATATTGCCTTTTGAATTATCTATATCAATAGCATAATTCCCAGAGTCACTTACGCTATAATAATATTGGTTTAATCCATCGGTAATAGAAAACCCTCCTTCAAGAAGAGTCTGAGAATTTAAAGAAGCTAAAGAACAATTTGAACCTGTAATTACAGAATCATCAAAAGCTAATGAGTTTTCTTTTTTTCGACCGTTCGCATCTAAAACTAAGTATTCGGCTTCTGAATATTGTTGTAAAGAATATGCTAACTGGTTTTTATGCAGGATGTCCAACATACTCCCTGACATAGTAGAGTCTCCAGTAGATAATATGTAATTATAAGTCATGACCTGCCTCCCATATAATAAATAAAATTTTTCTTAAAATCTTCGCTATCTTCTGAGAAAGTTGTTCCAGAAGAAGCTGGAATAGATATAGAATAAGATTCTTGCAAAGGAGTTTGGGTAACTCCACTAACCTCAGAAAGTGTTCCAGTCAAAGGTGTTTTCCCAAACAAATCAATAGTTATTTTTTCTTGAGTTATACCAGTTGTTTCAGTATAAGTTTCTATTGACTCAGAAATGTCATTTAATCCCAAAGTATCATAAGCATCTTCTCCAGTAGGATAATAAATATATCCAGAGTTTGAATGCAGTTGACCTAATTCTTCTTTATAAAATGTCTTAACATTTCCATTATTTAAAGTATAATACTTGTAATAACGTTCTCCCTCTTTCTTGTTTTCTGACGAAGATAGTACTGCTCTGCCAGTAAACTCTTCTCTCCCTGTAATTATCTCTAATGTACCAGTAGAAACATAATCATAACCAGTTATTCCAGTTTTATAAATAATTGTATTAGCGTATCCTGTAAGTCTTTGCTCTGTTGTTGTAGACCCACCGTTAAAAACGTAATTACTAATCATTCCTTCGCCCAACTCTTTTAAAAACTCTTCTTCAATGTAACCAGAGAAGATAGCTAGATTGTTCAAGCTCCCACTAAATGTTGTATCATAATGATTTGTTGATCTGAAATAAGTATCGCTACCTCCGAAATTTAATACTGAAGTGGAGGAAATATAATTTTTATCAACAGGTATCTCCAAGCTTCTCACTAAGCTATTGAAATAATCAAAAACACTCAGTGTGATAAAAGATTCTGTTGCAGATACTGCGATTAAATTTCTTTTAGATAGCTCTATAGAATGAGCAACATCAATTGCATCACCATTAGGGCCAAAAGTTTGACAAAATAAATGACCCCTATCAGTAATTCCAATATTAAATCCTTCAGACGTTTCTATATTAAAGGAATCAATGGTTTCCTCTCCAGTCGCGAAACAACCCATTATAATTCCATCATCAATATCCCCATCAGCAAGCTCAAAATCAATCAAAGTAGATATATTGCTTGTGTTTAATCCATCTAAAGGTACTTGAAAATTTCCAGAAATTAGATTTAATTTATCTCCATTTAATATACCGGAAGCCTTCATTAGAGCTGCGCCTTCACTACTGTCTCTCGCTCCAAGTAAAAATCCAGTATGCGTGGAAGGATCATTAGTATAAATAGAGTTAACTCGCACTCCTGTGTAATCTGAAGAGCTACTATTTCCCTGCACATTCACTTCATCTGAAGAGTCAAATACAAAATCGTAAAAAGCTGAGAGTCTTTGATTAGACCCCAGACTGTTTTTCAACTTAAAATATAAACCCTTATCGCTCATTAATAATACTTTGCTAAATTATATGATATTGAATTTTGCCCTGTTGAGTAAGACTCTGATATAACATGGTCCCCAGTACAATAAACAGAGACTAATTCTCTCAAGGTATCTAATTTACTACCATCATTATTACAGGTCGCTGAAATAGAATACTGCCCCAAACTTCTAGATATAACTTCAGCAGCTTGGAACCCACTTATTGTTTCTTGAACACTGTTAATAACAAGAGGTTTTTTATCCTGAATATTAAAAGATAAATTTTTTAATTTCCCTGTAGAATAATCTATTTGATTATTATAATTATAGTTATATGAAATGGTATTCTCAACAGGATCTTTCGATATAGAAAAAGATTCTGGCTCGACGTTTATATAAGACGAATTAAGTTCATAACCAGTTGCTACTCCAGAAAAGTCTTGAATAGCCGATACAGCTATCGAATATTGATCGACTTCACTAAGGGCTGATTCTATAGCCTGAAAGCGAGCGTTGTTTTCAAATTCTCCTGTTGAGTCAATAAGTAAAGTCCCAAAATATTTTAGATCTCCTTGGATGGAGACAGAAGATACAGCAGCATCTTTTGACAAACGAATGGAAGAAACGTAGGAATGTAATACATTACCATTTATTAAATCTACTTTATCTGAGTCCGTGAAAGTGAATGAAAATTCAAGTAAATTAGATCCAGTATTTAAATTGTAATTAAATGCAGTTGGACCCTCTTGAACAAAACTATAAACACCTGATTCATAATCAGAGTAAGAATTAACCAACGCATTTATTGCGACATCAGTCGCTTGTGCTGGAGTGAAGTTACCAGTAGTTAATAATCCAACTTGAGTGCCTGTATTCGCGTCTATACTGCCCCGTACGCTTCCATCAACAGTAATTGAAAGTTGACTATCATTACTAAAGCTAATAGAAGTGGAGAGATCTACAATGCCACTATCAGAATAAGACCTAGCAGAGTTATCTCTATCAGCAGCAGAATATGAGTATACCTCAGTTACTCCATAAACATTAGATTTTTTATCGACATTTTCCGTCCTAGACCTCAAGAAAGCATTGTCGCCACTATTGAACAAAGCAATATTTTCAAATCCATAAGCAAGTTTTCCTGTAACAAATTTACGAGCATTATTAAAAGGATCTTCAGAATTTACTTTTAATCCTTTCGCTGAAACAGTATGAGTAGCGTTTATGATTTTGTTGTCTCCCTCTTCATAAGACCATGAATTTGCTGGCTCTGTAATTCCGAAATATTCTGAAAAAGTTTCTCCAGAATAATATAGCGCAGTTAAGTTGTATGGGAGGACTGTGGTAGAATCACTATTGCCAAAATCAATACTTTCCACGAAGGAACAAGGACAAGTTTTAGTCTCATTTTCAATTGTAATAGTTAAGTCTTCATATTCATTTAGAAAACCACTAACCATTTGCATTTTTTGTGCATCTAATCCGCTTAAATTACTCCCAGTAAGAAAACCGACCAAGTTGACTCTAATTGCGCTATGATCTAAAAGTCCACCCAATTTCACAACCTCATCTTCTTCAGAAAAAAGAGGTATTGGTTCTGGGAAAGAGTAGCTCCCGTATGTGATAGAAGTTGCCATCTTAAGCGATTATATATTGTATTACACGAGTTGTAGTACCATCTGACAAATTAGATTTCATAACATCACTCGCAGCATAAAAAGTTGTCTCTTGTAAAAATGCATTCATTTCTGAGGTCTTCCCATTTAAAAAGTCTTTCCCATAAAATTTTCCGTATGCTGGGTCTGAAGTGACGGTAGCTGTGACAGTAGCTGAACCCAACTTATTTAAATCAGAAGTAACGAGCTTTTCTTTTAGATTCGTTAGATCAAGAACAACAGAACTTCTTTTAACTTTATCTTCCTTCTGAATCGAAATGTTAAATTTCAAGATGCCTTTTGGCAAAGGACCAGAGTCATATGAGTCATCAGTAATATATTTTATCTCTTCTGTTACTGATCCTTGTGGTTTATCAATTGTAGCCGATCTTGATTTTTCATATATATCTGTAGCTTCTGAAAACAAACCTAAAACCTTGCTTTCATTTTTATCTTTATAAGAGGTCCATAAAGCTATAACGCTATCATATCTTGTTTGAGAGTTCTTATCTTTAGCTTTATATGTAACACTCAAATCGTATTCAAGAAATGTTCCATTTTTATTTTTGGAGCAATTATATATAATACTATTATCTTGTGATAATGCTGGGTTAGTAGAAAACTCAAGAGATAAATTCCCTTTTCTTGAATCTTTAGTAATACCTTTTTCTATTGAAAATGGCTTTCCAAATTTAGTCTGCTCATCAGAAATTATGCTATCTATTGTTGACGCTATAGCAGACTCCAAGACATTAGACGAATCATACTTTAGAGAAGTGAATTCAACATTAATTCTTTTACTTAAATAACCTATTTCATCAACAGAAATTGAGCTAGTGATTTTCTTCGATACGTTCTCTGAATCAACAATAAAGGAAGAATCAAAACTTTCTTGTAATTCTACAGATAAGTTTATTAAATCAATAGTTTGATTTAGTTTGCCATTGTAGTTATCATTAAATCTAGCATTCTCAGATATACCATCCTCATAGTATCCTAAGTTGGGTCTATTAGCGTAGTAATAATTAGTTAAAAATATCTTGACATTCGTCAAAAACTGATTTCCTGCATCTTGAGAATACTTAATAGATACATTTCTTGAATATGAGTAATCTGCATCAGACCTGCCGAATGTATAATTTTCTGAAAAGCTTTCTAGTAAATGAGGGTTTGGTATGTATTTCGCAAAAGTCTTTGAACTATAGTCATCCAACCTCCTCCTTTCTTGAATTCCAATGTTAACTGTATCCTCACCATTGAGAGATCCTTCTTCAAAAGAAACACTAGTTACTAATCCATTAAGTATTTCATCACCAGCGATCCTTGCTGTTATATTCCTTCTTTTATAAGCTGCTCTAATTGCCGATCTACCAGAAAGAAGAACTCCATCGTTATTATCGAAAAGAACATCTTCTACCTTTAAAGAATAATTTAAAGCAACTACATACCCAAATATCTCTTCACTCTCTAAATAGGAGTAAGATATTTGCGAGCTAGAATTGATTACATTATTTACTAAAAGACTCATTTAAATATTTTATAATCTTAATTCGCAGCCTCTCCTTTTAAAGCCCCAACAACGTCGTCCAACTCTGATTGCTCTTTACCGCGAGCTGCTTCAAGTTTAGCTATTCTTTTATCTTGTTCTTTAAGATTCACATCAACCCTAGACACTAATCCATTAACCGTTTCTGCTATACCAGTGACTACACCTGTTGCCTTAGCTAATATTTTTGTGTCTCCAGCTGCTTTTTCCAATGAAGTACGAATTTTCTGCATCTGAGCTGTTACATTAGATTTGCCGAATGCGTCTCCAAAATCGTTCATTTTCCTTTCTAATTCTTCGCCTTGTTTCGCTAATGCTGCTGCGACCATATCTAAATCACTCCTTCTTTTGTCATTAGCTCTTGATGGAAGATATTGAGAATAACGTTCTCTTTCTTCAGCAGTTCCCCCTTCGATACGAGACTTACCTTCAATTCTTCTTAAACCTGCTTCATCTATTAGTTGCCTACTATCTCCAGAAGCTAATCCAGCAGCTTTTCTTAAAGCATCTTTCATTGCTTCAGATTGACCAGAAAGTGTCGTTCCTTCAAATTCAGCAATACGCTTGGCCCTTTCTTCGTCTGTCTTCGCTGACTTAAAATCTTTTCGGAAAGCTCCTATTGAGTCGAGGTCAATTTTGTCGCCTTGGACTCCTTTGGAGATACCTGATATAGCGGTCTGAATAGCTTCACTTTGTAATTTGGCAGACTCTTTAGCAACTTCCGCTTGTCTGTTCAATATTTCTGTTTGCTTCTGCGCCATGAAAATAGCAGCATCTTTGACTTTTTGGTTAAAGTTTTCTGAAGCCTTCTTTATAGCTTCACCAAGCTCTTTTCTTTCTGCTGGATCTTTCGATACTCTAAGCTGAGTTTTTAAATCTTCAAGATCCCCCTTTGCAATACCTGCCTCTGCTTGTTTTGAACCAATAGCAAGATCTCTTTTTAAAACACCTGCCAATGGCCCTTGAACTCCTTGCATTAAAGCTGACGCAGTATCAAGGTTCCCTTTCTTTTCCTTTACTGTTTCTTTTAGTTTTATTCCTTCGTTTTTGCTTTTAAATCTTAATATGTCTGCTTCAATGCGTTTTAATGCATTTACTTTTGCTTGGATTGTCGCAGTTTTCGCTGCTATTTCACCTGCTCTGGCTGTCGCCTTTTCAAATTTAGCCATGACTTCTTCAAAGTCACTATTTATCTGTTCCTGTGTCCTGTCTTCTGAAGGATCTTCTAGAGTTAATGCAGTTAGTTGAGCTTGCATTCCCTCGATTGGTCCTGAAATATCAAGGTTGCCAAAACCTAGATCAGTTAATTTCTTTAACTTGGCAGTTATAACGCTTGCGTCCAGACCACCAAAGCCTTTTTCCATAGCGTCTTCAATAGATGCTCCCTTCCTTTGCTGTTCAGCAACTTTCGCCTGTGCTTTTTCGTATGCTTCAGCAGCTTTTTTATTTTTAAATAAGCCTATTCCCAAACCAACTAAAGCTCCAGCAGCTGCGCCAATCGGACCTCCTATCGCTGCTCCAGTCGCAGCGAAACTAGCCATCTCAGTTCCGACAGTCAAAAGACTTTGCTTGGTAGTTACCGCTTCACCTTCTATTGCTTTGTTCGCCTCTTGCAGTTGGGTTGACATCATGCTTAAGCCAATACTCGCGGTTATCCCCCCTTGTCCTTCCATCCTCCCTTGTACCCCCCTTTTTACTTTGTGAAACCTGCTATTTATATTGCTTGATCCGGGTGTTGGCTTGAGTTTAGAAGCCTTTCCCCCTACTTTTGAGAGAAGACCTAGTAAAGGTTTTATTAGACTACCAGCTGCGTAATTAGGGACATGTCTGTTTAACTTTAAATTTGGTAATGAACCTTTCGCCTTAAATGGCAGTTTCAGCCCCCTACTAGCTCTTTGTGCGCTAGTTGCCTTCCTCCTTTCAGATCTAAGGCTCGTTCCTTTTTTTCCAGCTGCTTTCGCAGTTTGTCTATCAACCTCTTTCTGAGTAAAAGCTCCAGCACCAGTCTCTCTTCTTGCTTTTCTGATAAATGACCTCTTGTTTCCACTAGAGCTAGAATTTTTAAAATCACCAATAGTCTGACGTATCCCAAAAAGCTTTTGAATTCTGCTGATATTTGGCCCTCCTCTAACATCAAAATCACCACCCGCATCCCTCTCTCTAGCCTCATATTTTAAAGACTTACTTATGCCCACTTCAAATGCAGATCCAACAGCAGCGTTCAAAGCTCCTTTGGCTCCACGGATAGAGTCAAATCCTTTTGCTATTTCAGATACTGGTGCAGATTTATCTAATGGCTTTATCCTTGAAGTCCAATCAGCAGCTTCCTTGAATAGATTGTCTTTAATTTTCTTTTCTAAAGAATCTTCTTCATTGTCAGATGCTTTTTTAATTTGAGAGGACTTTATTCCATGAATTTGATGAGTCGCCTTGTAGGGTTTCTTATCCACCGTCATTGGTTTGCCAAAAGAACTTCTTTCGTCTATTTTTGGAGTCAACATTACAAAACGGTCTCCCGATTGTTTCTCACTAAATGAAGTTCCTTCGGCTGACCCTTTTTTCCCTTTAAATAGGTTTCTCTTCCCGCTACCTTTGTTAAATCTAGGGATTTGATCTTCGCGTAAAATTTCTTCTCTTCCATTAATGCGAACTTGCATTTCGGAAGTGTTCATAACAGCAGGTCTCCCTCTAAAATCAGTCAAATAAGGCGATGCTCCTTTAGGAGCTTCTCTAGCCTCATTCATCATTGCTGACATCAAGTTTGGCTCCATTTCCCCTTCTCCTCCAGCAGCGTAACGCTTCCCTCGCTTACCTGTGAAACCTCCTGACCCACTAAATCCTCTAACTCCTTTTGCAGATGCTTGCGTAGCAATCCTTCTTACTAGCTGCTCTTGTTGAGTTAATAACTGATTTTCTCTCTTAATGGCCGAGATTACAGCTTGTTCTTTTTCAGCTTGTGTCGCTGTGGTGCTTGCAAGTTTTTTTCTTAAGTTAGCGTCTTTTTGCAATAAGCCAATAATACCACCTTCAATATTCTTGATTCTTTCGGCAGCAGAACCCATCTGCATTACTGTCTTGAATCCTTCTTTAGCGAATCTAAGAACAGTCCGGAATATCTTAACAAAAGCTACTGTAAACAACGCTAACCCCGGACCAGATATAAACCCTCCAATAATTTTGAATAATCCTTGAACAAATTTATTACCTTTTTCTGGATCAAGGGCTTTATCTAATCCTTCTGCTAAGGTTGTCGCAATCCCAACTAGACTTCCCAACAAGGGAGCAAAAGTAAGCTGGCCAACCTTCTCTCCAAGACTTGTCGCGCTAACAATAAGAGAATTCAAGTTTGCTTTCAATGTCTCATTAAGAGCGTTATTTTTTATCGTAGCTTCGTTTATAGCCTGAAAGGAAGTTGTAGTAGCCTCCCCAAAAACAGAAGCATCGTTACCAATATCTTTTAACGCAGCACTAACAACGTTAATTTGGAACACACCACCAGCGAGTTCTTTAATTTGACTTGCTACAGTTGGATCAGATATTTTTTGTAATGCATCAGATAAGGCTTTTAATTTTTGAACGCCAGACTGGTTTGCATCTATCGCAACTCCCAACGATTGAAGATCTTCAATTGTAGAACCCCTACTCAAGCGAGTAAAAATTGATTTAAAAGCGTTACCAATAACAGCACCACCACGCGCAGTCCTCTGCTCAACAGCGGTAATTAAACCAAGCAGTTCATCGAAAGAAACTCCCGCATCTTCTGCTGTAGAACCAGCTCGACTAAAACCATCTGCGAGGTCTTGAGCAGATACCGCGAAAGCGGTATCAACAGCGACAATTTTGTTAACCACTTGTTCCGCAGTTAACCCAGCAGAAGTGAAACCATTCATTGCTGCTGTTAAAGCCTTCACTGATTGCTCCGCTCCAAGTCCAGAAATCCTAGTAAGAACAAGAGCTGCCTCTAATCTTTTAGCACTCTCTGTAGCACTAAGACCTTGCCTAGCAAGTTCAGCAGCACCTTCGGCTACAGTGTCAAACGATTGACCTGTGCTTTTAGCTACCTGAAAAATTGAGTTTCTATATTTGTTGAACTCTGAAGCTCCTGCGCCCAAGATGGAGTTAATCTCTTTTAATTTTGCTTCTACATTAATGGTGGTTGTGACTAATGCCCTAAAAGATTGAGTAATCCCGTTAATAACAGTAGTAGTGGCTCCAAAAGCAAAAACACGAGCAGTAGATGCATCTAAAGATTTCTGGAACTCAGAAGCTTGTCCTGTAATTCTACCTAAAGCTTGTTGCACCTGCTTCGCAGAGGCATTGATACTAGCTGGATTTAGGTTTAAATTAGCATTAATGTTAATTGGAGCAGCCATTGTAATTTAATACACTAAAAGTCTTCGGCTGTCAGCTTTCCTCCATTTTGTGCCATTTTAGCTCTCAGATCAGACACTCCTTCTGTAACCTTGTCTTCTCTTGAAGAATTTTCTTTCTGGCTAAAATTGTATAATTTTAAGGCATCATCTTTGATATCATCAGGGATATCCAAATTTTGCAGTTTATTTAAAAGAACAGAAGCATAAGATAACAAATTTTTCTGCCAAAGAGTTATGTCATAAATATTTTTGTCTATTATCTTGCTAGGTTGCCTATAATTTAAACAATAGAAATCAAAAAAAGAAGGGTCGTAAGAAACCTGAATTATCTTTTCAGAATTGCTTAGATTATCTATCAATAAATTGACTTCAGGAATTAGTAACATTAGATCTTCTTCACTAATAATCTCTGACATCTCTTCATCATAAAAAAGACTCAAACTAATTTCTTTATTTATCCTTTTTCTTTTCGCTAAATTTTCAGCACTGTGAAGAATAAATTGATTCTTTTTTGTTTGTAGTTCTGTCAGTTCATCTACCTGTTTCTGAATAGAACCCTCAAAAGCTTTTTTGGTATTATCATCTATTATCTTTGAAGCAGCTTTTCTTGATTTGTCGATCATCCACTTCAAATCTTTCATTGAAGCTTCTTCCTGCTTTGACCAATTGCCTCTTTTGATAGCTTGTTCTAAGAGCTGTTCCTCACTCTTAATTCCTTGCTTCTTAGCTTGATGTACACAATCCAACTCAAACTCTTCAAGTTTGAGACCATCATAAATCTTGAAGTGTTTAAAATAGTAATTCTTATATTTGTGGGTTATTTTACTATAACCCCTTAATATATCTAAGAGTAGTAATGAAAGTTGTTGTCTCATTCATCACCGAATACTTCCTTAATCTTCTCTTCAATTTCTTTTTGGCTTGAACCCATTTTGTTATACCACAGGTTAGCAACTTTAGCCAAAGTCTCGAAAGAGAGGTCAAAAACACCTTTATTCTTCAAGAGAGTTGAGTCTTCTAGATCCTCCTCATCTTCACACAGTTGCAAGTAATGCAATCTTTTTTCTTTGAAATCATCTCCTACAAAAAGTGGGAAAGTCTCAGTGGAGTCTTCTATTTTATCTTCGTAGTAAGAAAAATTAAAAATAAACCATTCAATAAGCTTTTGTTCTGCTTTCGCTTCTGCTGTCTGATTATACTGAATTCTATGGAACTCTTCGAAATCTGCTACAGTTTTTTGAGTTTCAACAAACTTTTCTCTAGCTGCCACTAATTTTTTATTTTGCTCCTCATCTAGACCCTTCTGACCTTCATAAAACTCAATAACTTTAGCAGCCTCCATGTTATCAACAAAAGCCTTATTAATTAAATCATTGCTCGCTTTAGAAGAACCTCCTCCAGCGTCCTCAATTTTCTTATTCAATAAGTACCTAGTGAGATATCCAGCATTAATTAAATCATTATATTGCTGCCCATAAAAGAATTCTGCATTTTCAATTTCTGCGTAAGACGGTTTAGCGAAAATAACTTTGTGAGAAATTGTTTTGGTTTTAGTCTTGGCCGATTCTACGATCTTTCCTTTCGCATTCTCTTTCTGAATAACAATTTTTTGCTTTACTTTCCTTTTGATTGGGAATGAATACAGTTCTTTCATATGCTTTTTAACGATATATTATCGTAAAAAAAAGAAATATATCAACAAATACTAAAAAATATACTCAATATCAAGCGAAGCATCCCCATGCTTTTCAAACTCAATGTAATCAAAACCAGTCGAACCAGAAATGTTATTGGCAATCAATACGTCATCAAGAAAGTAAGAATAAGTGTTATCATTTTTCATGTGAACAGATATGTTAACTGGGATATTTGGTGCATAGCCACCAACAAAATTTCCAGACTGATCAAACACATATCCCTCATATCCAGAAAAAACAAAGCCACTGTTAAGTAATCCTGTACTGCCTCCTTCTCCAGTGACGACATCTCCAGTGCCAGCAGCTACATAGAATCCAGAGTAAGTATTCTCGACTAATATATCTAAATTAACAATCGACTCTTCTTTACCTGTTACTTGTTGATAAACCTTCATTCTCTATATATTACACAAAAAAACAGCCCCACCTTTCGGTGAGGCTGCTTTGTGAGTTTTATAGTTTTTTATTGATCCTATAAGCTGAGGAAAGAGATCGGCTGCTGACGAGGGTTTTGCGCTCCACTTACAACTGTAAAGTCGGGCGCATCCGCTTCTGGGAAGAAGAACAAGCCTTGGTCAGTGGTAGAAGCACCACCAATCTGAGCAGAGAAGGTAAGATCAACAGTCTCGTTATCATCAAGTCCTTGCGAGAATGACTGATTATCAAGAACAGCTCCTTTGAGAAGGTATTTTAGCTTAGGATTTCCCTCTTCTTTAATATCCAACGTAATGTCAGTTTTATTGTTTTCAGCGGTTCCAGTCAAAGCATACTCAAGCGCACCTGAAGCAAAATTCCTAGTAAGTGAACTAACATTCATAGTTACGTCAATTGGGAATTCAAGGAGTTTAGCGTAAGCAAGCTCGTTACCAAGAGCCTCAATAACTTCACGAGCCAATGGCAGTTCAATAGAAGCACTTTGAATTGGCAGCGCACTAAATGAAGGCCCACCAACTTCGGAAACACCATCACTTGTATCAGCAAAACTGACAGTAACATCTTGAGGACGGAGAACCAATGGAAGATTAGCGACATCAGAACTTGGAGGAGGAAGTCTGGTAATACCAGAGTCGGTTCTCTGTCCTTCTAGGTTAAGTGATGGATTAATGAGTCCAGAATTAACACCAGTGTAGAAAACAACATTAGAGGCTTGCATCTCAATATCAGCCCTTGGAATTTCTCCAACGCTAAAGTTTGCACTGTAGCTGGAGACGAAGCAGTTTCCAAACCCGACAACATCATGCTTGTCTTTTTCTGACTTCATTTTCGCGTCGTTCAATGTGAAAGAATCTTCCCCTTCTTCAACTGTTAAAAGGAAAACATTACGCTCTTTTAAAATTGGGTCTTCTTTTAATTGGCCAGAACACATTTGACCTGTCCTTAGCGCGTTATTCGCTGTAGCGAGAACGCCAGTTACTGATTTTTGGAATCCCAGAGCTAATTCATTTTCTCCGTCTCCCAAAAAGTATCCGAAACTCAAAGTCGGATTAATTTCGGTAAGGTTAACAGTTCCGATTCGTGCTAACTGACCAAACTCTCGTACGTCTTGACGCGCTCCAGCGAGATCCATCTCGAATGAAAAAGTGTCAACACGGTGCAAATGATGAGCATCTATCTGACTCATGCCCGTTACAGGGGTCAAGTCGGTGTGTGAATCCCATCCAGTAGGAGCGACATAGACTGCTTTGTTTTGTGAAATTACTCTTGTTCTTGTAGCCATATTTATATAAAAAGGTTTATTTTAAATACACTCATTTAAGACCTTGGGAAACGATATGTCGATAAATCGAAATCTAAGAATGCTATAGAGAAGTCTTTGTTTAGTTTTTCTCTCAAAGCTTCAGAGACAACTTTTGAAGCTGTGACATTATTAATGTAAGAACATAAGGGTTTACTACCTTGGTCTCCTACAACGCCAGTATAGGTATAGGGGAAATCTTTTACAGAGTAAGAATAAGCGTATGGGAAATTCTCATAAGGAATATGAGTAACCTTCTCTCTTACTGTGTCTCTAAGCTTAGAAATAACAGAATCCAAAATATAAGAATCCTTGGTCAGCACCATCACACGAACTCTACTTTGAGTGTTCTCCTCTCCACCAAATGAAAACTCCTCATTCTGAGAAGATGCTAGGGAAACAAAACAGGCTGGGAGGAAATAAGACCCTTGATCAAGAATTCCTGTTTCATTATAGAAGTAGGGGGAATCTTGCCCATTTTCTAAGAAATCAGAATGAACTAAAAATTCTACATCATCATCGTGAGAGATGTAAGTATTTACTTCTTTTACAGAATAGGTTCCAGATATATTTAACCCAGTCCCAGAAGCCGAAGGGAATAAGATACGGCCATTGTTGTAATCTGTATACACATTTCCATTTGTGCTTGAATCTCCCGTAATAAAATCATCTCCAACAAAAAAACCTGAATTAACTGTATCTATATTATGTTCAGCTACAAGCTGACGATACTCTCCTTGATACGCGACCATGTCCGAAGGAATATCATCAAAATCAACATAACGAAAATTATTGTCTAATCCAGTAAGATAAGCTTTTGTGTCAGATTTTAACAAACGGTTCTCTAACCATAAGTAAAAGCTGGATAATAAATTTTGATCAAATTGAGCCTTCATGTTTTAAAAATTTGTAACGTTTTTGTAGAATCTATTTATAATTTTAGAGATATAAGGTTGAGTTTTAAAATTAGTAGATCTTAAATCTCTTAACACTTGTATGCCTGTCCCAGACCTAGATTTAGGTATGCCCTTATTGCTATATAAAAATGAACCAAGATTAGAGAGTCCATTCTCTATGCCTTCTGCCCAACTAGAACCGCTAGCCCAAGGTATTTGAGATACGCTAAAAATCTCACCTTTTGATGCGGCATTTAAAATAGATATCCTAAATCTACCATTAGATATAGCCCTGACTGTAACAGAGAGTTTTTGTTTTAAAATATTTTCAATCCCTTGGGTGGGGTTATCACCACTATCGAAACCAATGAATGCAAAAAGGTTCCCGTAACCACCCAGAGTGCCAGAGCTATTTGAAGCATTTGCGCCAGCTTGAACTTCTTTTGTAACAGGGTGATTGTAAAAATCTCTAACCAACTCTCGCTGCGCTTTTTCAATGATAGGAAGAACATAACTTCTTACTTCTCTCCCAGTAACCTTGCCATTTCGACCACCAGTTACCTCATTTAAAAGAGCGGCTTTATTTATAGTTACTTTAAACTTAGTTGCTGATATGAATGCTTTGGACATTAGTTTTCTCGTTTAAGGAATACAGTATAGTATTGAGTCGAGAATGGTCCCACATTTTTAGCATCAGTATCTACAGAGAATAAAACATCATCAATTTCAATCCTACTAGAATCTTTTACCTTATCGTAACCATCTGAATCAACTTTGATTCTCACCTTCCCATGAGAAGCAGTTAAATTAAATTGCGCTCCACCATCTACTAAAGACTCACCCTGATTTGGTGCGTAGCTGACCCTAGCTTGCACCGTGTGCTTCACTAGCGTAGTTTGTGAACTCAACCTAGAGTCGTCCTTAGTTCGACCGTACAGTGGATTGTAGTTTAAATTAGAGGGTCTTGTGGCGACCTTCTTTTCAATATAAACATAAATATCTCTAGCGAAGGTATCATGAACTTCACTTAAAGCACTTTGGATTGCCGCTTTTTGAGCTGATGTAATTAATGAAGCCATTAAAAGGATCTGTAGGAACTTGTTGGTTGATAGGAGTCAATACTGTCAATGGGGGTGACCCCGTCTCGACCGAAGACTTGAAGTGGAGAAGACTTGTATTGATTGTATTTGCCAACTAAGTCATTCAAGCGATCAGTAGCATCCACCTTCAAATCTCTAAAGGTTTTAGCAACAGAGTTTTTGTTTTGCCTTTGGATAGTTGTATCTCCCTCTTTTAAAGTAATCCAATCCGTATCTCCTCCATAAGTAAATCCGCGCAGAGAGTCTCTAGCTGCCTTCTCGTAGTAGTGGATCTCATAAAGGGTTGAGAAAATATTTTCTTCAATTGGCAATAAACCAGAACTAGTGTCAATCTCTATAGCTCCAGTATCATTAACATAAAATTCTTCATTGGTAAGTCCATTAAGCTCACCAATATTAACCTCAAGCCAACCAGAAACATAAGACACAGGAAATCTCTGCCTATCTTCTGAAAACTCGTAATTTACTATTTTTGTTGCTAGTGAGCCAAGATCGTTCATTAAATAATCTTACAGCAAAACTAGCCTTTAGGGAACTCTACAGCTCAAACAGCTTCTTTACTTCATCGTAATTTTCAGCCTTTGGATCAATAGCAGGTTCTGCTTGCCCAGCCACTGTTACGTTATTTTGTTGAACGTAAATATCAAATGACTTAAGTAAATTCTTTTTTAATACTGACGGAGTGTCGATAGAGGAAGCTGGCAAACCAACCCTCTGAGCAAGAGTTGTCATTTCTCCTACAGACATGCTGCCAAGGTTGCTAGCGAAAACATCCTTGTTATTCGTACCATATGGATTAACATCCTTAATACCCAAAAGATCTTCTAGTTCTTTTGTTTTTCGAATCTTATCTTCTCGCTCAGAACGTTCTTTACCATCAATAACATTGAACTCTTCTAAAAATTCCTTCTTATTAGCCATATCTTATCATAATAGATTACACTAAAAAAATCAAAAAAAAAGAGTCGCCCCGTAGGGCGACCCTTAAATTTAGGAAACCTCGATTAGAGGATGATTCCACAAAGAGCACGGTCGTCAATACAGACGCGACCCTCTTCGACTTTACCGTAGTAACCAATCTTGTTCTGACGGACGGAGAACTGGTCATCAACGAGAACGTTGAGTTCACCAGTAGAACCTTCATCAAGAACGACAGGACGGAGAAGAGCGTCACGAGAACGATCAACACCGATAAGGATCTGTTCAGAAGCTTCAGTGAAGCTCACGCCACCCTTAACCGCATCAAAGATCTTATTGAAACGCTGTCCACTACCCAACTCAAGAACCTCAATGATATTAATACCATAGAAGCTTGGAAGTCCTGCACCACTGTAAAGCTGAGAACGAAGTTCTTCAGGAGCAGCAATGCTAGTCTTAAGAGCTGAAGACATAGGAGCAGCAGCAGTGTTAATTGGGTTGTATGCCATAGCACGGATATCTGCGATAACTTCAGGAGAAACTAAAAGATCAGTAACTCCAGCTTTGCTACCACCAACAGGAGTACCACCAACAAAAGAGCTGTTGATACGCTTAGAGGTTGTAATAAGCTGATTCAAGTCATCAAGGACAAGGCTAGTGCCAGCAGCAGCGATGATATGATCACCAGCAGCAGCAGTTAAGCTATCTCCAGCAACAAGAGCGGAAGCGAGCACGTTAAATGCGGTGCGCTCCTGCTTAAGCATAACTTCCTGAGCCATACGAGTGAAGGTTTTGGAGACAACGTCAACGCGAGCCTTCTTAGCATACTTACGGTCGAAAGCGAGTGCGCTATCAAGAGTGTAAGTGCTAAACTTCAGCTCGTTATGAGCAGGAAAGACTTGGTTGTAAGGAAGTCCACCAGCAACTTGCTGGGAGTAAACCTGAACATAATCTTCATCAGTTACATCGTGGAAGAGATCGAGAGGAAGGGAAGGATTATCATCAGCCTGATAAGTCAGAGTGGTGAAAAGATTTCCAACGGTCACAGCGTTGTTGATAACTTCAGTGACCACAGGTCCGAGAAGTTCTGCAACAGCGGCCTGAGCCTCGTAAGCCTCCTCACGATTATTCGAACCCATTGCGCGAACAAGGGCTAACTGATCTTCAGTTTTTTTAATAGTAATTTTCATAATCTGTGAGTAAAATTAGAAGTTAATGCTGACAATTGCGTATTCTCCTGCGTGGGTATCACCAGCAGCACGAGTTCCAGTAGCAAGGACTTTACCGACAACAGTGTCAGCGGCAACAGCAGTAGCAAGCGTACCACCAGCACGAACTCCAAGCTCCGTATTAGGAGCAGGAACAAGTGAGCCAGAGAAAGCTCCTTCCATAAAGGTAAATACACCCTTAGTAGCTACAGGAACAGATTCTCCAGAGAGAACGCACTGAAGCTCTTCTTTTTTCTGAGGGTAAAAGCGAAGCTTTTCTCCATTCTCATCAGTTTCGCGAACGTCACGGACGATAATCCCGAGGGAAGCATCTCCAGAACCAGCAGCACCAATTTTAAGAGGGTTAACAGAAAGAGGGGAATAAGCATTTCCTTGAGTAGTAAGGAACGCAGATCCACCGTCTACGAGATCTACAAGATCATCGTCAAGATTAGCAGCAGAAACCTTTACGATGGTTCCAGCTGCCTTATCGGTCCCATCGAACGCAAACATGTTGATAACATCGTTATCATCATATTGACGGAAGGGCAATAGTTTAGTAATTTCACTAGCCATAATATTATATTAGTTAGAATTTTTTTTTAGTTTGTAACTTCTACAGAGAAGTTCTCCTTAAGTTTTTCAACCAAAGAAATTTGTTCACAGGCTTCAGCGTTATTGTTAGGCATAGAAGGAGCTTCCACCTCTTCAACTTCTAACTCATCTTCGCTAGCCTTAACTTCTTCCTGCTGCTCAGGAGCCTCCTCCGCCATCTTGGAGGCAATAGCCTCTTCGATTTTAGCTTTGACTACCTCTTCTTGAGCTGCAATAGACTCTTTGGTCTTGCTTGCAAAAAGAATAGAAAGTTTTCCTTTGAAGGTGTCGAAAGCCTCATCAGAAGCTTCAACAACCTTCAACTCATCTACGACCAACTTAAGCTCTGCTTCAGTAAGTTCGTATGTGGAGTCAATAAAGTTCATCCGAGAGTTAAATAACTCAACAGCAGCTTGAGCTTCCATCTCAGATTTGAGAGCGGAGAGTTCTGTCTGAACAGCATCAAAAGAGGCTTTCATTTCAGTCAGATCTGCTTCTACCTTCTCACGAGCTTCGGCTTCAAGTTGAACTTTAGATTTCCAGTTTTCGGAATGCTCATTCAGGGCATCACGCATAATCTCGCCAACAGAGCTGGCTTGATCGTCCTTCTTGACTACTGAAGCTACGCTTTCGGCAACTTGTGTCATTAGTGTTTCGAATTGTTCTTTATCCATATCAAAAATATCGAATTTGTTATCTGTTACAGTGGTTTTTCCTTTTAGGGAATTTTTAATAATAATATTATCTTGTTTTGCTAAAGAATTATCAACAGACTTTTCATTTTTTTGTTGTTCTGATGTATAAACTCCTTTAACCCTAGCTGCGGGTTTATATGTTAATGCGGCTCCTAAAGGATAAGTTTCACCATGTATCAGTCGATGAACTGGTGTGCCATCTTCATCTATACCTTTACCGCCAAAGCCTTTTACATATTGCTTAAGCTCCTCCTTCTTTGAACCTTCGGCAACTTCACACTCATCCAATCTATCCGATCCATAGACGACTTTATAGTTCTTAAATGCAAGCTCCCAGCTAGTAGCAATACTCTGATATTCTTCATTCTCTTCTTTCGCGGCTGTTTCAATAGCTTCCGCTAACTCTGGAAAAATATTTTTATAAATTAAACCAGCAGCGTTAATATAAAATGGCTCCTCTTTGTTAACATATGATTCAATAGCATTATCTTTAAAATCATACTCCTCCATAGAGAAAGAAGCATTGATCATGTGGCCTACGATCTTATGCTTCTTGTGTTCAATGTTAATTGGCTTATTGATAAATCTTTTTACGGCTGCTACTGCTGTTTTAGAATCTATGCCATCACCGTTTTTGTTAAATTCGTTGACGAGGGCCAAGTTAAATACTACGGGCAATACATCTACATTCGCGGATGGGTCAAAGTCGTCAGGCAGTAAAGATTTAGCAGCTTCTGCAATAGATCCTTCTGATACTCCAAACTTTTCGTAATCAGCTTCTTTGAGAGCCTTGATGTTGCAATCAAAGCTACTTACCTCAAAATCTTTTAAATCCATAAAATGATATACACTTAAATTTTAGTTGAGTGATATAAAATCGCAGAAGACATGTCATCGAGTTGATGTTTAGATCCTACATCTAGCACATCTGGAGAAACATTTAGTTCAGAAAGATTATCTAAATTTTCCACAATGCTAGATAAAGTCTCGTCCCATTCACCTATCGGCTTAGAGACAATGATTGACTCACAAGCCTGAGAAACTAAATCTTTCCGCTCCTCGTCGAGTTCTTCTAAACCAAACTTAAGGGCAAAGTCGCGATAAGCTCTAAACTCAAATTCGCTAACCATTTGGGTGGCTTCAACAATATGTTTCTTTGAAAAGCTTGAGTTGGAAACTCCTATTGGGCGACCACCAGAAGGAGCTACAGGAGCAGCTTCGGGTTTAGCTTCTGGGGCAGATTCTTCTTCATTTTGGAAAAGGTTAATGCTATTTACTAGAGGCATGTAATAACCATCTTCCCTCTGCTCTTTAAACTTATCTTGAGCTGAAATTAATTCTTCTGCTTTGGGGAATATTCCATTATGGACAACACTCATACCTTGTTCTGGCGTAAGAACTCCAAGTTCCATCATGCGAGTAGCAAGCTTGGTCATGTCAGAATTATCAAGAGTATCTGTTTTAACAAACTTAACTTCTGGCCAAGAACGCATACCCGCAGCTTTGCAAATACGGCGTACCTCTGGCTGTAGGAAATCTTTAATAAATTGGCTACGAGACTCTTCAAGACGCTGAATGAATATCTTCATCTTAAGTTGTCCATCTGCATATTTGTTATCTCCAAGGAGAACATTCTGAAGCCCTTCTTGAATGTCGCGGTTTAAAATTTCATATTTTTCCGGTCCAATTACTTTGCGAAGATCAGGAATAACAAAGTCAGCTTTTGTGGTATAATCAGATACAAGAACTCGCCCAACGCTTTGATTCTTGAAAATGTTTTGCATTGCAGCCAATGCTTTATGATTAACCCCACCCTTGTCTGGCTCTGCGCCCATCGTAACTAACAAAACAACATTCTCAATAGAACGAGAAATGGCTTGGTCAATTTTTTTAAGTTCTAGTTTTTTATTGATGTCATCAAGGACAGAAAAAGCATATGGAACAGAAAGTGGCTCATAGTCCTGCTTCTTAGCAAACACAACATGTAATAGATCCGAAGATAATTTAATATAAAGACGCTCAGTAGTAGTGGCAGTATTATTTTGTATTCTTACCTGAACATCTTCTGGCAAAGAGTTATACATCTCAATCTCATGGTCAGTTTTAGGGTCTTTAAGCCTAGAGATCTCATAAGGAGTAAGAACTTTAAAGTATTGGAAGTCGTTAAAAGAAATAGAACCCTTTGTCGCAATATCAGTTGGGTTCATGATCAGATACTTGATTGGAATAGGCACACTCTTAGTCGCTCCATAAGTTTCCAAGATCCTTCCTGTATCAGCAGTTTTAATCTTACCGTCTAAACGATACATGAAGACGTTACCTGAGCGGTAGTATTCGCGGAAATATTGTGACTTAATATCGTGGATTTTAATTCTTTTAAACCAAGCGTTCACGAAGTTCCTAGCTTTTGCAGAACCCCCTTCTAAAAACAAATCAGAATCAGCGAAGTCAGAGAGCATGTCAATGGTACTTCTAAATGCTGGAACATTAAAGTAAGCCTTCTGACATAATTGAATAGCGTCACGGACATCCACAGAGTCACGAGAGTAATCAAACGGAAGAAGTCCATCGTCGATATTTTTAAATCTATTTTTTGTATAGCTTTGAGAAATACTATTGGTTCTTGAACCTGAACGTTTTGTTGGCTCAGAAAGGCGAGAAGCAGTAGTTTCGTATAGAGACTCTCCGACTAACTCTGGAGAGAACTCCTCTGCTAAAGACTGATTAGTAATGTCTTCTAAATTGTGATTGAGGACGGTGCTTTTAAACTTATTCCAATATTCAGACCGTTTTGTATACTTACGCTTTGCCATGCTAACAATTGTTACACTAAAGTTATAAAAGTTACTTTATAACTTTTCAAATAGTAAACGGTATAAATGTAGCGGTAGGTTTTTTCTCAGGTTTAATATGCAGAGAGTCGAAATAAACTTTGGCGAACCAATTCCCCAGAATCAAAGCAGAATAAGAGTCTTTACGTGCTCTATTCGGTCCTTTTTGTCTTCGGATGTTTTGGGGTAGGTTAAATGACTGCGAACCTTGGGGGTTTGTAGTAACCTCAATGTTAGCACATTCTGACTTTGTAAGTTCAATGTTACTTTTTTGTTGATCAAGAAGGTCGATCATTTTTGCTCCTCTAGAAGTGGCTGTAATTTTATTATCCCACTTTATTTCATCAATAGGTAAATTCTTTTTCCTTTGCTGGTCGAAGTGATCGTCCACCGCTCTGGAAGCAAACAGTATTCTTTTATGATCTATAGCTGCTTGTAACATCTCATTACCACTTCGAATCCAGTTAACTGTAGGTTTTCTTAAGATGCAGTATTTTCTTTCTTTCTGATTATATTGGTTCTTAAAACTAAGTATATCGTTATGCCATTGATCAGGTTTTTCCAAGTCTACTTCTATAACACCGATATCAACCTTCGCTGTTTTAAACAATTGGCTCTCATTACAAGAATTGATGAATTGGACTCCTCCGTTATAGTCACCACATATCCCAACGATGTTAAAAGATTCTATAAGGTACAAGAAATACTTCATATGGTCTTTTAAGGACACTCCAGCCAAAGCGTAGCTATGGACAAGGCAAACCTTCTGTTCGTCCCTCAGAACCTTAAATACGTGCATAGCGAAGTGGTCAGCACTTGTGTTGCCAGCCCAGTTAGGGTCAAAAGCAAGCAAGTAGTCATCGCTTGGGTTCCCTACAACTTCAACAGCAGGAAATTCTCCATCAGCAATAGTGCAAGCTGCCATCTTAGATAATCTAAAGTAACCGTCACTCTCGTCTACAAATTGAGCACCAAACTCTCGTTTGAACTGCATTTCGGACATAGTTTCTTTCGCTTGTTTGAGTAGGTTTTGATCGTACAATCTAGTAGGAGCACAATCATAACTTAATTGCATTATTAATCTATAAGCATCATCAGCAGCTTGCTCTTCATCATCATCATCATCATGTCTATTTAAATCAAATTCTCCAAGAATAAGCCCCTCATACTTCTTGTAGAGCTTAAACATATACTCAAATTTGAAGGATGGAGATGAAAGTATTATAAGTTTGTTATTGGGCCATACATACCTCTCATTCTCTTTCAGCTCGCCTTTGTCGATTAGGCGGGATTCTAGTTTATGTAGTTCCTCCCTTTCAATTGGATTTTCCACCACGCCAAGGAATGGAATAATAACTTCATTAAATATCTTTTCTGGTATTGTTAAGAACTCATCCAACACTATCCTATTAAATCGAAATCCACGTAATCGTTCTCCGTTAGCTAACGGAAGGGCTATCGCGCGGCTATTACCAATTCTGAGGGTCCACTGGTCAGTTCCTTTCGTGATTTTCACCCCGCATTCTTTTACAAGCTTTGCCTCTGGCTTGCTAAGGATGTCTTCCATCTTCTGGAAGATTTGTTTTGATTGCCTAAAGCTACCTGCAATAACACCAATATTAGCATTGGGATTCAGTAGACATTCAAGTAGTACATAAATAGCTGTAGAGAAAGTCTTCGACATACCCCGTGAGAATACGAACATCGAATAGTCCGATACCATCATCCCCTTAATGGCCATAGCCTGAAATGGGAATAACTTTACTCCTAAAAATAACTCAGTGGTAAATGCAATATTAGCCCTTAAGAATTTATACAATAAATACTTTGCTTCCTCGTCAGGCAAGTCGCCTTCAAGTGTTTTTAAATAATTATTAAATTCCGTAGCGGAGTAATCATTTCGATACCGCTGTTTTCCTTTCTGCCATGCCATGAACTTTTTTTTCTAAATGATATTGAACGTCAACGTGCCAAAGACTCTGCCCGTGATATAGTATTTTAGGTATAATCTTCTTCGCCCCCGCTCTTGAGTAAGCAAAAACAAACTGTATGTTTTCTGGGTAGTCTATCATAAGACTACGGACGTTGTGCCACAAGTAACCTAAGTTCGATTTAAACTTCGATACTTTGTTGTCTTCTTCGATTTTCCCAATAGATGACTCGACAACAATGAACATGTAAGAATTAAACTTGACACAACGATCCATTTCACGCCTGAATCTTTCAATATCTTTTCCGAAAGTTTGTCTAAAATCATCTTGAGCTTTTCTATCTACAAAGGTTTTTGAATAATATTCTCCTGCTGCGGTGTAATCACCGAAGTCTAACTTGTTCTTCATACTATTATCGAAGTTAAGAGGCTTTTGTTCTCTAGTATCGACAAATATTTGCATATCTTTATTTTCTTGCTCCCAGAAGTTCTTGGGTAAATTTTTGGTGAACCAAGATTTTATGCCCAAGTCCTCAGAGAACTCAGAGTAAGATGTCCACATTTTTCGATAGTAATCGATGTTAGGCATTTGAGCCAACATATAGTATAAATCTGGTGGGGTAAACTTAACATCTTTCTTCTCAAACCTTTCGCGGATATATTTGATTAAGTAATTTTTTGCTTTGATAGGAGAAGTCGTTTTCAGCCAAGATAAATAATTATCTACATTGTTAAAATCTTCTGAGAAGTATTGGTCATAGTTTTTGAACTGTAACAATTCTTTTGTGTAAAGATCTCTTTTGGCATAATGCTCCACATAATACTCCCCAATAGAAGTACTATGCGCTTTAAGATGGGCATGGAAGCTTCTGCGATTATCAAAAGGCTTCCCACACACTCTGCAAACAAATTCACTCATAATAATTCTTTTTTGGATATCCCCAAGATTCTTGCTTTATAATCGTCCATACTTTCCAATCTGTCAGCTTCTTCTTCAATTAATTTGTTTTGAAGTTCGGCCATCATGATCATACGGTCTCTTTCTTCTCGTTCTTGGAATGCTTCAACTAAAGCGAAGATAGAACCATTCTCCTCGCCCTTAGATTTCAATCTCGCAGTTCTAGATCCGTTCAAGTCTTTCGTCAGGGATTCAATGCGCTTCTCGCACTGGTTAAGCTCTTCACTGGTAGCCTTGATAATCTCCGTCAGACGCATTGTGATGTCCCTTTCGTTGTCTTGGTCGTCCAGTAGTGCATTAAGCTTGTCAATACGCATCTGGATGTGTTTCTGGCGCACGTAGTTAGCACATACAGTCACATATAGATTCAATTCGTCGTTAGTGAGGTCAGGCTTATCCCAAACAGCACGAACGAACTCGCTTTCGAATAAGTTTCTGTCAGCTAGAGTCGCATACTGATTAATAAAATGATTGAAGCGAGGGCTTTTAAAATAAAGAATTAATTGCTCTACTAGTTTCTTTTGTTTTGTTTGGAGGTTTAGTTCCTCTAGACGAGTGCCGCAGAAGTTGTTGATCTTGACAATCGCTCTGTTTATAGATTTAGGTGGAGTCCATTTCTCTTTTGTAACAATTTCATTATCGTCTACAATCTCTGGTCTGTAAGTTCTTAAGAAATCAACAATAACCCTATGCTTCATACTCAGGGGCTGAACATCACGATCCTTGAAGGTGAGTCGAGCAATCTCTAATGCATTCATCCCAACCTCAATATTGTCAGTCATCAAGAACTCTTTTTGTTCTTTGTCCAAATGAATCTGCTCTACTTTCGGGGCAAGGGATGTTTTTGCTTTTTTATCTTGTTCAGCTAAGAACTTCCTAACTGCACGACCCTGTTTCGATCTCCCATCAATATCTTCGTCATTAAATATCTTTCGGGTTATATACATTAAGTCAGGGTTCTTTTTAAACAGTTTTAAAATCTGCTCTTTCTGCTCTTCTGTTAAATCGTATATCATTATATATCTTCCTCTTTTACTAGCTTAGCTGCTATATTATAAAACTTCTTCTTCAGGTTATTTATTTGTTTGTATCTAGGTGTCTTTCTTTTACTTGTATCTCTCTTGAACCCAAACTTATTAGCAACCTCTACTTCATCTACATGATCTATAAACAAAAGCTTGTATATCTCTTTATGCTTTTCGTTTAACTGACCCATAACCAAAAGATGTATCTTCATCGATTTCTTATCATAATCTAATTCATCTTCGTTTATCCTGTCTTTAACAGAGATTAAAGAATCTAAAGAGACTGGCATCTTTAAATTAAATGCATTTTGTTTTTTGCTTTTCCATTTCATGAAGTCATCACACTCTTCATCCTGCTCTTTACTCTTAGTAAAACCACACTCATCACCTCCTAAATAAAAAGAACACCGCAAACATGGTTTAGCAAAGTTCCCATAATGATTCCTTATCAGATTTTTTATCTGATTACTAATCAACATAGAAGCCCAAGGCTTAAACGCTCTCTTCTGGTCCCACAAATGCCACTTTTTATAGATATGGATACGGATTATTTGAGACACATCGTCATAATCCAACCAAGCTATGGAATTAAGCTGCCACTTAGCCCTATATCTACTTAAAAGTTCTTCAATTTCTTGGACAAGGTCTTCGTAACTTTTATCCATCAATATCTTGGACTCTTGATGAAGCGCAATCTGCTTGACTTTGTTTGAGCATATCCTCTCCATTAGGTAGATTTGATGCTCGTCTAGAAGTCTTATCTCTATTAGCGTCTTCAGGAGTCGCAGACTTCCAAAGATCAGTTAAGGTTGTTTGTTGCGAGTTAGCCTCTGCGATAATATCATTCTTCATTTTGTTCAAATCAAAGGAGCGAGGACTTTCTTCCTCACGTTCAATTTCAGCAACAGCTTCTTCGCGAGCTGGCGCAGGAGCAGCCGATCCAATCGTCGTACCACACGACGAACAAAACTTGGGTTTAGTCACCTCGTACACGTTTTTGTGGCCGCAGGAAGAACAGAAAACTTTATTCATATCAAATTTTATTGATTTTGGGCTAATAATTCAATTTTTTCTACAAGATAACTGATAATTTTATCTCTTATCACATCTTCTTTCCCAAATTCTACACTATACACCCCTTTTTTGGAACTCTGCTCGTCTTCAAACAAAGACTTAAGCCTATCAAAACCACTATTCCTAATATCACTCTGCAAACTATCCCCACACACAAACAACTTACTGCCACGACCTATCCTTGTAAGCACTGTAGTCAATTCTCTCACACTCATATTCTGAGCCTCATCCACAATAACCACTTTCTCCCTCCAAGTACATCCGCGCAAAAAGTTTATCGGTTCCGCTTCTAGTACCTTTTTATTTTTTAATTGCTCTTTCTCTGGCTTATTTAATAACTCATCAATCTTATCTAAAAGCGGAGCCATATATGGCCCAAACTTATCATCGATGTCTCCTTTCAGAAAACCTATCCCCCTATCCGCACTCTCCACAACACTACGCAAATACAATATTTTTAAGTTTTTGTCATTATTATACAAATCTAACGCAGAATAAACAGAAAGAAATGTCTTAGCTGTCCCCGCTGGACCCCCAACAAACACAATCCTTGTTTTATCATCAGTCATGATGTCATAGAATTCCTTTTGTTTCTTTGTCAATTCAATATGACCCAACAATAAGCTATTATCTTTTGCCATTTGTTTTTATCTATTACACACCAAAGCATGTAGTTTCATATTATTATATGGCGCATCCTCCATTAGTTATAAAAAAACTTTACTTATAGTGTTCACCACCCCCCCGCTGTGTGTGTGTCAAGCACAAAAGTAAAAACTTTCAGAAAACCCCTCCCCTTTGCAAAAATGTCAGGTAATACAAAAAAAAGCTTTTAATTGTCAGGCATCTGTGTTATACTATGCCCATGAAAGAAATTACCTCAATCACCACCAAGTCAGTCCAAGATCTAGAAATCAGTGATGATATGCATGACACGGTTGAAATGGGATATATGGAAGCAGATAAGTGTTTCTACTACTGCGAATTCTCTCACAAAGGAAAGTCTTACGAGGGAGTCATTGAAGCAGTTAGGGTTTGGGACGAAGGTTCTGAATGCGCTTTCGTAGAATGGGAAGGCGATACCATTAATAACGTCGAAGAAATCGCTTGCGCTTAATTCTTTTTTCTAGTATACTATGCTCATGACAAAGATCACCTATGGCGAAGTTAAAGACTCAATAGAGTTTGGAGAAGTAGTTGAGCAAGATGGTTGCTGGGCTACTCACTTGGTAGCTTTCACCTATGAGGGTAAAGAATATACTGGTGCTATACAGTCAGACCCAGAACTGAACGGCAAAATCTATGATGACGAGGCTATCGAATACCCTGAAATTAATTCAAAATAATAGCAAAGAAAGCTTGCACCACTCAGAAAAATAAAGTAAACTCCTCACATGACCGCGACACAAGAAGCACTAGCAGCAATGGCCAAAGCAGAGCAAGGCATGAATAGCATGATCGATGACATCGTTAAATCTTCAGAAACTTTCACGCAGGATTGCAAGGAGCAGAAGGAGAAACTTTCTGACGCTCCAGCCTTTGAGCAAGCGCAAGAGAGAGCGCATGAAAACTTTGAGAACTTCATGCAGGAGAGACAAGCAGGGAGAGACTTGGATTACGTAGTGTCGGAAGCCATCTGGCTCCTTCAGAAGACTGACCCTTTCCTAGCCAAGCACCTAAACAAAGCTCTAGGAAAATACAGAAATAATCGCGTAAAGTAACAAATAAAGCTTGTAGCCAACCCAAAAATAAAGTAAAATACTCTCGTTATGAAAAACACCACTACCACTACCACTACCCGCTTCGATCACGCCCTCTATGGCCTTGGAGAACAAGCATTAAAGCGCAAGCTTACCAATCGCGTTGTGACTTACCTCAATGAAGGCGAGTCTACAGTTAAGGCTGACGGGGAGCGTCAGTTAGTAATCCAAAAAGATTTTGTGGATGGCTTTGCCAAAGGTACGGGTCGTCGCTACATCCAAGGATATGTTGCAGACCTCGACGATGGGGGTAAGATCAAGCCCCGCACCCTGCACGTTGCAGGGATCAGCGAAGTGAAAGGTCGCTTGGCCACCGCTTGGGCCTTGGCCATGTCAGTCTATAAGAAAATCTAGTTTCTGTGTGTGTGTTATTGGCCCGTCAGTCTCTGCGGAGGCTGGCGGGTTTTCTTTTGCGGCTGGTCCCTTAGGATGAGGGTGTCACCTCATCTTAAAATAAAAAATAAAAGTGTCAAGCGTTTTACCTAAAAAAAAGTGAAATAAAATAATTAAAAAAAAGCCTCCTAAGTCGTTGAGTCTCAAGGAGTTAGGACGACGCGCCCCGCCCCCGCCCGTAACTCGTTGAATACAAGTGAGTTACAAAGGTTTTTTCTATACCATAATCGCGAGGCAATGCAAGCATTAAAACAAAAAAATAAACCTGTCTGACAACTTAAAAAAAAATCATTTAATATGCAAAAAGAGCTTTTAATACACTCTAATCTGTGCTAAAATACACGCATGACAACGAACAAAGAACACCAGTCAGCAAACTACAATAGCAGCGTAACTTGGGATGATGGCCGCACAGTTAAATTCAACGAATACTTTGAGGTCGAGGGCTTCACCAAAGTCCTTTCTGTTTCTCCTTCTGAATACTCTATAGAAGAAAACCTTAAGCAGCGCAAGGCTTTAGGCGGTGGCAATTCTTATGGCTACCGTTACAAGTCTATGCAGAGAGAAGAGTGGTATGTAGACTTCGAGGCAAAAGCTTTCTGGTCTTCTGACAACTGCTAAAAAAAAAGAATAAAAAACCCTTGCACAGAATTAAAAAATAAACTATACTTCCCACATGACCAAGACAAACACCACCGAACGAACCGACCTAGCGAGATTCTTCAAAGAGCGCAACGCAGCAAGCGATATGCGTTTAGAGATCTCCTATCTCACTGGCCTTGCAAAATACGATAACCCTGAGATCTCAGAGAGACTTGAGAAGATTCTCGAAAAACATGACCAAGAGAGAGAACAGAACTGGCTTTAATTCACCCGCACCCAAACACTAACAAAAAAAATTATGAATCACCGTTTAAACTACCTAAAAAACTTCGTTTCCATCGTAATGGTCACTCATCTTGCTGTGCTCGCCATCTTCGGCTTGTTGGCATACTTCGTTGGCTTACCTCAAGCCATTGACAACATAGGAGGATGGTATGAAACAAAAGCGAATGGAGAGGTATACTATCATGCGTATAACTTCCTTCACTTCATGGCTCTCACTTACCTCCCTGCTATGGTGCTGGCTCCTTGCATCACTGTAATCGACTGGATCAATGACGCACCCGCAAGACGCAAGCTCAAGCGCACACCTAACACAATCACAGGAAAAGAATTAGTTGACATAAAACTCTAAAATAATCTTTGCAATAAACTCAAAATACACTATACTAACATCATGACCGTTAAGAAACCAGCATTCATCTACTCCGTAATTGTTAAAGCCCTCAAAGACTGTCGCTTGAGAGAAGATCACGCCAAATTAGAAGATCCATCAATTGACAACTACACTGAAGCTGTAATCATTGATATGTGCAGGGCAGCAGTTGATAATAATCGCGACATCCGTGACTTTCGCGCAGTGTGCGAGGAAACACTAAAGGTGATCCTCCGCTTGCGTAGAGATTCAATACCAATGATCGGACCGACTTGTCATAATAATCTCGTCAAGGAAGGTCTCATGATCGAAAGCGATGATCTTGAGTCGCGCCCCAAGGAGATGCTTGGCGCAGCATTCACTAAAAATAATTAAAAAAACATTTAAAAAGGGCTTGCATCTAATTCTTTTCTGGAGTATACTATCGGCATGGCAACAATAACAGCAGACCAGTTAGCACTATTCGGATATGAAGCGGCCCTCAGAGGAGATGAGAGCGCGACTTGTCCAACCTCTTACCTTGGGTATGTAATCCCAGACGTATTCCCCGACGGGGAATCAGCTCAGGCAGTTTGGCGGGTAGCCTACCGTGATGGCGTAGAGTGTCGCGCAACCTACGAGGTAGAAGGCAGACAAGACGCAGCGCGAGACTGGCAAGACTAGCCGCTTCCCGCACTCCCCGCAAGGCTCCCGAAAGGGAGCTTTTTTTTTGCTTTTGTGCCTTTTTTAGCTTTACATCCCGAAAAAATCATTTTTAAATAAAAACGTTGTAACTCGTTGAGTATCAAGGGGTTAGGGGCCGCGCCCCCGCCGCGCCCCGTAAGTCGTTGTTAATCAGTGACTTAGAGCGTTTTTGATGAACTTTAACTCATTGAGTACCAGTGGCTTATCTCTTATAGATCTGGGCCTATAGATCTGGGCCTATATATTTGGCTTATTTGCTTTTAACCTTAGTGACCTTAGTGCATTATTTGCTTAAATATCTGGCGATGTTTGTCAAGTTTATTTGCAAAAATATTTGGCATTGTTGGCCCAAAAAAAAATCACTTTAAACGCAAAAAAGGTATTGCGCTTCATAAAAAAATACTTTAGACTCTCACCAGTTCAGAGGCAGTTCTCTGACAATAACCAACTAGAAACTACTACTACCATGAAAAACCTAATCTACTCATCCAATAAAGTCAGCTATGATCAACTCAAAGAAGTTGAAAAGCCTGAGCCTATGGGTTCGCGTCACTTCCCAATCGACCATCACGAGTTGGTCGATATCGCGAAGCGCGAATTACGAGGCGCAGGTTTTGAGGTCGTGCAAGAGGAGCACGGACTTTCCGAGAAAGGTATGAATTGCTTTTCTGGTTTTGCTATCCGCAAGGAAGACATTGAGAACAAAGACCGCGAGCTTGTCTTCGGTCTTCGGAACTCTCACAATCAAAAGTTCGCTAGTTCTGTGGCGGTTGGCTCTTCGATGCTTGTTTGCGAGAATCTTTGCTTCTCTTCTGACATTACCCTGTCACGCAAGCACACCCGCAACATTTTTCAGGATCTCCCTCTCGTTATGGGTGAGGCGATTGGGTCTATTCAAAAGACTTGGAAAAATGAAGGTAAGCGCATCGAGACTTACAAAAATACCCAAGCTGATGAGATCGAGGTAATCAATCAGCTAATCAAAGCTGGCTTGATCAAGCCCACCAAGATTGAAAAATTCTTGGATCTTGTTCAGAATGGCGGGGTCGATGTCAACGGCACAAAGGGAGCCTTCCACGAACATCGCGGAACACTCTGGAACATCTTCAACGCTGTTACAGAATCCTACAAGGATTTGACTGCTAACAATGTCATGCACCTCCCACGCATGACAATGCAGACTCAAAGTATTCTTGACAGGGTCGCAAGCCCCTCTTTAATTACTGCGGAAGATAAAAATTCAGCCCTAGTGCTTTCTGCTTAAATTTCCTTGACATAGCAAGCCCCGTCCCCTCTGCATGGGGGGCGGGGTTTTTCTTTTGTCAATAATAAAAAAAACGCTCTAAGTCGTTGAGTATCAATGAGTTAGGGGCCAGCCCCCCGCCGCGCCCCGTAACTCCTTATCAATCAGTGACTTACGACGATTGTTTCCATATCACAAAAAACTAAGAGTGCAAGCGCAAATTAAAATAATAAAAAACATTAAAAAAGCCTTGTCTCGCATAAAAATCCTGTCACAATACTTTCGTTATGGGATTAGATCAAAATGCATATAGACAGGACTCCAACGGGGAAGATGTAGAACTCGCCACTTGGAGAAAGCACAACGCCTTGCAAGGCTGGATGGAAAAACTCTGGACTCTCAAAACGGGAAAGCCAGCAAATGAATTGAATTGTGAGGTCATGCAATTGACTGCGGAGGATTTAGAAAGTCTGTGGGCAGTGGTTAAAGCTGACGATTTGCCAGTAACGCAAGGTTTCTTTTTCGGTGCTGATAGCAGTCAGGATGAAACAAGGAAAGAAAAGGATCTTCGGTTTGTTGATGATGCTCTAAAGGCCATTGATGATGGGGAAAAAGTTTTTTATTCTTGCTGGTGGTAAATCTTTACCCAATAATTAAACACTATGAAATTACTTAATCAAGGCAATGCCAAAACACTCAAGGGAGAAAAGGTTGGATTCCGCACGTTCGGTCTCCACCTTTCCCCTGCTACTAAATCAGGATACAACGTCTGCCAATGGGCAAGCGCGGGATGTCGTGCCGCTTGTTTAGATACAGCGGGGCGCGGTTGTATGTCCAACGTGCAAAATTCTAGAATCGCTAAAACTCAAAGGTTCTTCAAAGATAACTTTGGCTTCATGTCGGATCTTCGAATTGAAATCGGTAAGGCTATCAAAAGCGCGGCAAGAAAAAGTCTTACTCCTTGTTTTCGTCTTAACCTTACAAGCGATATCCCTTGGGAGAATATGAAAAAGGGCGGTAAGACAAGTGTGATTGAAGAGTTCCCAAATGTGAATTTCTACGATTACACTAAAGGGTTTTATAGAATGAGGGCTTGGCTTGATGGCAAAATGCCTGACAACTACCATCTTACCTTTTCTCGCAGTGAGGAGACTAGTGATAACAAAATGAAAACAATCCTTGAGTTAGGAGGCAACGTCGCCGTTGTCTTCCGTGGTTCACTTCCTAAAACTTATCTTGGCTTTCCCGTCGTCGATGGTGACGAGAATGATCTGCGCTTCAAAGATAAAAAGGGCGTGATCGTTGGATTGGTCGAGAAAGGTCTTGCAAAGAAAGACGAAACAGGTTTTGTTGTGGAGCCAAAATGATCAAAGGAGAATTAGAAACAGCGATAGTGCTTATAATGACGATTCTCGCCCTAATATTCAAAAAAAGATAAAATGCAGCAAAAAAACATTACTTACAGTGGAATGCCCGACAAGGCATATCGGGAAATCGTAAAGCAAGCGACAGGCTCAGGCCATTGCAACGTTTACCCAAAGAGGTTATCAAACCAAGTAAGCGAAGCTTGCGATGATTTCTTTAAGTCGAGGAATATAAAATATGGTTCCTCTTGGTTTCATAAACAAGCAGATAGGAAACAAGAACAAGCAAAAAGATGAACCAAACACCAACAGTTAAATTGACAGGAGTATTCCCTAAAACATTTAGAGCAACTAAGTGTGAGACGGGGAGAGCAGATTGCAACTTTGAATATACTGACGAAAAGAAACAAGTTTTCTTTGAAGTGTGCTTACATGGAGCGGTTTCACTGCATGAACATTTCACAGAGCTAGGTTATACAGAATTGGCCCCAAAATTAGAATTCCCAACTTGGCATCCTAACTACAAAAAAAGCTAAAACTATGACAATAGAGGTAGAAAGAAAAGAAGTTTACGGTAATACCCTAACTTATGTAAAAAAAGAATCTGTCAGGAATTCTATAAAGAAACTAACAGGAAGAAAAACTTTAACTCACTATGACATTGAGGCTCTAAAAGAGTTGGGCTTTATCTTAGTCATTGAACAAGTAACAGAAAGAATTTAAATTATGATTAAAGAACACACAATGCCGTGCATCCACATGAATGGATCGGGCGAAGATAGTCTACGCAGACAATACAATGAATTGTTTTGCGCTGTAAGCGACGCTCAAGTCAAACTCCTTTATGATACAGACTTCCATGAGAGAGATTACTACCCTCTTGGGGATGAAGCTTGGGATAAAGCTTATCAAGAAAGAGAAGAAGTGAAGGAAGCCATGAACAAGGTTTACCAGTATGTCAAGCAGCATATGCACTTTCTCGACTATGGAAAGGAGCCGTTGCCAGATGAAAGTTAAATAAAATGCTCCTAACTCGTTGACTATCAGCGAGTTAGAGGGCCGCGCCCCGCCGCGCCTCCTAAGTCCTTACTAATCAGTGGGTTACAGTGCTTTTTTTCAATCCCTTTCACTTGCTGATAATTAGTTAGTTGTGTAATCGGGTTTTGTTTATTTGTTGCTCACCAAAAAAACGGGCATCTGAGGCTTGCTTTTATTTGCTTATATTTGGAATAAAATTCGACATCTTTGCTTGCTTTATTACTATACACTACTATAATGAACACATGAGAGATCGAGAACGCGCTTTCTTTGAGAATGTAGTATTTACCTGCTTAGTTTTATTAAGTTGTATTATTTCAACCTTCGGGGTTTACAAATTTTTTGGTTTATTTGTTAACTGATCTTGCTGACATAACATAATACCCGTCCTCCTTTTTTTGGTTTCTAAGGGGGGCGGGTTCTTTATTTGGCACTTATTTAGCCCAAAATCCTACAACCTTGGGGCTTATTATTTAGAATAATATTTGGCAAACTTGCCTCTTCTAGCAGTTAGCTCATGTATGACCACAGCCAATTAAACAAAGAATAATCAGTATTCCACTACAAGCTACTAGCCCCAAAAGTACCAATTTATTTATTTTATGTTGCATGCAATAATATTACACAGTAAGCGGGGCTTATTTGTTTTTATTCTTTTTTGCCTGTAGCTTCTTTATCTTACTATAGAATTTTCCTTTATTTGAGTTATCAACCATGCAGTCTCCAAAGGGTTGCTTATTATTTAATCCAAATATTTCTCTTAGCCTCTCTGTTTGTGCCTCATCTAGATTTACATCGAATTTATTTTGTTCGCTATCTTCTTGCATATAGTATTATATAAAAAGCAGCAGGGCGGGGCTATTGTTATTTGAAAAAATATTTGGTAACCTTCTGCAACCTTTGGTAACCTTTTGCAACCTTTTGGTATCGCGCTTGACATTACTAGCTTATTTGCTATGATGTAACCAAATTGTGCTTGGTTTGGGGCCAGCTTTTATTTGCTTTTATTTGCTTAAAGTTACAGAAACGGGCTTTTATTTGGTTTTTTTTAGAAAAATAGGTGTTTGCTTTGTGTCTGACTAGGGTAAAATATTACTTATTATAAAAAAATATTACAAGCGGGGCTAGTTTTATAAAATTTTGTTTGCTCAGAGGCCATTTGGGTTGCTTTTGTTTGTTTTTGTTGGCTATTCGGGGGCAAAATATACCAAGCTTACCATTATTTATTATTTAGAGCAACAGCCACTATCCTATTATCCATTCCTATATCCATTAATATCTGGTATAACCCTTATTTTATCTTGTTTTCTTATTGTATTTGTATTATGTATTACTCTATGTATTACCTTGTGGTATACTGTATAAAAAGGAATAAAAACTAAGGTATAAATAAAAAGAATAAATTATTATAATTTATTGTAAATTATACTTATCTACCCAACCTAGTCTCTCTATTCTATCTTCAAGATATTGTTTGGCCCAGACTAACATCTCTGGGGAAGGAGCATGTTCATCGTTGTGGGAATGTCTGAATTCTTGGTCTTTGAGTCTGGGATCTGTTTCTGCTGCTATACGGACTGCTACAGCTTTATCTTTGTCAGATTTATTGAAATGACCAAGGTTAAGAAGCTTGCTATTATGTTTAATACCCGACTTATACTTCTTTTCTGTTTTGCACCAATAAACCCCAATTACCCCGCTAGTATTATCTTTTCGTTTCTTAGCATTATCTTGGTTTTGTTTATAGGTAGCTAGCCTAAGATTCCAAATCTTATTGTTTGCTGCATCCCCATCTATATGATCAACAAACTTTTCTTCTGGATCTATCCCCTTACATAAAAAGTAGACTACTCTATTCACACAATATTTTTTACCATTAAACTCAACTCTAAAGTATCCTGTTTCTAAGAGAGTGCCAGCTTCTTTGCCTTTTACAAAGTTGTTCCCCCTATTACACCTCCAAACAAGCCCAGTTTTTGATTCTTCACTGTAAGCAACATAATCTCCTATGTCTTTGGGGATTGGTGTGCATTTTTTTCTTGATGTTCCCGTTCTCATATTTTTTTAAGGTATTTAATAGCACTGTAAAGCAATTCAACATTATCTTTGAAATTACCTATGCTTCTATTGCAGTTGTGACACAGCCAACCACGAAATTCTTTTGTTTTATGATCGTGATCACAAACCCAAGGCCCAAGTCTTAATCCACCTTTTCCTTTGACTTCTTCTCCTGTCCCACTGCAAATTGGGCAAGTATGATCTTCTGGAGGGGGAGGAGTGGATATCCGAAGATCTCTCCTTTCTTTCCCTAACCTTTTTTCACACTCTTTGCATTCAGTTCTTCTATAAGCCCCTCTATCACGGAACCTGAACGAGTCTACAGGTCTATGTTTGCCACATTTTTCGCAGAATTTTGTTTCTACATCTGGCTTAACAGAATAAAAACTACGGAAAAACTCCAATTGATCAGAACTCATTGCATTATTCTATATCTTCACCCAGTTCTTATCAAGAGACAATTTAAATGAACCTAAGTGTTTTTGGCCCCATTCTTCTGGTTTAATCATAGATAATACATTCTTACCCCGAATCTCATATAAATAATAAGTTTCTCCTACTATTGGCTCGAAATTAAATTCTGCTTCATATATTATCCTATCCCAGTTGTATTGATCTATTACTCTATCATACTCTTCTTTTAGCTGTATCAGCTTCTGCTGAGTGTCTCTCTCTATACTAGAAATCCCCTGCGACTTGAATGAAGTAAGGTCATTCTTGATTATCGGAGGAGATAAAGTAGAGACTGGATATGATAGAAAAGCTGAACCAGTTACATCGTTCATTCCTTATTAATTATTTTAATTTACAAAAACATCTTGATAGACCTTCTTCAATTGACACCAAGGGCTTAAAACCTAAATCTTTTTTTGTCTCAGTTATATCTGCCAAAGAGTGCCTTACATCCCCTTCTCTCTTCGGAGAGTTCTCCCATTTAACATTATGCCTTTGATTTATAAAATCTCTTATGTAATTCATTGAGACCGATTCTCCAGAGCCTACATCATAAACCTTACCCCCAAACCAATCTTCTGATTCCATAGCGCAAATATTTGCTAAAACAATATCTTCAACATGAACAAGGTCACGAGTTTGCTCCCCATCTCCATCCATACGCAAAGGCTTTCCTTCTTGTATCATTTCCATCCATGCACCAATCGCTGTTGAATAAGATCCACTATAGCTTTGGTCTTCAGAGTAAGCGTTAAAGTAACGAAGACAAACTGTATCTAAACCATATAATTGAGAAAATAACTTACATTCCATTTCTGAAACTAACTTATGTAGTCCATAAGGAGAACAAGAAACACCATCTCTATTGCCATTTGCAGCACTTGAAGAACTAAAAATAACACGCTTTACATCATGATTTGTCGCCCACTCCAAAAGTGTCGAAGTCACAAGAACATTTTGTTTCATTGTGTAAGACGGATTACGAACAGAAAACTCAACTCTTGGCTCAGCAGCAAGGTGGAAGACATAATCAAAATCTTCATCAGGTAAGCAATGAAGGACATCTTCATTATCTTTTTTGTCTATACCTCGCACATCATGACCCAAAGATTTTAATTTATGAAATATGTGACCTCCAATATACCCTTTATGACCAGTTACTAATATCTTCATGATTACTCTAATAAATATAAAAATTTAAATCGGCCAAGAAAATCCTTTTTCTACATCAATCTTAACTCCAAAAACCCTAGATCTCCATAATACCGATCCAACCTGTGCATCTTCAAAAATACAATAATCCTCTTTAAGTCCATGATTTGCTACAATAGAAGCCGCTCTTTTGGATAAAAAATACGCTCCTCCCATACAATAGATTACTCTTGGGACAAAAAACTTCACGTCATTTAATTCTTCACTTTCACATTTCCCGAAATGCCAATCAGAACTGTAATCACCTCGAACTAAGAGGCCAGAATAATCATTTTTTGAAGCGTCTTTAACAATTTTGTCGAAACCATCTAAGAAAACTACATCGTCATCTGTTTTCAGGAGTAAGTCGAAATCTTTATTTTCAACCGCCCACTTTACAGCCATCATGCTTTTTACACTTAGACTTTCATAATTATCTGGGCAAGGCAAATAAACTACTTTCCCTTTAACCAAAGGAGAGGACAATGAAGGATCACCAATGAAATACATGTGGTCTCCAAGCCTAGAAGTATCTTGAGACAACATTTTGTGCCTATACTTCTCACAAGATAAAATTATTGTAAATAATCGGTCCTTTGGTTCCATTATTAAAATTTAAGCTTAATCGCTCTGGAAGTCCCTGCTAGCCCAAGGAAAACTTCTTTGCCTTTAACTGTAGCGCAAGTAGAGTAACCAGTTCCAAGACTCATTATCCCAGAACCCTCTTTTGCTGTTGGCCAACCATCCATAAACTGATACTCATAGTCTTCCCATTGGATCTCCTGAGTGAGAGGATTAACCCTAAAACATTTAGTATCTCCCCAGAATGCGCTGTAAAGCCAACCATCAGGGGCGAGGTAACCGTGGAAGTTTTTATTTTTATTGGCTACCTTCAAGTATCCTTCTGGCAAGTCTATCTCTTCATAACTATCATCAGCACAATTAATAATTAAAATCTTTTTGCCCGTCCTTGGTAAACAAAATACCTTATTAACACTCTTGACATATGTAGCCCCAACATACTTAACACTAAATCCAGAAACCCCAGATTTAATAGGATCACCTTCTAACAAGAAAGAATTACCATTCTTATCTATCTTGAGAATTTTGCTTCCTAAAGCTGGTGGCATATAAATGTTTCCATCTGGATCTGCTGCTGCTCCCCACACATGACTAAAGAATCCTATTTGTGGAGGAGTGAATGAACCAATCTCACCCGTTTTAGTATCCAAGGTATAAATTTTTAATGTCTTTGTATAAGATGGCATATAAATAATACCATTTGCTCCCTCTGCTCCAGATCTAACTTGAGGACAAGAGCTAAATTTCTTTTCTAAAGTAATCTCTCCCGTTGACCTTTTTAACTTAGCTATAGAAGTCGAATACGCTGGTAAAAAATAAGTATAGCCATCAGAAGCTTCTACATTACCTATAAAGCCATGACTACCTTGAAGGTTTCTCTTAATAGAATCAGTAAGAGTATCTGTCTCAATATACATATCGGACTTATAGCCTAACGAATGGATAACCCCGCTGTCATCCATCGCCATCGTGCGAGTCTTTGTCAGATTACCTCTGATCTCGCCTTTTAAATATTCCAGCTTTGGCCAAGATGTTTTTGATGAATCTAAAAAAAAACCTTCCGCACTCGACTCCGCACTCGACTCCGCACTCGACTCCGCACTCGACTCCGCACTCGACTCCGCACTGGTTTCCCAAGGTGGTTCAGAACTTGATTCAGCACTAGAAACTTCCGCCTCAGCACTAGAAATAAGCTCAGAGCTTGATAAGTGATTTTTTAATTGTTTTAATTGATCCACTGAAGTCTCTAATGAGTCAATTACTGAGGAGATTTGGTCTGAAGTTTTCATGCTAACATATTCTAACAAAAGTTCGTGCAATTGTCAAGTTAATTCGTTGGTGCGCCCGACCGGACTTGAACCGATAACCAAGGGTTTATGAGACCCCTGCTCTAACCATTGAGCTACAGGCGCATTATCATTCTGTCTAGTGATTTTATTCACCAAATTTATAATTAAAATGTTTTATATCATCTCGATACACTTTCGAGATAATATCCCTAGTCTCATCATCATAATACTCTGTGTAATGCCTATGATTACTTTTATTGACATGAGGCAAGTCTTGCTTGGGTATTCCAATATCCTTGCAAATAAAATTAAAATCTTCCTGCAAACTTTCTATTTTACCCACAAAATCCATTTTTAATTCACCCTTGACGCTTAAAAAACTGTATTGTGTTTTTAAATGAGGCATTTCAACATCAGGTTTTTGAGTTTGATAGAAGTATGTTTGAGGTTCTGAAACTTTAATTAAAAAATCCTTAAAGCTCATGTCATTGTCCTGTATCTTCCGACAAGCGTCCTTGTCCCAAAAATAGTGTTGATGATCAGGTCTCATCTGTTCCCAATAAGTATAAACGCTTAGCATACGAGACCAAGGATTTCTCACTATGGAATAGTACTTATAAGAATTAGAATTAAAAATATAATTATGATAATTCTCCAAGGTTGCATGGGAGTTGCCCCGCCAACAATTAAAATTGTTACATTTTGTGATTGATGAACCTCCACATTTTGGGATATGTACAAACACAAATTTTTTAGTTTTGTTGATCATGTTTCTATTCCGAAAATAAAAAATTAAAATGTATCAAAAATATCTTCCAATAAACCAAGGCGATACATCATGAATAATATTACGCCAATAAATATTGCTAAAACAAGTTCGCTTTTGTTCATGACTCTCTTACCCTAACTACTTCTTTCTTGACATTCTTAAAGTCTTTGTCGTATCTATCTGACCAGTGAGGGTCTTTAGCTTGTAGAACCTGTTCATATTCCTTGTCGATAAGTTGATTCTGGACCTGCCTCTCTATCCAGCTTGGAGGATTCAGAATTTGATTTAAATCAAGATCTGATTCTTCGCCAAACATGGACTTCTTGAGCTTATGCAAGAGTAATTCAAATTTATTTTTCATTTTACCAATGTCTAATTGTATTTGCGATAATGAAACCGCAAGTTGTAATATGGATTAACCACCAAAAAGTTCTAATGACTGCTGCAATATCTGCTTCTGTACCATCATCTGAGATTTTTTGGCCCATTGTCCTAGCCCATATTCTCCAAATTTTTTTTTATTCATAACTTACCCAAATTAATAACCTTCAATAATATTATTAATTGTTTCAACTACTTCATTATGATGAGCGATAGTCTCTACTTTCTTTTCGATTTCTACACCCAGATCAGGATGTTCTCCGATAGCTACTTGATGATTCAAATAGGTTTCCAGATCTGCTCTGGCGATATCTCCAAGAGCTTCGTGTTTTTTCTTAATTGCTTTTAAATGTGCATTCATATTATTTTTTTAATAGTTTTAATAGCTCTGGAGGGGATCGAACCCTCACGATCTAGGATCAACGGATTTTAAATCCGCAGCGTCTACCAATTCCGCCACAGAGCCTAAATTTACTTAGCTGATACTACAATATATTCGTGATTGTCTTTATAGCTGTGAGCATAGTCGATGCAATCCTTGAAGTCTCCATGATAATCAATGAAAGAAGCATCGACCACAAAGAACTTGCCATCTGGGAGAGGATAATTCTCTGCACCTTTCGCTAAGTGAGTCGAAGAGATCCTCCAACCAGATCCATCTTTCTTGACTAAGCTCTTAAATCGTTTCATCTCAGAAGGGTGATCATCTTCTTCGAAGTGACTGAGCATCTTCTCAAGCTGGAACTTAGTGAGAGAAACACAAGCCTCAATTTTTTCTGGATGAACAATCTCCTTTTCGATCTTGGTTTGAATTATCGGATCTTTAAAGCAATGCCAAGTTGCCAAAGCCCAAAGAGGAATTGATGTAGCTAGGAATAATTTCGTTCTCATTTTCTTTTTTCAGTAATTTCATTCGGGAATACTTCTGCCTCTGACCCATCTCGGAACATAGCTAATACTTTCCCTTTACATTGAATAGCATTTTGCTTCGCCATCTCCAAGCAATTAATGGAGGGATTCACTTTCTCAAGGTCAGTTGAATACCCGCCCATCCAATCGCCCTTACGACTGTAAACATTATATGTTTTGACTTCAGACATTATGCTTCTAGCTTGATGTCAATCTTCGACGCTTCCTCTGTGGGAGTTTCGCTGCTGGTAACTACTGCACTAGGAGCAGAGTCGATAACAATATCAAGCTTCTCCAACCACACCCTAGAGACAGGGATTGATTGTCTCCGACCGAATAGGTCATTAAGTTGCTCAAGAGTAAGATTCACGAATGATGTGCCACCTTTGGGTCTTCCACGTTTTGCCATTGTATTAGTTTGTTAGTTTTTTTTGTTGGTTGAAATTAGTATCCGCATTTTGAAACAACTGCGGAAGCTTCTCTGGAAAGAACCTCAAGAGTATCGTCATAGTCAATTGCCTCTACCTCTTTGAGAGCTTTCTCCAAGCCACCAATGAGTTCCCAAAGGTCATCCGCTTTGATCTTGTCGCCGTTGACTGTGATGTCGATCTTAGAAAAGTCGAAGTCTTGTTCGTTGTTCATGCCGCTATAATACTGCTTTTTGGATTAAGGTCAAGTTTTTTTTCATTAAATTGTTTGAGCAAGTGCCATACCTTCTCTAGTGAGTTTTCTCTTGACATCTATTTCCATGAGGTTCTTCCTAACTAAGATCTGCTCGTAGTCTCTCTGAATAGCTTGCTTCTGGTAACCAGTGACAGAGCAGAGTCCATTGAGCGTCATCGCTCCCCTATCCCTCAGAGTCTTCACGATCTGAATCTCAGAGTTTGATAAGCCCATCGGATTAACCCCCATAGCCTTACAGAACTCAGACCAGAGGGTCTTAGTGAAGACTTTCATCTTAGTGGCGGAAGCATACGTCTGAACGTCCTGAGCCTTGACTACAGCGTCTCTCGGATTGCCCCTCAATACAGAAACGATCTCTGTCTTCGCATTAGGGTCGATCTGCACCTCCCCTTCTAGATTAGACTCAAAGATTTTGTAAAGCTCTTCACCAGAGTAATCTTCAAAAGAAATATCTCTAAGTCTATCTCTAAGTGGCTCGCAAAGCTTTTCTTGATTTGTTGTCGCCATGCAAAGTGAAAGCTTCGAAAAGTCAAAGGTGAATGTCCCCTCCTCTGTAGTAACAGTTCGAACTGGATTTTTATCCACGTTCAGTGCTGTCAAGAAAATCTCTTGTAAGTCTTTGGGAATATTGTGTCCCTCATCAATAAAAAGAAAGGCACTATGCTCAACCCACAATGGGTAAACCTGCTCAAAGAACGCACGAGCGTTTCTGATTGTCTTGCCGTTAATCTCAAGCATTGGAGGACGAGTGCCATCTGGACGCTGAAGAGCTTCGCGGAACTTACGAGCAAAGAAAGTTTTGCCTCCACCCTTCTGGGTAGTGAGGTTGATAAACGGCAAACGGTTTGTCTCCTTGTAAGAGTCAATGAACACACTCAAAGTGCGCTTGACTGATTCTTGTCCAATGGCTTCTTCGAATACCTTGTTGATTTCCATGTCCGAAGAATATCACCATTCTCAGACGAGTCAACCCCTTTCTGATTAAAAAATCACTTTTTTCTCAAATCTTTGTGCTTCAATACCCAAGGAATTACTAAATTTTCTACACATCGGACATAAGCTTCTTCATCATTATTCTCCATGAAGGCTATCCCTGTCATCTCAAAAATTATGTGGGTGACTTCGTGAACAAGCGTCCACCAGTGCTGCTCTGGATCTTTGAGGCATTTTTTATTCAATTTAATTAGCTTATCATCCATGAAGCATTCACCCCAATCCTCCATTTCCTCATAAACAATTTTTATTTTTACATTTAAAACCTCAACAAAAGAAAGCCTCTTCATCTTAAATAATTACACTTTGATCTTGACTAAGAACGAAAAACATTGAAAATATTATTGATGACCTCACAAGAAAAATTACAAGCATTAGATAAAGCTAAGATAGAAATGGGCAGATTAAAAAAAGCTCAAGCTAATCTCTACGCAGAAACCAAAGAAAAATTAGAATTAACTGACAAGTATGATCGTAGTCTTTGGGACTTTCTCGTGATTGGACTGCAATTTGCTAGAGGTGAGATTGAGGTAGCCTTACACACAAATGAGGGAAAAGATGCTTGACTTCAATTTTTAAGCGTTTAAATTAGCCCAGACATGAATATATTCTGCTTAGACAAAGACCCCGAAATTGCTGCTCGTCAGCATTGCGACAAACACTGTGTCAAGATGATTCTTGAATGTAGCCAACTTCTCTGCACGACATTTTGGATGCAGGATCTTGAAGCACCATATAAGAAGACTCACTACAACCATCCCTCTGCGATCTGGGCTAGAGAGTCTCGTGGTAACTTTGAGTGGCTCGTTCAGCATACAGCATCTTTACTTAACGAATATACTAGAAGGTATGGTAAACGTCATAAAAGCACAGATACTTTGATTTGGATTCTGGAGAACAAACATCGCTTACACTTCGACAAGCAAGAGCAGACAGAATTTGCTGTAGCTATTGCTCAAGACCAAAGGTGTAGAGAGCTTCCGAACTTTGAGACACTTTCTGTTGTCGAAAAGTATCGAGAGTATTATAATCACGATAAGTCTTATATGGCAAAATGGCAACACAGTGAAACTCCGAAGTGGTATACTGTAAAATAAAAAATATTTTAATTGATAATGATTAACGAAGAAATAAAAGATCTGGGGGAGCAAAGACAAAACGCTCACCCTAATGGAACACCGAGGTATTATGATGACCCAAACATCGAAGATACGATTGGAGTAAGAGGAGAAGCTGCTTTCGCCAAAAGATACGATTTAAATATCGACAAAAGAATTCTCCCAGAGGGAGATGACCACATTGATTTTATTGTAGAAATAAATAATCAAAAAGTATCTATTGACATTAAGACTGCTCAAAAAGCCTACAATCTTCTAATTAAAGAATGGGAAATCGATAAATGCTCAGACATCCTCGTCTTAGCTGAATATACAAATGGGAAAATTAATTTCCTTGGGTGGGAGACTAAAGAAATTATGAAACTCATGCCTAAGAAAGTTTTTTCTAGACTTAATATAAAAAACTATTATAGAAATAGAAACGATTTAAGACCAATGTCTCAACTAGATAAACTAATCCCAACCCCATCATTTTTAATATGAGAGAAAAATTTGAGAACTGTTTAATAATAATTGGATCAATTGTAATAGGAATACCTCTTGGTATTATAGTCGGTTTGGTTTGTTGGTTTAAATTCCCATTCCAAATATATTGGGCAGCAAGAGCGAACTTATCTTTACAAAGAATCGAGCGAGCAAAAGAAGGAATAAAAAAACACGAAACTGTAGATATCTGGGAGAACCACATGAAGAAAATGGAAGAAAAAAAATCTTATGACAACTGAAGAACTATTAGAACTACATAAAGATACCTGCGATACTTGCAGGGATATTATGAGGCGGAAAAATAACGATTATACTGGTGGAGAAAAATCCACTGATCCTTTCGCCAATTTTAACGCTGCGTCTGTGCTTGGCATTGATCCAGTACAAGGCTTACTACTTAGAGTAATCGATAAAATTCAAAGAATTAGGTCTTTTACAAACGATAAAGAATTAAAGGTAGCAAATGAAAGTGTTGAAGATGCTTGTGATGATATCGTAAATTACGCGATATTAGCCAAGGCAATGCTTATGGAGCAAAGAAGCTGCCCAGAAATTAAGTAAAAACGATTAAAAATTCACCCCTCATCAACCTACTCCTACGGGAGTGGGTTTTTTTGTGTAACATAAGGTATGCCTTCTGTAACGAGAGTCCACTCCCATGAGAGTCAAATATATATTGATAATACTTTGATAAAAGGAGTTCAATCTTTTAGCTACGACAATCCAAAAAATGTTCAAGAGCTAAGGCGACTTGGGTCTTACAAACAAGAAGATTATATTTTAACAGCAGATCAACCTATTGATACTTCTATAGATTTTATAGTTAATGATCATGTTCTAGACAAGGATGGGAACTACTTGAAGTTTTTGAGTTCAGATGAGTCTAGTATAAAACTAAAAGATGCTACTGCTGAAACCACTTTCAATAAAGCAAATCTCACAAACTTTTCATTGGATTTTACCGTCGGAGAATTCGCTATAGGCAAATATGGATATCAGTGTGATTCCTTGTCTGTAGATTCGTCAGAGTCATATGAAGATGCAGATATAGATTCTTCTAAAATAAATATTTTCCGCCCACAAGATATAACTCTTACCACAAGCCTAGCTGAAGGAATAAATTCTACAGACTATCCCATTCAATCTGCTTCCATTTCCGTAGGTATAGAGAGAAGACCCACAATCAGAGTCGGAGAACGAGGAGCGAAAAGAAGATACCCTGTATTACCAGCACAAGGATCTTTAAATATATCTATTCTTAAAAATAAAGTTGAAGAGACTTTAGATTTATCAAGCTTAGTCGCTAAAAAAGGAAACTTTACTTTTGTAATATCAGAGACTGCTTTGGGTTCTGCTTCTACAAATCCAAATTTAAATATAAAAGTTCACAATTGTTTCTTAAATTCTGTAAGCCATTCTCATTCTTTAGACGATAATGCACTATTGGAATTTTCTTATACATTTCCGATTTCAAACGATGCCATCGAATATTATTTTTCGTAAGCCAATTCGCCCCCTCCTTATTTGGCAAAATCCTGTTTAAACTTGGGACTTTTTAGTGTAAAATATAATATGCCATTGCCAACGCCCAATAATGGAGAAAAAAAATCTAAATTTGTCAGCCGCTGCATCATAGATCTTTCAGACAAAAAAGAATTTAAGGATGACAAACAAAGATCCGCTGTTTGTTATTCTCAATTTGAGAAAGCTGAAAGCAAAGCTTCTGTGATTATTAGCGACCCGCTAAATGAAGAGGACTGTATCTTATTTTTTTCCAAAGCATCTCCTGATGTAAAAAAACATTACTTCAAAACAAAAGAAGAAGCGATGAAGGATGCTGAAAAGATGGGACTCAAAGGTATCCACCCTCACGAAACAAAAGATGGCAAGACTTTATATATGGCTGGACCAGATCATGAAACATTTATGAAGCGTCATGACGAGATCCTAAAAGAAAAAGAGAAATCTGATAGTAGTCTCTGGGAGAATATAAGAAAGAAAAAAGAAAGAATCAAGAGGGGTTCTGGAGAGAAGATGAAGAAAAAGGGTGATAAAGGAGCACCAACATCTGATCAAATAGAAAAAGCGAAAGGGAAATAATCTAGCGTCTTTAATTGACAACTAGAAAGACTGCTTTCTTAAGGTCTTAAAGATATCATAAAGGCACTGATCCTTTTTAGTAGCTTCTCTAACCTTATTCTTTAATTCAAAAGAATGTGAGGTATGGGCTATCTCTCTTTTAATGACCCAACCATCTTCAATAAAATAATCTGTATCCCATTTAAATATCTCTGAAATATAATCCAAAGCAATCAAATGTCTCTGAGCTTCTGAGATCTCAATCTCTACTGTTTGCTTACCTGTTATTTTCATGAACTTTTATTACACTATTTATTTTAAAATTCAAAAAATGATTCTTCAATTCCACCCATAATATTGTCCTCGTTTACTGGACATTCGCTCAGAATATCACATAACATTTCATTTTCCTCTTCTGTAGGTTGTTCGGAGTCATTAAGTATCTTCTGAAATCTTTCTATAGAACCAAAGTTATCAATAATATCTCCGTCCTCCAACTCATAAGTGCGAACTTGCTGAAGTGAGCGAAGTTCAATCTTTTTTATTTCCATAATCTTTAAATTAAGGAGAGGGTTACTCAAGAATTATTTCACCAGAGAAGACTTTTTTCCCTAGCTCATTCCCTCCCTCTATCCTATTACCATTTGATAAAAAAGCTCTAAATCTGCGGAACTTCTTTCCGTTTTCCCAGATAAGAGACATTTGTTTCTCTCCGTTCGGATACCAACTGTCGAAAGGACCGTGGAGCTTACCTTTGTAAACCCCAGCCTTTGCCATCATCGCTCCATTGATGTAGTATCTTACAGAAGTGCCAGAGAATTTATCCTTTTCTGCCATATTAATAGAAGTATAAAAAGTATTTGTATCTATGTCAATAAATAACTCCTCCGCTTTTACTGTTGGGCCTTCTGGATAATCTGCACCTCTATTGACATACGCCTCTACTCCATATTTAAATAATAGAGATAGAATTAAACAGGCGAATGATATTTTTAATAATTTGTTCATACTTTAATAACCCCAACTATTTAAGGTGTGCTGAAAAGGATTATCCTTTATACCCTTAACCAAGTCAAGCATTTTCTCTGCTATTTCTTTAATTTCTTTTTGAGCGTGTTCACTTTTGCGTAATTTAATAAAGTTTGCAAAGCTACGCATGTTAAATTGTACATCGGCTTGAATGCGACTATTATAGGTCTTAAAGAAACGTGCAGATTCTTTTGCTCGTTTGCGACCCAACTCTGGTTCAAGATCAGCAAGACATTTATGGTAAAGTCTATTACCGTCTTCAGTATATTGTTTCAATTGTTGTTGCCAGAAATCTGGCCAATCATCAGGGATAAAAGTTTTATCCTCTTTCAATTCTTTGTATCGCGCCGATTCTGCATTAAGCGAAGATAATCTATGCTTAAGTAAATGAATATGACTGGCAATATCACAATCAACAAGAAAATGAATGCTACCTTTTTCAAAGGGTGTTTCATGTCCGTGGCTCCAAAGCATGTTGATGAGCTTCGGAATTCTCTCTCTTTTCTTTTCATCTAGGTCTCTCGAAGTCGATGTCCAAGCACTACAAGCAATAACTTCATCACTACCATAGTGTCCTAATAATTCTACTGTATTTTCCATTTTTTTTCAATTAAAAAGTCGAAGGATCTGCCATCACAAAAGTAGAAGGCACGATCTTCCTGACAAAGAGATACCCATTTTTACGATAAGTGTCAACCATTCCTTCACTAATTTTCTTAAAAGCTCTTGGATTCCTGTCTGCATTGCCAGTCGGATCTTTCCTTATACTCCAATCAGAATAAGTTGTAGCTTGCCCCATGTCAAAATCCATCCCCAGCTCTTTAGCTATCGCCCAAAAATAAAACTCATCAGCGAAAATAACCTTATTCTTCACAAAATACTTAGACCAATGATCAAAAGTTTCTACAAACTTAATGACATCTTCTCTACGACAAGCAAAAAATTGACAAACTGCGTTATACTTATCGAACTTGTAATCTTTGACTCCCTCCTTTAAAACTTTCTGACTTTTTACTTTCGTGTGAAAGCTAAAGTGTTTCGCAAAAGTCATTTTTTTATACCTTTTTTTAATCAGATTTACTGTAGAGTCTAAATCATACAAAGGAAAATGAGAATCGCTAATCAAAGTAAAGTATTCGTTTGATTCATCTTCCAAAGCTGCTTTCATTAATTCTATAGTAGCTTCAACTAATGAGAAGTGACCCCAAGCTGTTGGGACAGTATTTTCTATATGATAGTCAGAGAAAAGACTTGGGGCATCAAACTTCGGATGTAAATACAAATTAAATGTATCTTTACTACCACCGTCGATAAATTTTTTCCAAATATTATTTTGGGTAAATGAATTTATAGTTAGATTTAAGAAAGCGACTTTTCCCATTTATTTAATGATTCTAGTGTATTATAATTATATAACTCAATTATACTATGGATAATTTCGGAAATCCCTTACAAAGTCAGGCTAGCATCAATGATGCTGGAGAAATGGAAGTCACCATCGCTAAGAAGTATTCTCAAGCAGAGGCTGGAGTTTACAAGTCTTACATGAGCATGTGCGCGATGGAAGATAAAACATTTACAGATACTGCTGGGATGGGAGACAAAGAGACTTATAGTGCTTGTGCAGTACAATATGGTAAAATGCGAGCTATGATGATGGACGATAGCAAGGGAGAACTTACCGAAAAGCAAAAGAAGCTTCCTCCTGCACTCCGGAATAAAATCATCGAAAAGATGAAAAAAGAGGGAAAGAACAAGGAAGAAGAGAAAGAAGAAAAAGAATAATTGATTTTTATATATTTTTTCTATAAAATCTTTTAGTGAAAACGATTGTTAAAAAGAAATTAGAAATCGAAACCAAAAGGCATGATTTCGATAACGAATTTGCTTACATCGAAACGTGGCATAATACTCAACTAAAAGATTGTTTTTTCGCAGAAAAACAATTCCTCTGGCCTGATGGGAGCCTGAAGGCTGGAGGTAAAAAATATTTTTTAGGTAGAAACCCAGACTGGCCCGAAAAAGAAATTCAATGTATTAACTACAATAATTTCAATCACTTTGATCATCTTTACCATTTGGGAGAAAATGGAGAGGTCATAAACATTCTTCATATATGAGCGACACATTCCATATACTGTCTACTCCACCAGACAGTCCAGCATTTGACTTTCAGGCTACGCCTTTTATGCCCAAAATAGAGTTTACTGGCCTCAGCTCCGATGCACAGAAACAATATGAAGTAAAATTTAATAAAGCTTTTATTTTTGATTATGCTTCGGCGGGTAAAAGGATTGAAGTTACTGGATTAACACAGGAGATTGATGATGGTTCAGAATCTTTTAGCCTAAAAATTGAATTCAATCATCAAGATGGAGCAATTTTAAACGCAGGAATTGAGAAGGGCGCAGGAGGTAGCTCCACATTTGAAAACCTTACAGCTCAAAGCGATATAGTCGGAGAAGAAACGTTCCCAATCGACCCAGCCGAATATCGTTTAGAATTAGCTGAATTTAGTGCTGGGAACCTTTCACAATTATACATAAGAGAAAACATCCACTTACATCTCAGGGGTCATTACCAAAAGTTTGACGAATTTCAAACTTCAGAAAACGCGGTTGGAGTCGGTCATGGGGTTATGGACCCGCTTAATTCTAGCTTTGCTAATGGCAATATCCAATATAGAGCAATAGCGGAAGACCCAAGAGAAAATAATGACTTAGAAATACGAACAGATGGAAATAATATTTACTTCTTCGTTGAGGGAGAATCCTCCGGATCTTCTTAAAAATAAAGTTCATCAAAGAACCTATTTCCATTGTAAGCTTTGTCATCAATCCAAAAGTCATATGCTGGTTTATCTGTCCTTAACTCAGTATATTTGACTCCCCACTCTTCAAGCTGCTTTTTTGTAAACTCTAACCAATCTTTCCCCGAGTTCGCTCCTCTTGCAGTCCAATAGGTAATTCTATTACCACCATCAAATAAGCTATTAAAATACTCAATACGAGTTCTCATAGGTCGAGCTAATTCATATTTGCCCCGACTATCTGTACAAATAGTCCCATCAATGTCTACAATAAAAGTTCTCATAATTTTTTAATTTTTCCAATAATTTTTGTCGCACTTATATCTTCAGAAAAAGGAATGAAACGCACCTCTGTTTGACCACAGGATGCCTTCTCAGCAGGGTTTAGGGTTGCAACGCTATAGTCTCCACCTTTATACCAACGAGAGGGCTTAAAGTGTCTTAGGTAGCCAGAAACCGTTGGTTCATTAAACACAAAAACATAATCAACACACTCATTACAAGCCACAAGAAAGGCTCTCTGTTCTTGACTAATAATGGGTCTTTCTTGGCCTTTATTCTCCCTAACACTTTCATCTCCATTCACGCCAACAACTAAACTGTAATCACAAGGTAAATCTTCCTTGATTGATTTTAGAAGGTCTGCGTGACCTGCATGAAATAAGTCAAAGCAACCGTTTGTAAAAGCCATCTTTTCCATCCCCATCGAGAAGCGGTGCATGATCGTAGATGTATCAACTATTTTAGGGTGATTCATATTGTTGCTGTCCCAGCTTTACTGACAACAATGCTACAGCAAGTCTGAGCGTAGTCAATAGCTGAATCCATGTCTTGATTAAATAAATAATTAGTCGCGAAAGCAGTAAGGAAAGTATCTCCAGCACCACTCACATCCCTTACTTGAGCCACAGATTTTAAAGGGTATTTCTTTCCCCTGAACCTACACCCGTTACTCCCTAAAGTAACAATGAGGTTTTCCATCCCTATACCTTTAAATCCATTCTCCTTATATTCCTTTTCGTTAATTTTGATAAAATCAAACGAATTGGCCCATTTAGGGTTATATTTCTTTTTTGTATCTAAGAAAGACAATTGAGAGTTATCTGCAATATATTTTAAATCTCTGTCTGTCAGGTATCCCTTGTTATAATCAGAAACTATTACAGCGTCATAAGACCACACGCTTGCTTCGCGCAACTTTAATTTATTAATCTCTTCATACTCATCTGAATCAACCCGCAAAAACATTTGATTAGAATTGGAGTCAATGTATCTAACCTTCGCTCCAGTGCTTTGATTGCTTTTAATATCTACTTCTGCTTTTTCGCCTAAATTGTTAAGGCAAGCAAGAACATTTCTATGGACGTTTGAAGCCATACCCATGAAAGTAACTGAGTTCTCCTGCTTGAAAACAGGAACTGGAGCTTCTGGGCATAATCTATCAGCAGACCCATAAGTAAAAATATCTAAGCAGGACTCTCCGATAATTAATATTTTCATTTTTGTGAATCTCCTTTTTGGATTCTATAAGAATCATATTCAAAATGTTGAGTGCTAACTTCAAAAACTTTAGAATCCTCTAGAGCTATAAGCTTGTGAGGAATACATGGTCGCAAATGAACAGTGTCCCCCTCATTTAATTCAACAACCTTGTCTCCTGCATCACTCAAGTCATAATACTTCAAAAGCAATGCTCCTTCTATAACAGCCCAAGTTTCCTCTTTCTTGATATGATAATGCATAGAAAATTCAGCCCCCTTGTTGAACTTCAAAATCTTACCACAATACAAGTCATTATTTGTGATCCAAACTTCTTCCCCCCATCCTTTAGGGTGTTTTTGGACTTTTGAAAATACAGGCTCTAACTTCATTGACTAATTTTAGCTAGAATACATGAAAATTCAAGAGCTAATAATAAAAAAACCGTCCTTGCGGGACGGTTTTTAAATGATTTAAATTTGTTTTATTTTTCTTTTCGCTCTTCTTCAGCTTTTCTCTTTTCTTTAGCTTCGACTTGATGAGCGATAGCAAAGTAACAGAAAAAAGATGTAATAGCGGATATAAGAATTAACTTCATTGCTTAATTACTAAAATTAAGACATGACGCTCTTATTTTTTATCTCCCTTGTCTTTCGCTTTACCAATATTGACACTAAGGAAGTCAACGAGCTTGTATGCTTTAGCAAGGATAGTTCCTTCTTTGGGGGTGGGAGTTAAAGCTGCGAATGCGCTAGCAGCTGCGATAACAGCACAAGCCCAATTAAACCACGCTTGACCTTCGACGAATTGAATAAGTGTTTCCATAGCAATATTTTGTTTCTACAGCTTATTACACTAAACGAAAAAACAGGGAATTATCTGCCCTGCCCTCTATAGGGCTTTTTGTAGTTTTTGGAGCTTTTAATCTTAGAAGTCTTGCTTTTAGCATGTATGCCTTTACGTCTAATCTTCTTTTTTGCTTCGTAAGTATTTAATTTTTTCATTACTGATCCTTTACAAATTGTCCATCTACCATCTTGCCAGTACGACTCTTAATTACATCATAAGCTACCCTTAAACATTCTGTTGTATCAAAGCCAACCATTTTAGCCAGCAAAACAATAGTGACCAGCATATCCCCAATCCCGTCCTTGACTTCTGAGAGAATATCCTCTTCGTTTGAGGTTGGCATCCCAAGGTCTTCCATGAGATCTCGCTGATAACTAAAATCATTTAACTTTTCTAAAGCTTCTCTTGTTTCATCAAGCTCTTCTTGCGTTTTATCTAGTTGGCGTAGTGGGGTAGAGGATTCTAAAATCCCTTTGTTTCCTCCCCACTCAATCACTAATTTACTTAGTTCTTCGTATTTCATAGATTCTTCTCTCTCCAGCATTTTGTTGAATGCGTTTTCAAAAGGTCTCATAGATTTACCATTTTAGGAGCAATCTCCTCAATTTCCTCACACAATCTTAAAATTTCAGAGGTCTGCATATTGAGTGCCTTTGTTTTTAATTTAAACATTTCATTGTAGAAACGTTGATAATCCTCTAATTGATAGATATACTCTTGACCAGCAATCTTAAGGATAAAGTCTCCATATGTTTCATATAACATTGGGTCAATGCATTTTTCAATTGGATCATAGGAAGCATTCCCTACAACGTAATCAAAAATGTCGTGACGATCCACATTAATATTCATTATTTCTTGACTCATAATCGTAATAGCGAGTCCACCGATAGATAAGAGGTGAACCCGCTTTTTTCTATAAACTGGATTTTAAAGCTCTTTAATCCGATTGATAACCATTTGATAAGTCTCGTCTGAAGGATCGTTCTTTCTATTAGGCGCAATCATTTTATGCGTTAAAATATTTTCAATCCCAAAATCAAATTTGTCCATAAGGTATTTGCATTTCTTAGCAGCGGAATCGATTTCAGCCGCACTGGGTGTTCGTTTGTTAGTGTCTCCATAGAAAGAGATCCCGACACTATGAGCATTTAAACCGCTCACCCCTTTCCAAGAAGATCTCCCTGCATGCCAAGCTCTTTTTTTATCATAGACGAACTGTGTGCGAGATCCATCAGCCGCAATAAGATAGTGATAACTAACCTTTGATTCAGCCTTCAAAATCCATGAACGAGTCCCATCATGACTTCCGCTGCTATGATGCAAAATCACATACTCCGGTTTAATCGTCCCAGACTGGTTTGGAGAAGCTTTGTAAACTTCAGGATAATCATCTTTAAGTTCTTCTACTGGTGGCTCTGGCTTTTCTGGTTCACCTTTTTCATCGTGAACCAACTGCTCCCAAATCATTTTCCATGTAGCAGGTCCATCAATTCCGTCAGCGGTCAAGCCAAGCTTGCCTTGAACTTCTTTGACAATTTGAGTTTTAGCAGAAAAGCGCATCTTTATTCGCCTTCAGGTAGAACTTCGGCTTCAGCCTCTGGTTGGGGCAACTGAGATTTTGCTTGCTCTTGGATTTTGGTAGCAAGGAAAGAACCTGCTTCAGCGATCTGAAGTCCTTGAGCTTTTACAGCGACATCAATAATCTGGAGAAGAGCATTTGCCTCGTTTTCTTGTAAGGTGATTTTAATTTCATTCATATGCACCTGATTATCGACACAGCGAAGAATAATTCAACAAATTAACATCTAAATTTCAAAAAAACATGCTTAACCGCCATCCACATGTCCAGATATTTATACTTAGCTAATCTACCCAGAAACACAGTATCCTTTTCTTCTCTAGCTAATCCATCATATCTTAAATACATCTCTTGGCCTTCTCCCCAAGGGATAGGATAGAATGGAATATCTCCTTCCTCCATACTTTTCGGGTATTCTCGGGTAATTATAGTCTCTCCTGAGTGATTGGAACTAAAATAAGAATGATCATACTGTCTAGTCCATTTATTTTTCTTACTGCATTCGTTGTAAACAAGTGTGTCTTGCTTATCCATTGTTGAGTAATGCTCTAGCTTTAAAGACCTGTAAGGCAATTGCCCAAAACAATAATTAAAATACTGATCTATCCTACCTGTATAAATAACTTTATCGTAATCCTCCCCCCTCCATTCTTCCTGCCCCGCATTTAAAACAACTTCTATCCCATCTAACATTTTTTCGAACATTTTTGTGTATCCTTCTTTTGGTACACACTGATATTTTTGGCCTTCAAACCAAGTTGGACTTTCTGAGTTCTTGGTCTTTGGGATTCTGTTCGTGATTGTTTTAGGAATCTTCCTGAAATCTACTCCCCATTGTTTCTCACTGTAGTCTTTAAAAATGTATTTTTTAATCTCTTCTTGAGAGAGTGTCCTGCCTATAGCTGCCTCACAACCTTTGTCGTGGTATGGTAGAGGAATATCCCCGATCTGGGTTTTGCCAATTGGCTTATACTTCAGATCAATCCACTCTGTGTACCGTGATAGAAACTCAAAAACTTCTTCATCATCCGTATGGAAAATATGTGGGCCATACTTGTGGAAGTGAAGACCTTCAATGTCAACATCATAACAGTTACCCCCAATGTGATTACGGGATTCAAAAATTTTAACTTCATGGCCTTTATCTTTAAGTAAACGAGCAGAAGTTATCCCACTCAAACCACAACCAACAATAGCAAACTTCATATGTTAAAATGTAATCTCATGCTCTTGCTAATTTCTTGAGAGTACTTCAAATTAGCTTTACCTGAGACTTGTTCATTATGAGAGCAGTTATATATGGCTGCTCTAAAATCAATATTCCCACCTTCATATCCTTTGTAATTAAAATATCTCCAAGAAAACGCATGAGATCCTATGACTTTTATTAAATAATATTTTTGTGTAGATCTAATTATACTACTCTGGGATGAACTTAGATTGATGTTTCTAAAATCGATTTCTTTTTTGAGCATACTTGCTTTAGTTATATTACATGTCCCGCATTTTCTATTAAAATCATTAATATACTTCAACGTATCATCAATACCCATCCTGATACCCTTATCGATTCTCAAAAAATCTTTATTCGAATTATGAATAGTTCTAACTAGATCTCTATGTACGAAGTCATCCGCATCAACAAACATAACATAATTATCATTGTTAACCTCACTTAAAGCTAAAATATACTTAGTGCCTTTATCTAATCTAGCTTGGTATATCCCATTTTCGACACTTACTTGAGTGCCTATCTGCCAATTATTTGAAGGCGTAGGAGGCAACCAATTTACTTCTATAAACTTTACATTTTTAATCTTTTTGTTTTCTGTAAAGGTGTTTAATGTTTTATTCGAAACTACTATTACTTCAAACCTATCATCAAGCTGACCACAAACCGAACCCAAAGTCTTTTCTAATAAATCCCAAGTATCATTATATGAATGACAGTTCTCGTAATGTTTAACAGCTATAATAAAAGTAACCATTATTCCCCAAATTTATAACCAAAATATTCGATGTCTTTTGCATATTTTTCTGCAACAATTTGTTTTGTTTCTTCATCGTAGTATTCGGTGTAATGCTTATGTTTTGTTTTGTTTACGTGAGGAAGTTTTTGTTGCGGAACTCTAATTTTGTCGCAAATAGTATTAAAGTCTTCCTGAAGATTTTCAAACCTACCAATAAAATCGACTAAGCATTCGTCACCTTCAAATAACCAATTATGCTGTAATTTATGTTTCGCAGGAAATGGATTTAATAAAAAATCCAAGAAGCTCAAGCCTTTAGCACTTTCTATATATCCATGTTGAGTATTATCTTTAACTCTAAAGAAATACTGAGACAGTAATTTATCCCAAGGATTACGTATAATAGAGAATTTGAAATAAGTATTAAATGCCTTAGGCTCATACTTTTTGTACCACCAAGCCCGGTGATGCTTCTGCGGAGGATTCTCAGCGTTCACTAGAAGCTTAGTAATACTAGTACCACCAGTTTTGTTTATGTGTATAAAGATAAACTTATTTTTGCGACACATCATAATTTATTCTCCAAATCTATATTTAAATGTATCTATATCTTCTTCAAAGCTTCTCGCAATAATCTTAATTGATTGATCATCATAGTACTCAGTGTAATGAGCGTGTTTGGTTTTGTTCACATGAGGAAGTTTTACTTTAGAATAATCAATTTGATCACATATTAAATCGAAATCATTTTGAAAATTTTCAAACCTGCCCACAAAATCTGTTTTAATTGATCCATTTACAGTGATAAATTCCAATTGAGGATAAAAGAACACCCACTGCTGCCAAACCTCTTTTGCCAATAAAAAATCCTTGAATTCTGGATATTCTTTTTTAATCACTAATGTCTTGAGTCTATCATAAAAAGGTATCCCCCCTCTTTTAAGATATTCATAAGCACTTACAAACTTATCCCAAGGATTCCTAACAAACGCAAATTTAAATAAATCCTCTACCGCTAATTTAGGGCAATAGTCATTAGATTTAAAACCTAATTTAGATATTCCATAGTGGTCATGTGTTGTGATATTGAAAACCTTTTTAATAGATCTCCCTCCACATTTTGGGATATGAACAAAGACGAATTTATTTTTATGATCTACAAAAGGCATTTTCTAAAGATTGATAAGGGCATTCTTGTTCATTAAAGTCATTCCAGATATATCGCATATCTTTGATATGCACAGTGATAAGATCTTCCTTCACATTAATTGACTTTTGATTTTTTTTCATTGTGTCATGATTAAAAGAATACATTGTTTCGGGGTTAACAATATATATTTTATCATTTTCTTTATTAGCCGCTTTCAGTTTTTTATTTAAACGATAACACATGTGCGACAATGCTATGTCAGAATGGCTTTGAAAACTTCTATCTTCTTTCCATCCATTTTCTATTACAAATTTCTGGATCAATTTAAAAGTTTTATTGTTCATTAAAATACCAGCCCCTCCGAATATACCGACACTATCTTTATAAAGCTGAGAGCAATATATTCTTAAATTATCTTCGGGTAATTTACTTATAAATGAATTTAAATTCTCAGTGTGTATAAAAGTATCATCGTCACAAATTATGTGCCAATCAGCATCACACCAATCTTGCTTAAATACTGATTCTATTTTTTCGATACAAGAATGGTAGTCATCAAGATCACAAACCTTTATTACTGGAAGTTCGTCAATTAGTTCAAAGCCTCCAAGAAGATAGAAATTATCTCCACAGTCTTTAATCCTTTTTATGACTGTATTATACAATGGTTTAGTCCTCTTCTCGTGAAGAGGTTTGCATACCATAAAATAATAATTAATCACCTTCGACTTCTTCTGCATTTTCTTCAACAGGGGCCATTTCTAATATTCCTTCTTTATAGTATGATTCAATAGCTGGTATCGCATCAAATACAGATTGCATCGCAGCAGCTGCTTCTGGAACGTTAGCTATAATTTCCCAAAAGTCTAAGTCCAGTCGTTCTGAATTTTCAAGATTTGGGTCTTCATCAGAATCTGAATCAAATGCAGTAAGATTCAAGCTCATATAACCATCTGAGGCATTAGGAGCATTAACGATGAGTTCTGATAACCATGTATGCGGAAGAGATTTCTCTCCTTGCGCTGGTATCACTAATGGGGTTTCTTTTTTAATTGGCATATCTTTATTTTTGTTTTATTGAAATTATTTATTAACCTGCTCTCCAAGAATAACCGTCAGAGTATACTGGGACTACATAACTACCATTTGTACTTACAACAGATCCGTGAGAAGTCGCTAAAGGATAGAAGCTGTAAGCAAACGCTCTTTGACCTGCTGGAGAAGCAGATGGGAGCTGGCTTGCGTTGTATACTGTCTGGTGAATAGTCCCGCTCACATCAAGAGCAGTACTTGGGCTAGTGACACCGATTCCTAATTTAGTGTTAGTGAAGTAGCTCTTGTCCTTTCCCACAACTAATACTTTATTTCCGCCAGCCGCAGTAGTGCTGCCGTAATTGAACATGGCAACAAGTTGATTAGTACTTGAGTTTGCAGACTGAACATAAAGCACCGCATTGGCATTGCTGTTTCGAGTGAGTAAATTATAATCAGTATTGCTGGTGTCAGTTCTAAAGAAGTTAGCAGTAGCACTCCCTGTGACATCAATACCAGAAGTATTAACCCTAAATCTTTCTGATCCGTTTACTACCGATCTAAAGTAAGAGTTGTTTGACCATTGGACATAATCATTACTATCGTAACCAATGTAGCTAATACTATCTCTGAGGTCAGTCTCTAATTGGAATTGAGTCCCGCTAAGATCTAGACCTCTACCTGCTGAGTATGTTGTATTGGTATCAGTATTTGTATCCGTCCAAGGGACATTGACATACATCTTTTCAGATGTAACTTCGACAGGGTAGTTCTTACCACTTTCACTATACCCAATCTTGAAACCACCTCTAGTAGAAGAAGATCCAGCAGGTAGCGAATAGTTGTTCGCACCACTGGCAACATTAATAAATGATCTCACCGCTGCGGCAGTTCCGTGGCGAATATAACCATCGTTACCCGTTTCAACACAAATTTGAGTAACACCACTGGAAACAGTGTTCGGTGTAGTGTTAAAGTAGTTAGCAAAAATATAACCAGAACTGTGTCGTTTAACGATGGTGTTATTACTAGCACTAGAAGAAATAGTATCTGTTATACTAAATGTAGTCCCTGATAATGATAATCCAGTTCCAGCCGAATAGGTTGTATTGGTATCGGTGTTAGTATCTACCCAAGGTACGTTAACAAACATCTTCTCAGAAGAATCAAGTTCAACAGGATAATTCTTACCGCTTTCGGCAAACCCAATCTTAACTCCACCCCGTGTCGAACTAGAAGAAAGTGGTAGTGAATAAGCAGAAGGAATCGTAGGTTTATTAGTTAGATTATTATAACTAATATTGATGTTTGATGAACCATCAAAACTCGTTCCAGCAATCGTTCTCCCGGTTGCTAATTGTGTTGCTGTAGATGCGTTTCCTGTTAAAGCTCCCGTCACATTCCCATGAAATCTCCCATCATTAGCAATATAAGATACATCACTTGAATTTCTTCTAAACTGTACAATTCTATTTGATGATGAATCAGAAACTATATACCATCTGTTTGAGTGGTATTGTATTTTACCAGCACCTCCCGGATTACCTGTCCAGTTTGAAGAGGCTGAAGATAAAATCGAAGAGTTGGTTATGTTAATTGCTCCCTGACCAAAAGTAAAGTTGATAGCACCTGAAACAGTATCATTCGCATTGCTCCTTAAGAATGATGATGAATCAATGCCATCAAGTAGATTAGAATCTGCTGCTTTACCTGATGTTGTTAAGTAACCAGCACCGTTGGTGAGTTGGTTGTTATTGGTTATGTAGTTAGCATTTGTAGCTCCAGTGTAACCAAGATTAGCGAGTGTGAGTGTGCGCGTAGAGTGTGATTGGATCACACCATCTGTCATATTCAACTGATCTACAACCGTAGCACCAGACGTATTGATGTCAGAATCGGTTCCGATGATCGTGTTACCGCTTGAAGTAACATAACCAGCACCGTTGGAAAGCTGGTTGTTGTTGGTAGGAATCGTGGGCTTATTAGTTAGGTTATTGTAACTAATATTAATGTTAGCCGATCCATTGAAACTCGTTCCAGCAATCGTCCTTGCAGTCGTAAGTGTGTCCGCATTTGGATGGTAGTTGTCATTGAACATCCGATACTGGGTCTGAAGTCCATCACCGTATATTTTTCCAGTAGTGGCAATCCCCCCATTCTCAATATTATCAAGATCTATCTTGCCCTGCTCACTAGCTCCAGACCAGTTACTTATCAGACTCGGAGCAGAAGAGTCTGCTAACCAGTCTACTAATTCCCACCCGCTGTTTTGTGCGTTACCCCCTACAATAGCGACATTGACTCCATTCGTGCTACTATCAATATAAACTTGGATAGCTGCCCCATCATAAGTGCCGTTTTCTTTAATCCTTACATACCTAAATACATGTGTGCCATAACTTGAATTACCAAGAACTGTTATGCTGTTTGAATCATTCTGTCCGTAGTGATGTGCTGCATTAAAAATTACCGATTGATGTCTACTACTTGCGGTATCCCAAATTTGAAATTCTCCAAAAGCCCTATCCCCAGTGTTTTGAGCAATGGTATACCAACCAACAGGCAAGTTCCCTGCTGATTGAGCGTTGATATAACCTCTCTTAAAGAAGGTCTGCACTTCACTCTCCGTATAGTAACGACTATCTAAATTAGTGCTGCCGAGCGAAGTGATATGCCCATAAGTATCAAGAGTAACATCTTGAATTACCGTACCACTACTATTGTTTACCGATCCTTGGGATGAAGTATCATTGTGAGTAAATGTAGTTCCTGATAAAAATAAACCAGCTCCAGCAGAGTAAGTTGTGTTCGTAGTAACATAACCAGCACCGTTGGTAAGCTGGTTGTTATTGGTAATGTAGTTAGCATTTGTAGCTCCGGTGTAACCAAGATTCGCAAGAGTTAAGTTACGAGTAGAGTGTGATGTTATCACACCGTCTGTCATCACTAACTGGTCTAAAACCGCTGCACCAGATGTGTTAATATCAGAATCGGTTCCGATAATGGTATTACCACTTGAGGTTACATAACCAGCAGAAGCGTGGTTACCCCAACCAAAAGCGGTCTCCGCAGAAGTCCCTTGGTTTGCCGTAGCGAAAGCTGAAGCGTGATTACCATCAAGTAGATCAGCATCTAAACCTGTGCCAGTGCCATCAACAGTTTTAATTGCTGTTAGTATTTCAGCGGCTGTCTGGTCGTTGGTGTAACCGTTAGGGTTGCTCGCAGCGTAGGCTCCAATGTCACTAAGAACTTGAGAACCAGTTCTATATTTAATCACCCCAGAGTCTGATACTAAAAACTTGTCTAGGTCGCTTGTTGCGTTAGAAATTGTATTCAATGTAAGTCCTGTAGACTGTAAAGTAGCAGCTAAATTCGCATTTACTGAACCTGCGTAAAACTTGATTGAGTTTCTCCCATAGATACTCATTCTGTCGTTATCACCAAAACTATCCCAATTACCTTCAGTTATACCAAGTGGAGCAGAAGTAGTAGTATCTCCAAAGTGTAATTCACCTCCTTGACACATTCTAATTCTTTTTATAGCACCTGTGCTATATGTTCCTATTTCTGTTGTATTAGAACTGTTTCCAGCAATATTGCCATTGACTTTGAATGTTCCTGCTATCTCTAAGTTACCAGTTGTAGCATTCAAAGACATTTTTGATGTGGCAGTTGCTCCACCACCGCCAGAGCCACCAGTTTCCCAGTTCCAACCATAAGTTGCTACACCTTCCATCCTTGAACGCAATGCCCAACTTGTGACTCCAGCTAATCCCGTTGGGGCTGTTAAGTTCCCATTTGGTCCGCAACCTGTGACCCCTGCCGCAGCCATGTAATCTTGCCAGTTGTAGTATGATTCATTATACCAAGTGATTCCAGTTCTTGCCGTTGATGCCCTCAATAAAGACAATCCAAAGGCTTTAATCGAAGCCGTGCCATCTCTTTTTACAATACTATTATCTACAGCACCTTCTTCTGCGTTGTAGCCATCAAGTAGATTAGAATCTGCTGCTTTTTCTGATGAACCCAACTTACCATTTAATGCAGACTGCAAACCATCAACATTAGAGATAACGTGATTATGTGAATCGTCAGCAACCGTAACTGAAATTGATGTTGTTCCTGATCCACTTACATCACCGCTTAATGTGATAGTTTGGTTCCCAGTTAAAAATGAAGTGCTATTAAATGCATTTGAACCAAGCTCTCTTGTACCAACAACATTGCTTCCATTAACAACCAGCGCAGTAGCTTCTGAACTTTGATTGGATAAACCAGTTAATGTTAAATTAGGAGCAGAGAATCTCTGGTTAGATGTCCAAGAATCTGTCGAGTTGATCCAGTTAATCGTCTTATCACTGGCTCCTTTCAAGGTAATACCACCACCATCTGCCGTGCTATCACTAGGAGATGATACATCACCAATGATTATATTCTTATCCTCAACTAATAGGTTAGCTGTATCAATAGTCGTAGTAGTACCATTGATATTCAGGTTGCCTCCTATAGTAACATCTCCATTACTTTCGTAAGTATTAGAGGTGTGTGTTAGTTGTCTTTTTGATGAAGTTACTGTTGCCATGATATTAGTGTCTTAGCCTTTTTCTATTTATCTTAAATTTAATGTTGGAGTCTTTTGCTACTGCGTGGAGTGAACCATAAAAAATCTTAAGAGGACCATCTCCTCCATTACCACTATAATAAGGTACTTTGTCTGGTTGTCCATTAGCAGAAAATTTAACCCTTAATTGTGTCCCGCTTGTAGAGAAGACGTGAGTGTCGGTAGAATCTTTATCGTATGTTTCCCAAGTGCTTCCATTATTATTAGATACATATATTGTTAATGTTGTTGAACTAGGGATACCAAAACTAATTCCTTGTGGCAACGAAACGTGATCAATATTAGCACTGTTCGCCAAAGTGAATGTTCCAAATACAACTTCCCAACTTCCTTTTAATTCAAATGGCTTTGCGCTTTCAGGCCATATGTGAAATTGGTGACCATCTGCTCCCCCGTAACCCATTTTAACCCAATGCTTAGTTCCATTAGCGGATTCCATTAGAACAGCTGGACAACCATAGTCTATGTATAATGATCGACCTCTCCCGTTAGATGTATCTTCTGTGACTGAAGAATAATCATCAATAGCTACAGGAACATTATTATCCGTGTCGATCCAACCGCCAACATCACACCTACCTCTATCTGGATGTATCGAAACAAAATTAGGATATGATGGAATCTTATCCATAGGAACGCCACTTGTTTTTTGATACTTTGTGCCTAATCGATTTAAAGGGTTTGTTGAAAAATAAGTAATTGAGGGGATATTCGCATGGATCGTAGGAGCAGAACCAGTAAAACATGGAGTAATGTCAATATCATTAAACCTATTGCTGTGACCTATCCACATTCTATTCGGCGCATTAGCAGGATCTGGTATATACATACCCATATCATGCGACCCAGTTCCTTGACCAGCATCACCCAAATCGCACCACAGTAATTCTGGCGAAGATGTACTAGCATCAAGCACCACAATAAAACTCCCGTTATAATAAGCAAAATAGTACACTCTATCGTTCACTTCATCGTAACATAGTGTGTACCTATAACCATCACGATCAATATTTGCACTACCACTATATAAATCAGCAGTGCCAGAACTATTCCCCAAAACTTCTTCAACCCCAGTATTAAGATTACGACGAAGTGCTCTTCTGTAATGACGAGCGTCATACTCTCCTACATAAATCCACTCACCTGCTGCTACCAACCCACTGGTGTAGTATAACCCAGAACTAGAAATATTTAAATCGCTGCTTCCTGCACCGCCAATAAATCTTTGAGGGTTAGAGTGCGTTGGTCTTGCATCTTTAACGAATGTAGTCCCACCATTAGTGCATCCACTATAATCAAATGTAGTATATCCGTCCACATTATATGTCATCACTACACCCAACTTATTTGTGGTATCAATCGCGACACTTTGAAGATGGTTGTATGTGCTACTAGAATCTCTGTATAAAAAATTAGCATCATAAAATAAACGTGTCATTGACCCATCATTATTCAAACGCCTTACTGCAAATCCATCACCCCAACCAACAGTAAATAAAAGATCCCCATCAATTTCGTATCCATTAGGAAATCCGATAACTCTATCTCCTCCATCGTAATCACCCGACCCACTACGCACAGTAGCATTTGATATACCTCCTTTATATTGAGGAAATATAGCAAAGTTTCCGTTACTACCAGAGTCAGTAATGATAGCTCCGCTATGAGATATAATATTAGATCTCGTAATATTACCTTTTGTCAGTTTACTCATCAGTCAATTCTTCCACTTTTTGTTCGGCTATTTCTTTAGCTTTTGTTAATAGACGAATAAGTACGTCGTCTTCATCTCTCTCAATTTCTAGATTTAAATCTTCTATTCTTTGATCTAAGACCCACTGCCAGTATTCCAAATCGTCTTCCATCTTATGCTATAGTTGTTTCTACCCAAAATTGGTGGAAGTTGCTATTATTAGTTCCGCTAATCTGATACATATAGTTTGTATTCATTCCAGAATAAATTAAAGATGCTGAACTCCTACTTAAGCTGCCTTGTGTTGCATGCTCGTGTTTATAAACATTATATGCTGTAACAAATCTTGCATTAGCACTTGGTGGATTCCATTGTACATAGTATGCATTGTTAAGGTTTACTACACTCATTGTCGTAGGTTCAGCAGAAGAAACTGCATAAGCAATACTCGCTGTAGTAGCACTTGATAGAATACCATATTTCATTGCATATACACGATATGCTTGTGTACCTGTTTCATCAAATGCATTATCAATAATGCTCATTGAAGCAGCAAAGTCATCAGGTGGTACAATAGAAATCAAACCATAATCACTTCCATCAATTGAACTATAAACAAGATAAGCATCAATATTTGAAGTAGTAGATGCTGCAAACGTAACCTCTACTGTATTCCCGACAATCGCTGCTGATGCGCTTGCTGGTGCGTTAGGTGCAGAGATGCCAAGATTCGCCGCAGTTAGTGTCCTTGTAGCAACTGTGCCATTAGCATCTGTAACATGACCCAAACTGTTAGTTGTAACATTGAAATCAAGATCAGAGATAACCGTTGCTCCTGTAAGCGCACCAGTATCAATATTAATATCATCGCCAGCATGTGTTGGGTGAGTATAAACTGTATTCGTATCTGTTGGAGTAGCCCAAGTAAATGTACCATCACCATCACTTCGCAAGAACTGAGATGTGCTTCCATTCCCACTAACACTAAGTTCACTTGCTCTAACGGCGTTAGCTGCAATCTCACTGGCTCCAACTGCGTCAGTCGCAATTTCACTTGATCCAACTGAATTAGCTGCGAGAGCTGTTGCGATACTAACATTGGCAGAACCGTTAAAGTTAACGTTCCCCGTAACATCTCCAGATAATGCGATGTTTCTTGTGGTAGTAAGTATATCCGCATTCGGGTGATAACCATCATGGAAAATTGAATAACCATCTATTTGATGAGATGGGTTTGATGAAAAACCGGAAACACTTGAGACAGAAGCAGGAGCGATCATTTGCATCGCATTAGTCGTATCACTAGTAGCTAATCGTCCTGTAAAGTAATGCCCAGATGTTTCGTAATACGCATCTGGGTTTGTGATTTTTAATGCGATGAAAGAATTTGAACTGTAGGTAAGAGTAACTAACTCATAACTAGGAGAACTACCTCCTGCTGTACCAATTGAACGACAAGTTCCTGCGGGGTTTGTTCCAGTACCTGCTGAAACAACTATATCTACTGAGCAAGCGTGTCTTAATCCGCTTGTCCTGTCCATAGTGACAGTACCATTGACATCATTATATGGTGCATTTCGGCATAACAATAAGTATGCAGTAGTAGAATTACTAACGCCTTCATCAACTGTAACGTCAAACCTCTTAAATACAACATGGTCCTGCTGCAATGCAATATGAGAGCTTGCACCAGAGAAGGTTAATGTCCCAGCCATTGTATCATTAGCATCACTTCTTAAGAATTGTGTGCTATCATAACCATCTAACGTACCAGCATTACCTCCATTAGCAGATGTAATATACCCTTGAGATTTAACATAAGCGGTTGTCGCTATCTTAGTGCTGTTTTCGTTAGAACTCTGTGTGGTTGCTGTAGGATTTCCTGTGAGAGCAGCGTTCGTAAACATCGTAGCCTTGCTCTCGTTTGTAACACTACCTAGGCCAACGTGAGCTTTAGTCACACCACCAACGGTCCCCGTAAATGTAGGACTAGTGAACATCGTAGCCTTACTCTCATTAGTGACATTGCCTAAACCAACATCACCTTTTACTAAACTTACGACACCGCTCTTACCCGCCACTGAAGTGACTAAATTGGTATCATCAAGAAGATCTCCAAGATCTAATGTAAACGTAGTCGAATCGTCCCTTGTAAATGTAACAATGCCATTACCACTATTTAAAGAACCAGAAGCTATAGATCTAGAATCTTCATCTAAGTAAGCCGCTAAAGAAATACTATTGGCTGTACCACTTTCATTTGTATAAACCAAAGAGCCAGAAGTTAATGCTAAACTCGTTACTGTTTCTGAACTTACGTAAGTGGTACTATCTACACTACCATCAGCTTTGAGAAATTGTGATGAAGTCCCTCCTGATTTTATAAGTGATGTCGCAGTAACTGAACCTGCAAAGGTTGCGTTTTGTGAAGTGTCTAGATGTAATGCTCTAACACCACCTGACCACAAGTTTGTGTCTTGAGTATTGTATATATTAAATGATTGAGCTGCCCCACCTGTTTGCGTTCTAGTCGAGCTATTCCTCCATATTTCTGCATTACCTGTGTCATTAACCCATTTTCTAGAAACATAAGCGGCACTTCCTGCGTTAGAGTTTGTTTGAGTATTAAAACCTCCACTGTTAACGTTAGTATCAAAAGTAGCAGCACCGTTTATATCTAAACTAGTAGCAGTAACTGAACCTGCAAAAGTTGCATTACCAGAACTGTTTATAGTTAATCTATCAGCTCCATTTGTACCTAGTAAAATTGATTGATTTGATGGTTTTATTTTTATCCAACTATAATTACCCGCTCCCGATGCTCTAGCTTGGAATCTCATGTCTGATAACACATCTGTGATACCAACTCTTTCCATGTAAAAACCATTACTATCATCGTTTGAATAAATAAAACTATTTCCAGTTGTAGCCCATTTAAAACTTCCATTAACCGTTACATCACCTGCAAAAGTTGATGCTCCTGTTCCTGAGCATTGTATAACTCCTCCAACAGAGACTATCCCCGTGTTGGGGTTTAATGCGAGATTCGTTCCAGAAGGGGTCAATATTTGACCTCCACCAACAGTTACATTACCTGAAGCAACTGTATCACCAGTAGAACTAATAGTTAAAGCAGTACCGTCTACTGAGTTAATAAACTGGAATCCGTTACCTGTTAATCCAGTAGTGGCTTTCCATGTTCCACCATAGTTTCTAAATTCACCACCACTACTTGAATAAAGATTTAAAAAAGAAACTATTCCAGTATTATTAAATTGTGCTCTAAGCGTACCTCCAGTCGTGACACCTAACGCATCAGCACCAATTCTATAAATTCCAGTATCTGTATCGCCAGCAAATGTTAAGGAAGGTGAAGCAGCGGAACCAACAGGAATCGAAACTCTCTCGCTAAACGTCCAAGCATCCGTAGAATTAACCCAGTTGATTGTTTTATCAGTCGCACCTTTGAGTGTGATACCACCACCGTCAGCAGTCGCGTCAGTCGGTGTTGCAACAGTTCCTAACTCAATGTTTTTATCATCAACCTGAACTGTCGTACTGTTAATCGTTGACGTTGTGCCATTGACTGTGAGGTTTCCACCTATAACTAAATCGCCTGTAGCATCTACCCTGCCATCATTTCTGATACTAAATAAACTAGCAGAAGCGGAATCTCTGGCGACAAAAGCGTTAGCCGTTGTGTCAGCGGTAGAACCTTTTAGTTCTAATTTAGCACTTGGACTAGTTGTTCCTATACCAACTTCACCAGAAGAAGTAATACGCATTCTTTCATCAACACCTGCATTATTAGAAAACCTCCAATCATTTCGACATTCAAGTTCTGCTTCTCCCGTACTATCTTTAAATCTTACAGTTACAGCGGTATCAGTTGATTCAAATATAGTGTTAGCGTTTGATGTCCCAGAATTTACGTGAAGTTTTCTATCTGGACTCGTTGTTCCTATACCAACGTCACCAGAAGAGTCAAACACCACCTGATTTGCTGCTGTACCTGTGGCTGCTGGTCTAAAATATAATTTTCCTCCAGAAGAGTTGATCCAATATTTATTAGCATTGTTTTCAGTAAATCTTATATATTGACCTTTACCAGAATGACTATCAATGTATAATGAAGAATGATTATCTGTTGATTCTATTCTCGCTCCAGAATCACCACTGAATAAAACATGTAGAGGTTGACTTGGATTAGTTGTCCCTATACCAACGTTACCTCCTGCTTCTACAGTCATTTTCGTGGACTGTGCTGCGCCTGTTGCGCCTGTATCAATTCTTAAATCACCACCATCAATACTTCTTAAAACGGCAACTCCATTACTTCCCGTATTTCTTTGTAAAGCGATAAAAGGCTCCACGTTGGCTGAAGTCCTTACTATTATACCATCTGAACCCGAGGATTGCACATGGAGTCTGGCAGCTGGACTAGTTGTTCCTATACCTACATTACCAGAAGAATTGATGCGAACTGACTCAGAACCATTTGTCAAGAAAGCGTGGGTGCTAGCATCTTGAGAGACTAGTAACCATTGTTTATCATCTGTTCCTATGTACAGACTTTTATCATTATCTGTTGTAGGTCTGATATACGAAAACCCTCTAGACATATAAAGCCCATAACCATTGATTTCAGTATAAGTGTTGTCATTATGATAAAAACGACTTGATGTATCAGTTGTCCCGTCTCCCACCTGAAAGTTTACAGAAGGACTAGTTGTTCCTATACCAACGTTACCGTCAGCAGCGATAAGCATTGCTTGGGCGTTGTTACCAGCTAAGAATCTAATTTTACCTGATGCTGTGGTAGTCGCTATATCAAAAGTATTAGTTGTAGTAAAACCTAAATACCCTGCTCTAGAAGTGTTGTTGCTTGCATAGTATTGTTGGTAAGCTCTAATATCATTTGCATTCGTAGTAGCAGTATCTGTGAATCTTAAGCATTCATCATTGGATGTCGCTACGTTTAATATAGCTGCTGGATTAGTTGTTCCTATACCAACGTTGCCGTTAGTATGAATTCTCATCCTTTCAGCATAAGAACCCCCACCCATAAACTTAACTGGACCTCCGCCTGACCAGCCGAATTCTAATTGATTACCACTATTGACTCTTGCAATTGTTCTTATATTTGAACTATTATCTTTAGAACGTAATTCAATACCATTATTAAGAAGTATATGTCCTGTCATATTACCACCTGCCAGTGGTAGTTTAGTATTGTCAGTTGATGAGGATAAACCTGTTAGGTTACTACCATCACCATGAAAGGCAGTAGCAGTTACAGCACCTGCGAAAGTTGCCGCTTCGCTACTACCATTACCAAGTCGTAATATTTCTGAACCTAAATGTACAAACTGAAAACCATCTCCTACTGAGCTGTGATCTCGAAATCTTCCAACAAGACCGTTACCATCTATTCTTAGGCGTTCATTGAATACATCAATCTCTCTAATGTATAGCGTCCTAAAATCTTTAGAATTCGTGGTTCCCAAGTCTACTTCGTTATCCGCATCTGGTATTATGTGATTTCCGACAGTCAATCCGTTAAATGTCGGAGAATGTGTGGTATTTAACTGTAAATCATCCAGAACTTCAGAAGTCTTTAAAGATTCGAAGGTGGTTTGGTTATTGGTTCCTGTTGTTCCTACGAAATACTCAGACATATCAACGAATTATACATTCTGTTACACTATTTCACCACAAATGCAGAAAAAAAAACCTGCCTCAACGTTAATCGAGGCAGGTTTAATATTTATTTTCTGTATTAGGACGCGTCTTCGATCCAGTTATAATTAATTGTAGCAGAAGTAACTAAATTAGTTTGAGACCAAACGTTATTGATTTTTAATCCATTCCCATTCACACTTACGGATAATTCAGAAGAACTAGCCGCAGCATTTGAACCTTGGAAAGTGTTCGTAACAAAAGATTGCAACATATTTGTACTATCTGAATCTCTACGGATTGCTCCTTGAATTTTCCACATAGAAACATGATTTCCATTGTCAGAATCTTGGTCTGTTCTGACTGATTGAACAACACCTTCAAAAGCGACAGTCGTCTTATCATTCAAGTCCATTGCGTTTCCATTTGCCGCACCACTTGTAGTAATGCCGTAAGCACCTGTACCACGAAGTATAATGATACCACCCTTTGTTACCAAGTTTGTCTCTGCGCTATTATCAGAACCAAGTTCAATCTCATCAAGATGGCCTTGGTCTGAGGATGTGCCAAGACTTGTTGTGTTTCCAAGAGCAACTGCTCCACCTCCAGCAATCCCGGACCCAGCAGTAATTGTAATACTACTATTGGAAAGTTTGCTGTTCGCAATCGAACCTGCTAACTGAGTATTAGTGATTGTGCCAACAAGTGCCGTTGTAGGATAATTGGTAGCATCCGAAAGATCGAAAGCTGGAGTAGCGTCTGACCCACCCAATGATAGAGCAACTCCACCGTAAGAAACAGAACTATTAACAAACTTTGAGTTAGCAATAGACCCTGCCAACATGTCATTTTCAACAGCTCCATTTGCAATTGTCGCAGTCAGAGTCCCAGTCATATCTGCGTTAAAATCGACATGTCCTTGTAAATCTCCACCTAACTCTATCCTAGAGTCTGCTACCCAAGATGATGCCGTAGAAGCATTACCAACAATATCAGCAGCAATGTCTATGCTATTAGTTTTCCAACGATTGTTTGTACCATCAAAAGTAAATTCAGCAATGTTCGCAGCTCCAGTTCCATCAATGATAATACCTCCACCATCAGCAGACGCTGCATTAGGCGCACCAGTACCAAGAACTAAGCTAAGATCATCAATTTGGACGCTTGTAGAATTAATGGTCGTTGTTGTGCCATCAACCTGAAGGTCTCCAGCGATAATAACCTTACCTGATGCACCAGCAGCGTCTGGATCAATCGTGATTGTAGCTGGACCTGTAATACTACCACCACCAACACGAATATCACCAACAGTAATATCATTGCTTGTAACAGCATTAACGTCAGTAACAGCATCGAAAGTAGGAACGCCTGAAACAGCTTGAAGATCGTCAATCTGATTTTCCAAATAACCAGTAGCAGTCCTTAAAGTTACAAGTTCAGCATCATTACCAGTAATATTAGTATTTAAAACACCAGTAGCAGTCCTTAAGGTTGCTAATTCAGTATCATTAGTGGCAATCCGACCATTTAAAATACCAGTGAGAACGTTAACCTCTGTTCTAGGATAATAAATAGTATCTAAATTTATAGAACTAACAGCTGTTGCAACAACGTGACCATCTGCATCAAGGTCTACAGTGATATTATTTAGGACAGAACCACTTGCATTTGTTGTAACTTCAATGTCAGAACCCGGAGTTATATCTACGTGATTCGTTAAAGCAGCCAAAACACCCGACATGTCGTAGATAGCATTTTGAGAGGCTCCAATATCAGTAACGCCATTTGCAATAGAGTTTTGTATTGCTGTCCCCCTTACATCTCCAGTGAAGGTTGATATATCCGTCAGGCTTCCTGTTCGAAAGTCTACCTGAGTGCCGTTAAGTTCGCCTTTATAAATTAAATTCGTCGCCATGATGAGTAACTAGTTAAATCTAGTTACACAATAAAGGGGGAATCAGAAAATTAATATTTTAATTGAGTTAAGTCAATTTTACCTAGCCAGCGAATATTTGTCTCAGATTTTCCTGTCGCAAAGAATTTTAAAGAACCATTTGAAGCACTTACTGAAAACTGAACATCTCCCACGCCTATTCCATCGTGAATAATATGATTATGGGGTTCTCCCAATATTTCTACAGAGTTCGCACTAGATCCTCTCTTAGCACCGCCATTAACATGCATAACAGCAGTATCACCATTCTCTGCTCTTGCTATAAACTGACAACAAAAAAAGTAAGAAGTATTATCTTCTAAGACAAACCTCGCATTAGAACCATCTAAAAACAACTCAGTCTCAGAATCATCTGTAGAACTACCACGAAGTAAAAAAAAGCAGGTCTGGGCATCCCCAGCGGTAGAGAAAAAACCATTAGAAATAATAAACTGGCTCTGCTGAGAGTTAATACTCGGATTCTCAGAACCACCACCAAAAATAGCTTTTGAGACATTCTCAGAATTAAGAGTCTCTACAACTAAATTTTTTAATTTTATTTCTAGTGCCATTATGTATTCGGAATTGATCTCGTTTGCAGCACGTAACCTGTACCTATATTATCTGAAAATTCTACAAAGAATCCAGTAGTAGTTATGTCTCTCACTGCTAAAAAGTAAGTTCTTTCTCCTCCACTTGGTAGCTGTAATTCACATTGAACCATTGGCGCAGAAGAAAATGCAGTGCTGAATTCTATTCCTGTCTCATCTATACCAGAAGGTAAAACTGTATCAAATCTCTGGCTAGTTTCTTGAGATTGGACCCAAGTTCTCGTAGCCACCGTCTCTCCACCCATAGTTATGTCTTCTGCTACCGCTAAATTACCTGTTGGCACATCTACCCCACTTGCAAAATCAATTGTCAACCCATGATCCGAGAAAGAAGTTTTACTTCTACCTACTTTTCCGTCAGCTAGAACCATTGAACCTTCATGTATAGCCCTACCTCCTCTTCCAGCCATAACCGTGGAAAAAGACCCACTAGCAAAATTATTAACACCACCAACTACAATAGCATTAGAAGCATCCTGAATGTTGTTGTTCTCACCACCTAAAATTATAGAGTGATCAGGTGCTATAGTACCACTAGTGATATTACTACTTTGTCCACCAACAATAACCGCATTAGAGGCTCCTAAGATGTCATTATCATAACCTCCATCCACTAAAGAAGCTGTAGACTGCTTAATAGAATGAGCTGTACCACCATTGATTGTGTTATATCCAAGACCACCATTTTCAATTAAGTTAGATCTACCACCAATAATAACAGAATAATCATCACCACTAATAATATTTAACTCCCCTCCTGCTATAATATCGTAATCACCAAAAATTTGGTTGCCACTACCAAGTATGGCAGCAGAATATAGTGAGTTTACTGCGTTGTCTCCAATGATAAGAGCTTCAGCATCAATATAAAGCTTTCTCTCTGAACCATCAAGATCACCAGTTACAGATATGTCTTGTCCACCAGCATTAATTATATAACCAGAAGCAAAAGTTTTAACACCACTAATGGTTTCTTCTCCTGTGATATTTACGAAGGCATCTGGGTTACCACCTATTTGATTATACTGATCTAATGTTAAGTGATAATATTCGCCTGTATCACCACCTTGAATACCCACAAGTGAATTGTGAGATGTACCACCAACACCTAAATTTAAACCTGTCGAAGAGGATATCGACAGGTCTACATTGGGAGTCTCTGTGACTGTTACATTAATGCTCATGGAAGAGGAACGGAGGTTCCGCTAATAGTTGCCATTCCATATAACAACCTGTCAACACAACCATCAGATTTGATTAAAAATATATCGTAAGAACTATAAGCTGGCTCCATAGCTTGAGTATCAGAACTACTCAAAGACATTTTGGCAGCACCATTAACAGCATCAGTTTCAGAATAAGTGAAAGTTGCTTGAACCGCTTGATCATAATCACGATAAATCACTCCAGTCAAATAAACCTGATCTGTCCTTAAATCATAGGCCGTATTAGAGTCATCCTTTAAAGTTAAAGGAATGTCGAGACAAGCACCCTGCTCAATAACGATATCATATTTTGTCCCAGCCATTGTTTTATGTTACACTAATTATCTATTTTTTTAAGAATTTATCAGGATTCTTTTCAAACTTCTTCGCTAATGCAATTACCCCGTTTATTATCTCTGGAGCTACTACTCCAACAATACCGTAAGAAATAGCCTTAATAAAATCACTTATGGGAGCATCTTGCAAAACGAACCATAGAATTCCTGATAGGATAGCCGCAGCTACAACATTCCTCAAAAAAGACTTCACTGAAACATTGCCTTTGTATGTCAGCATACGAGCAATCATGCCAGATGCACCAATTACAGGGATAACCCACCCACCATCTAAAAATTCTCTTATTAGATTTTTAAAATCCATGTAAAATACATTACACCAAAAAATGTTTTTTGTGTATCTTATTTTAAGATGGGTAAACATCGGAAAGACCTTACGGAAGCGAAAGCTTTTGCTGAAAAATATTGTAATCCAGAAGATAGTAAAATCATCTCTGACTTAGACCGTCATGCAAGAGAAACAGCATGGGCTTTATTACAAAAAATTAAGCATTTAGAACAAAACTCTTGTGTTTGTGACGAGTGTGGTTCTGAAGTAGAAGACGAACCGGAAGAAGAGGTTAAAGTTGAAAAAAATAAAAACCAAGAAGTGAAGGCTGAAACCCCTGAAACTTCTACTATGGACAAGCTATCTGAAATAGCTGAAAAGAATAAAGATATTTTAGATAAAGCTGCGAAAGGCACAGCGGCTGTAGCAGCGGCTGGAGCGACAACTCAAACCGCAAGTGCAGCTACTGGGTTAACTGCTTTTGTACAAGAAACAGTTCAAAAAGTAGGGGCAATTGGAATGGCTGGCACTATGTCTATAGGTAGTGGAGCCTACTTCCAAGCAAAAACCACCAAAGAAAAGGGGACTGAGATAGCTGTCGTAGCAGAGCAAGAACATAACGTATTTTCAAATTTAAATGACTTTACTGAGACAACAATCGGATTCCAACCTTTTGGTGGTGTTACCGAAGCTATTGTAGAATATGCCGAAAAAGGTTATGGAGATGTTGTGGGTACGTCTGAAGAAGGCTACGAAGGAGGAGAAGGTGAAGAATCTGGTGGCGAAGAGGGAGAGGGCGAATCGTCAAATGAAGAAGCTTCTAACGAGGGAGAAGGAAATGAAGGCGAACCTACAGAAGAAAACAATGAAGAAGGAGAAGGAGAAGGGGAAGGAAAGGCCGTTAAAGAAGAAGAATCTGTAGAAACCGAAGAGGAGACAGAAGAAGAAAACGAAGGGGAAGAGACTGAAGAATCAGAAGAGGAATCTGAAGAAGAAGGAGAAGAGGAGGAACCCAAAGAAGAGGAGTCCGAAGAGGAATCCGAAGAGGAATCCGAAGGGGAATCCAAAGAAGAGACCGAAGAAGAGACCGAAGAGGAGGAGTCTGAAGATGAGGGAGAAGAAGTGGAGGAAGAATCTGAAGAGGGTGAGCCTGAAGAAAAAGAGGAGACTGAAGAACAGTCGGAAGAGGGCGAAAAGAAAAAAACAGATATTGAGAATTCAGAAGAAACATTCGAACTAGAAGAAGATGATCAAGTCACTCAAGTCCCTGATGTGATTAAACTCCCTAACATGATAAGAAAATAATTATTATGGAAGATTTATTTGAAAAAATACTCGCTCCTTACATGGGGTCAATGCCTGAGTTCATTATTTCTATCTTGGGTTTGCTAGGGACTCTTTCTTATATTGTCCCTGAAAATAGTAAGCTGGGTAGGTTATTAGGTAAGTTGACGGGGAATCTAACTAAACTTAAAAACTTTATACTAAAAAAGAAGAAATGAAGCGCACACTCATAACTTTACTCTCAATTATTTCCGTAGCTAAATCTGCTATTATTACCTCTGTAGAAGGAAATGTATTCCTAATCAACCCTACAGAAAACCCTAATATCAACCCTGTAGTCAATATCCAAAGACCCATCCAGATCAGCAATGAGGAAGTTGTAGATATAACTGAAAGCGAAGATAAAAAAGAAGATTCAATTATTCCTTGGGATGCAGACGAAGAGGAAATTTATGATTTTTATGATGCTCCTAATTGGGATTTTTCAGAATCAGACTTGAAAGAGTTAGATCGAGATTCTGCTATCACTAGCATATTGACTATAACAGATGCCTTAATACTTGAAGACAGTCCCTCTTATTCAAATATCGAGATTGGAGATGGGTTTTCAGTAACATTAAAGTCTACAGATTTTACTTTTCAAAAAAGCAATGGTTTCACTGGAGTAAATGATGATGATAATGTATATTCAGTTTTAAATATAACTGAAGGGTCTAGTATGTATGCCATGTTTACTTCAATTGGTCTAAAGGTAAATGTAGATTCAACTAGCAGTTTGACTCTACGGGGAGTTGGAGACCCAATCAATAGTCAAATAGAAAGATCTATCGTTAATTTGTCTCCAAACGCGCAGCTCACTCTAGATTCAATAGAGGAGTTTTCAGAACAGGGTGATGATATTTATTTGAATGGCGTATCGTTCTCCCAAAACCCTTCTATCTTGAAATTTAATGGAACTACTGCGACCGCTATTCCAGAAGCTTACTCAGCCCTGCTAAATGCTTTGCCTATAATTTTACTTTTAAGACGGAGGAATAGATTTAATTAATCAAAAAGTTCTCTCTCTAGTTTCCTGAAGCGAGCATCTGAATGCCAAACCTCATCTATCTGAGGGGTGTAAACCCCTTCTTCAGTCTGAATCGGTTGACCCGCCTTGAGCTTTAATGAAGACGGTTGATATATGTTCAAAGTCGTCGTTTTCGGATTTGAGACGCTTCCGCAAGAGGTCAGCCCGATCAGAGGAGTTACTATCGCCAGCAGCCCGTAATTCTTCAATTTCGTTAATGAGTTCATTTTTTATGTTTCTATGTTGATTTTTTATTTCAAAAAAAGCCAATCTATTCCTTAATTCAAGGTAAAGCTGTAGGCTCTTAGCTAGAGTTTTAATTAAAGACATTATTCTTATTCTATATACACTCCAAAACCTGTTTCCACTCCATATCTCCAATCACAGACGTTAACTTTGTGATATCTGCTTGAGTGAATTTTTGATATTGCCCTTTTAGTTTTTCTGGCATCGCGATCTGTTTCACTTTCGCTCCAGAGTTTTCTGCCATTTTATCAGCAATAGCTTTAAAAGATATGGAATTGCCAGTACCAACATTGAAGATACCAGAATTATCATGATGGAGCATCCTATAATGCACCTCACAAATATCTTCCACATGGACAAAGTCTCTACTTGCTTTTCCTCTAAATACTTTGATCTCCCCATTTTCTTGAACTTCGTTAATGAATTTTGTAATAGGGCTAGCTTGATCCCCTTTATGCTCTTCATGAGGTCCATACACATTAAAGTAACGGAACCCTTGATAGGGATGTTGCTCGTTCAAAAGCCAATTGTCAAACATATATTTACTATACGCATAAGGGCTAAGAGGAACACAAAATTGATCTTCTTTAAAAGAGTCTGCTATGCCATATACCGAAGCACTGCTAGCGTATTGGAATTTAATGTCCATATTGGCGCATAGCTGGTAAAGAGTGCCAGAGAATATAAAATTTTCATTTAATATCTTTTTTAAGTCGGTTTCTGTGGTGCTTGAATTAGCTCCAAGGTGAATAACCGCATCAATACCACTCAGAGGAGGTAAACTATTTCCAAACTTAATATCGTAAGGAATGACCTCTATTCCTCTTTTCTCAAGATAAGGACAAAGGTTCTTGCCAATAAAACCTTCGCTACCAGTAACTAATACCCTTCTCACAAAGGTATTATATTAGAGATCGCCTTCGTCTTCTACAATTTCTTTTACTGATTCTAAAAATGGATGTCCGTTCAACAAATCTTGATGCTCTGCAAAAGACTCATCGTCCCAGCACCACCGAGAGAATTCTTCGTTATCGTCCCAAGCGACAACTTCTTCAGAAGCCATTGAACTGACAGGCTTTTTAGACCAGAATTTACAACTCCAGTAGCGGGGAGTAGTTTTGTCTTTAGCTGTGTCGCACTTATGACGAGCGCGGAAATTTCTGCGACGAGCTGGGTCATCACGCTTAATCTCCATATTAGGGTCACCAAATTTAACCATAATAACATTGCCAGTTTTGGGACTTTTCACATAAACGCCAAACTTCTTTTTGCCATCCTTTAAGCGGAAAGGCTTATTTAAAGTTTTTTTCTCCGCTTCTGTATACTCAAGATCTTCGATCTCTTGAGTTGATTCTTCTAAAGCATCAACTCTTTGAAGATCGAAACGAGCTAAAGCAAAATCTAATTCATCAAAGTATACAAAAGCCAGACCTTGTTCTTCTAGGTGATATTCCTCTGAACCCTTAGCGACATCTTGATCTGCTGCACGGTAAGACTTCTTAACTTTGCCTCCACTCACCATTTTTAAAAACATATTCACCCTAGCCATCGCCCACTGACCTCTGGTCTTTCCAACACGATGACTAGAGCTAAATGCTCCCGCGCCTCTACGGTATATTTTTTTAAGTTGTGTAAGAGAAACTTTTTTAGAATGCTTCTCGTTGTGCTCCTTAACTTTATTTTTCAGAGCAGTCACTATTTTTTCTGAAAAAGCTATTTTCTTCCCGTCTTTCCCTGCGCTGCCTTTCTTGTTCTTACTAGAACCTTCTTTCCGCTCATCAGGCTTCGCTGGAGTTTGCGCTCCACTTTTAGGCCCAGATCGTTTAGCAGCTTGGGAATTTAGAAATTCTTTAGCTTCTTTAGAAAAATCGTATTCCATCAAATGATGTTACACTTCTTTCTGAAAAACTTCTTTATAACTTTCAAGTTTTTCTTCTTCACTCATATTTTCAAGCTTCCGATCAACCTCTTCTCTAACCAAAGTTGAGATTATGTCGATCAACTCTGCAAAAGTTAAGTTACTTGTAATATGATTTACAAGTGCTTCATGAAGCTCTTGTTCCTGCTCTGAAGACATTATTTCTGCAAAGCTTTACTCTTATAAATGCGAAGGTCTGGCTGAGTATCTTTCTCTTTAAATTTATTCTTAAAGATTACAATTTCAACTTTTTCCTCTCCGATTGTAAGATTGCCAGAATAAAAGGGCTTTTCGCCACCTTTACGCCATAAGGCTCCGATTTCACGCTCTGACCATTCACTGTTTGTTTTATTTTCTTCGTTCATAAACTAATATAAGATTTAATTAAATGTTTTTTGTTGTGAGGGAGCTTAGTGTAGCGTTTTTTAAGACGCTTGTAAACTCTTTTCATAATTGGATCTGCTCGAAATGAAATCAAGCTTCTCAAATACCTTGATGTAGATCCGCTCATTAATTACTTGAATTAACTGAAGCCAAACTTGTTTTCGCTAAACGACGATTAAAACGAGCATTACGATCAAAAATGGTAATGTAGTCGTTTGTCTCTCCAAGGAACTGAGCATTCAGGGTTTCTCCTTGAGTCGTTTGAAGACCGAAGAACCGACCACGGGTTGCACGGATAAGTTTTAGAGCAGTTTTCTGCTTAGTATTTAATTTCATCATCGCGTTATTGTAAGGGGAAATCTAGTTTTGTCAACTAAGAAAACCCATTTCATCTAAATTTATTTTAGAGGCGTTTCCCGTCAACTCTTGACATATAAACTTATTAATCTGGTCCTCGAAACGATCTTGGAAATCAACTAGGTTCTTAGAAGAACGAGCGAATTTCTTTAGAAAACTTAGTGTAAATAATACCTCTATATCGCTCAATCTCAAATCTTCATTGATCTTCTGTATCTTATGATAAAGAATTCTAAATATGTCCTTTTTGCGAGCTTCATTTAATACTAAATTACAGTCAACTAGAGATAATAATTCTTTAAAAATAGACGAGGTTGGAGACTCCTTGTCAGAGTTAAACCCCATTGATGAAGTGTCCTCTACTCCGCTAGTCACAAAAATTTTGACATTAGAAAAGTCAGCTATATCTCCATTAGCCATTTGCAACTTCCCGTCCTTTAGTATTTGAGCAAATAAACTCTTAACAGACAAATGTAGCTTGTGGAAATCGTCAATAATAATGACACTATTAGGATAGATATTAATCTTCTCACATAAAGAAGTGTTATTCATTATCTCTGGTAAGATTTTAAACTTAGCGAACTCATCTGAAAAATGAACTCCGCTGTAGCTTAAGATATTCACGCCACTCTTTTCCAGAGAGTCCTTCAAAGTCGAACAGAAAAAACTTTTGCCACTAGACTCAACTCCTGTAATACAATAAATGCTGGGAGCTGACCCTTTTTTATATATTCCATAATTAGATAGAGATATGGATTCGATAAGAGAATCAATAATTCTATTATTGCCTATAAACTTTTTCTTTAAACTCTCAGAGAGATCAGATAAAATTTTTGGCTTCCTCAGAGGGTTCTCCTTCTTTGAGAAGAAATCTTTAAGATGCTTCATCCTAACTTCTGGAACTTCATCCTCCTTGTCTTCAGACCAGTCTGATAATTTTTCTGTTACAAATGATAATAATGATTCTGTCGAGGTTATATCTACATCGTTATCTTTTATTTGTTCTTGCAACTCTTTAAATGAAGTATCATTGCCCCAGTGGGAAACTTTCGCTTGCGCTCCACAATGATCAATTACGTCAATTGCTTTGTCTGGATAAAATTTATTTGGAAGATATTTTTCACAAAAAACAATAACATTGTCAATAAAGTTTTGAGTATAATTAACATTATGGAAGTCTTCGTAATAAGAGGTTATAGTAGGTAAAATTTCCTTCATCTGAAATTTAGAAGGCTCTTTGATAATAACCCTTTCAAAACGACGATCTAAAGCAGAGTCTTTTTTAATAGTGTTTGTATACTCGTTTATTGTAGTGGCTCCAATACAACTAATTGTGCCACGAGCAAGCTCTGGCTTGAGTATATTAGAAGCTTCTAGGGAGTTTTCTGTAGTTCCTCCAGCACCAACAAGAGTATGGACCTCGTCTATGAATAGAATAATATTTTCATACTTCTTAACTTCATCTACAAACTTCTCCAGCCTCTCTTCAAACTGACCACGATACTGTGTTCCAGCGACCATACTAGACAAACTAAGAGAGTAGATAACTTTATTCGCGATAAGCTCTGGAGCTTCACCATTTACAATTTTGGAAGCTAGACCCTCAATCAAAGAAGTTTTACCAGTTCCCGCTGGTCCCACTAAAATTGCGTTTGGCTTCTTCTTTCTGCAAAGAATAGTCGCTATCTCTGATATTTTGTCATCAAAGTCTACTATTTTATCAAATTCATGACGGGAGGCTTTTAAGTTTAAGTTTTCTGCGAACTGATCAAGGATTGGGTTTTCATCAAACATCCCAATCCATTTGCCAACTATATCCATAGAAATATCATCAGCAAAAGAATACTCTGATTCTCCCTCTGGTGCTACTTCTTCTTCGTCTTTTATAAAACGAGTTATAGACTCCACCATTAGATCTCTATCTTGTTCCTCAAGAACCCCAGAGAAAGCCTTCGGAGTGAACCCTTCACTCAAGAAACAAAGCAAAATAGCTTCTGTGCTAACGTAATCTAATTCAAACAGCTCCTTCTGAATAAACTTACATTCATTTAGTAATTTATTTAATTTAGTGGAATATTTAGTAGAAACAATTTTGTTAGACTTCTTCTTCTCGATGACCTTTTTAGATGCAATAAACAAAGCTTCCCTACAAAAAGATTCTTCAAGAAATTTCTCACAAGACAAGCTTAGGTCACTAATAAATGAATGAAAAAAAACATCTATATCAACCTTATTTCTCCCAAGGAATTCGTTTAAATCTTGAGCACCCTTAAGGATGCACTTTAATTGTGGAGTAAGTGGTAAGTCGTTCATTTTTTATTCAGATCTCTAAGCTTCATCATGATTTTAGTATCAATCACCCTAGCCGAAGTTATAAAACTACTACCACGGCCTTTACTAGCATTCAAGATCAAAATGCACTCTTTCGATATTTTATATTGTGAAAGGAAGTCTGAAAGAGTATTAGATCTAGAATTATCCATCATTAAAAATTTAGATGAGCCTGTATTGTCTGAAACATTAATCATCATATACTTATTACCGCTTTGAGAGATATTTGTGAAGAAATCTTTTACTTGGCAAGCTACCTTGAAACTCGTTCTTTCTGAGATCTCATCTATTTCTCTTAGACTACTCATGGAACCGAATTCATCTTCAAAGCAGTCTCTCAAATCGAAAGAGTAACTATAACCCAATAAAGTATTTTCATACCACCAATTACAAAACTTCTGGAATGGCTTATTCTTGTCGAAGATCTCTTTGTAATTCTTAAAATTTTTCTTAAAGGTATTAAACCTAGATTCTTTCATTATTGGGCGACCATCATCAGCAATAGCGTTCACCCTTATCACTTCCGATATTGCTTTTAAAACATCATCACCAAACCTCTCTTTAAATAGATTAAAATTTCTCTTCTCCCTGTCTGTCAATATGTTGAAAGCTTGAGCCTCTAAAACTAACCTGCCTCTTTTTTCTGTAGACTCGTCCATAGATCCAGCTTGAATCAAAGCAGCTAGCACTGAGATATTAATTCCACAATTTTTAGCTGCCATGAATACATCATATTTGCTTTCAAACCCGTCTGACCCTTTGAAAGATAAAAGACCTTCTTTAGATTTAGAAGAAATACCTTTGATTCCATTAAGGCCATATCTAATGTTGTCACCTTCAATAGAAAAGTCCATTTTTGATTTAAATAGGCTTGGAGGTAATAATCGAACACCAAAGTAATCTAACTCTTGATGGACAGAAGCAACAACTTCAAGAGGCTCTGGGTCAAACTCAGAAGACTCAAGGACAGACAAGAAGAACTCTCTAGGATATTTGTACTTCAAATAAACTGTCTTAGCTGCCAATTCAGCATAAGCGAAACTGTGAGACTTGTTGAATGAGTAGTCAGCAGAAGCTTGTAGGGCAGTCCAGTAGAAATCACTGATCTGACTATCTAAACCTAGAGCTTGTGCAGCATCATAAATTCTATCTTTCCACTTCGGCATTTCCTCAACCTTCTTCTTACCAACAATGCGACGAAGAGTTTCTGCCTCTTCTAGAGTCAAACCGAAAACCTTGTTAGCAATCTGCATCAACTGCTCTTGATACAAGATAACGTTTTTAGACCAAGATAGGATTTCATCTAGCTCTTTATGAAGGTTGCTTGATTGAGGGGCTTGTTTCTGTCGGACATATTCGTCAACAAATTGTAAAGCCCCCGGTCTAGCAAGAGCTACAACGTCAGAAAGTTCATTGAGATTGTCAGGCTTTACGTCTTGGCAAACCCTGAAGTTTGTATCTGCTGAAATCTGGAAGAGACCTTCTGGATGATTATAGGTTTGAAGCTTCTCATATATGAATGGGTCATTAGGGTCTATTTCATCTATGCCAATGCCAATCTTGTCGCAAGTCCTGTGAGCGATTGTTAATGTCCTAAGACCAAGAATATCGAACTTAACCATGAGGTCAGCAACATCGTGCATATTGTAACCTGTTACTAAGTCTCCATCTTTAGTTTTTTGAAGAGGCACAACATCTCCTATTGATTGAGAGCAAATAGCAATGCCAGATGGATGGACTCCTGTGTTTTTAATTAGATTCTCAATCTTCTTCGCATTAATAAAAGTCCTACTATGTTTTTTAGCCCAATTGTCGAGCTTCTCATTCTCTTCTCTCGCATTATCTAAAGAAGATACTTTGCCATGAAGTTTCGGAATCATGTCACTAACTGAATTAGCTTGGTCCTCTTTGGCTTCATCAAAATACTTGGTAGCCTCTCTAATGCAAAGCTTCGAACTAAAAGTGTTGAAGGTTAAAATTTTTGCTGTCCTGCCCTTATGTTTTTCTTCAATGTATTGAATGACTCTCTGTCTTTGCTCATAACTGATATCTGAGTCAACATCAGGAAGTAGACTGCCAACAAGAAACTCTTTATTTCGTTTGTCGTAAACTTTTTTAGCACGACTCTTTGATACAAAACGTTCAAAGAACAAATTGTGAGGAATGGGATCAATATTAGTAACCCTAAGCAAATACAAAACTAAAGATCCAGCAGCAGAACCACGACCTGCTCCGGTGGGAATACTATTTTCATGGCAAAAGTTTAAAACATCCCAATTTAACAAAATATAATCTGTAAATCCAAGCTCTTCAAAAGTCTCTAGCTCTTGTTTGGCACGATCAAAATATTCTTTTTTATTCTCATACTTTGTAATTCCTTTGTCCCGCAATCCTTTGCGGGTAAGCTCATACATAATTTCTTTAGTGGAGCTTTCTTCGCCAAGCCCAATACTCCTCAATACAGCTTCGCTGACAGAAGTCTTAGGTAATTCAACGCCAATAGGCTCACAATCGTCGTAAACAGAAAAATCTTTAAACATTACAAATTCATTTCTTTTTTAAGTGCAGAAAAAACCTTGAAGCACATCTTATTATCATATAAGGCATCATGCAACTTCTCTTCTTCAAACTCTATGCCAAAGAATTTAAGCAATTGGTTTTGAGAAACTCTCGACTTGAGGGATCGGTCATGGATTATCTTATACTGCCAACTCAACAAATCTTTCTTGGGCTTGTCGAGATCTTCTCTGTAAGCCTTGCCGAAGGCTCTAGTGTCATAAATTCGATTAAGATACGAATAATCAGGAGTTTCCCCCAACAACCTTTGCATGCAAGCCACCATGTAGACATCAAAGCCCAAAAGGTTCTGACCAACAATTTTATATTCTGGGTTAAATAAATCAACTTTAAAATCAGCCCAAACTTTCTTCAAAGGCTCCTTCCTCTCGTTATACTTATCCCAACTGAAGCCTGTCAAATGCTCCACTTTTTTATTAATTTGTAGGTCTTTATGGCTAATATATCTATCGTTCTCTTTAATGACTCTATTGCCTTGGCAAATCAACCATGAAACTTGCCAAGTACGAGAAGAGTGCAAATTAAGACCCTCAGTCTCCGTGTCAAAGACTAAATATTTTTGATTATGTGGTAGCATCTTTATAAGACTCCCAACAGAACTCGTCTGAGCAGAAGTGATTTAAGTTTGGGTTTTGGAAGGTTGGAGTCCTACCTCCAGATCTATTACAAGCTGCTTTATACATTTGTAAAGCAGCAAAGTCATCTTTGTCACGATGAAGTATCGTCTTAACAGTTTGAGTCTTAACATCAAGACTGTCAATAATAGATTTAATTTGGAAATCAAAGGGGTGATTATTATCTTCGATAAAGTAAACCGGATCTAAGTCTTTAATATCTATGTGAGATAAGCCAAAATGAAATAAATTATTAAAGATATAAGAGTCGTAGAATGGGACGCACACTTTTAGATTCTTAAAATCAATTTTGTTATACTCAGATAAAATCAAAGAATTTCGGTCATTCAAAGAGGCGTTAGAATACATCCTTTTCAAATCTCGTATTCCTTCGTTGTTTTTCGCAAAAAGAGCTAGCTTGCTAGGTTTTTCGCTGTAGTCCCCCTCTGTATTAAGAACAGATATCTTTAATCCAAAAACAAATGGAACCTCCTCCTCTTGAAAGAGCTTGTTAAATACTCTAAACCCATAAAAAGTGTCTTCAAGTAAAACAACCTTTCCTAATTGGTCGGTTTTAGCTATATCCAATATTTTCTCTGCGGTGAGAATAGACTTACCTACACTAAACTGACTCTTAAAAAGAGGGATCATGCAGGAATTCTAAAGAAGATCACTCGTGTTGTCAAACGAAAAAGACGGGCAACCAGAATATTTTTTCTTCTCAATATGAGTCCCTACTCCTTCGTCGAGCATAACTTGTAAATTTTCTTTAACGTAAGACGACTTAATGAACTTGTCTTTTTCTCCAAGCAAATGGTAATACTCAAATGGAAACTTGAATGGACAGTGCCACATTAAATCTCCGTTCTTTTTTAATTGTCCTACGCGAGTAGCTCTGCCACAAACAATTTTACCAGCAAACCCTTCTTCCTTCGCTGGATACCCCTTATCCCAAGCAAGGCCACTAACCGCAGTATTGTGATTGAAATTATTGATTACCTGTTGAACATCAGTCAAAAAATATTCAAAACCTTCTAAGTCTAGTTCATCTAACGGCTCCATAGCCATAAGACCTTCCCCGTTCAAGTCGAACTTTAAGAATAAGAACTCCATGCGTCTCTTCAAGTATTCTGGATACAAGTATTTAACAGCAAGACAATACATGTAATCCTGCATGTTGTCTGTATACTCCTTACCTTCAAAGATACTTTTTGAGGTTTTGAAATCTCGGATTATAGCTGTTTTTTTTCTTTTAAATAAAAATAGTTTATCTATAAAGCCTAGTATCCGATAATCCTTATCGCCTTCATTTACAGAGATGTCGAAATCTTTCTCAGAGATAGCTTCTGTAGGCTTCCCCTCTGTGTCCCCAAAGAAATCAAAATTCAGACCCTCAACTGTCATCTTGTTGATTAGGTCCATATTCTCAAAGTCGTCTATCTCATACTTTTTAGCGTAAGCTTCTATCATCCTCTTAATCGGAGGACTAACATTTATATCTTGAGCTTTGATAATCGCTGTATAATGCTTCCTGTGTTTAGGATTACCTAAGTTCTCAAAAACAGCATGGCAGATTGTCCCACGCAAAGATCCATGATTAGATTTATCTGGTAAGCGCAGATGATACTTGGCCCAATATTGCCAAGTACAAGTTTGCATTGTTTTTATGCGAGAGGCTGAGAGAGGCTTATTTTTAGATTTCTCCATAATGGAAGTCGTATTTTTTTTCAAACTTCCGTAAATTGGAAGTGAATGTTTTATTGACCCCACGTTTATTCATCTCTTTAGCGAAATCAATAACGTTAGCCATCGATTCATTATGTTTAACTGAGTCGCAATATTCAACATATTTATCTATTTGACCTTTATCCATGTCTCCAAAATCATTCTCTGGAGGAGGGGAAAAGAATACTTTGTCAAAATCAATTTGATCGCAGAGTTTAAATATAGACTTTATTGAGCCTTCAAATCCCCTGTTCGAACCTGAATTAAAATCATTATTAAACGCAATGATAATTTTATCTAAAGGTAAACTATGAAGTTTAGAAATGAACTTTGGTGAAACGTTCAAGCCGAAAGAAACAAGTACATTCTTAATCCCAGCGTTAAATAAAGAAATGCAATCTCCAATAGATTCTACCACATATACGCAACGATGTTCTTCAATCGCATCAGCGACATCATTTATACTATAATAAGGATAAAACCAATCAGAACACCTCCCATTGTGTAGCCATTTGGGTCTAGGGTCATCTGTTACCTTACGACCTGAAAACCCGTGTATCTTACCATCAGAGCGCATAATAGGGAATATAACTCTCTGATACATTTTGCCAGACATAGCTAATCCACATTTAAATTTTTTAAGAGTATCTTCTGAGATCCCTCTGTTAAAATAAAAATCATAATGAGGCAATAGTCTATTTAAACAAGTATCTGGGTATGTTTTCTCCTCACTCAAAAGATGCTTTTTTCTGGCACGTTCATATATATTTACACCATCCGTCTTCAAATAAGAATTTAAAACATTCTTATCATTTGTATTAAGAGTTTTTTGGAGTAAGGCTTTAAAAGGAAGAAAAATAGAATCCTCTACATAGTCTTTCCAAACTCCAGTGTCTTTATAAATTTGAAGGGCCGTAGTATTACTCCCAGACCTGTAGACTGCGCTAGTTCTCCAATAAGAACCATGATCTTTGAGTTTATACCCTAAGTCCTCCAAAATAGATCTGTAATCAGTCATTGCGAAAGAACCATTGGAATATCGTCATTGCCCTCGTTGGTCTCTAGCGAAACATCAACGTTATTAACAGAGTTTACAATATCTTGAAGGTCTCCTCTTTCTTCGATTCTAAAATTTTGAATATTCAAGTTTATAAAGTTCTTTCGGTTAGAACCATCTGGCATCTCAACAGCATTGATAGCACGGAGAGCGTCTTTGCCTAAGTGTCGAGCCTTAAGGTTTACTAGCTTATGAGTACCGAATCGATCTCCATCTTGGTGAATTTCATCTGCAACCTTTGTCCTCAACAAAAACAAATGAGAGCAGAATTGAGTAATGCCATCAGAAAGTGAAACAACGCTTTCATCGTCAACAATAGAGTCTGCGTTACGGTTACTAGTAATTCCAAGTCTATTCGCTTGAACAGAAGTCATCATTGACACGCAAGGCTTCCCATCAAAACACAAGTCTCTGTGAATAGTCTGCTTGAACAAATGAACCATCGAGGCTACTTGCTGCCAACCTTCATTCTTACCAAGGTTATTGAAGTCTGTCTTAATGTAATCAAAACTAAAAATCATTCTGTTACCCCTGCCAACTTTAGAGTAGTAATACCTTTTTAGATAAGAGCACATCTCTTCCGCAGACATGCCAGCAACATTCACATAATAAAACTGCATATTGCCAGCCTTAATCTTATCCCAAGTTCTACGTACCCTCGCCACAACCTCTTCAACAGACCAGTCCTTATAGCTAGAAGTTCTCCACTTTCCACTTTGTAGGAGGTAAACGGGGATACCACTCATCGCAGAACATTGACGGAAAGTAAGCTCTTCTTCACTCATCTCCCCATTGTCAAAGTGTAAGACGGGGATGTTATATTTAGCTCCAGTTCTTGTAGTATAGTCCATGCAGAACTGAGTTTTTCCCACGCCAGAACGAGCTACAATAACAGAGATATTACCCTCAAGAAGAAGAGATCCGTAAATCTCGTTTATTCTTTCGTGTGGACCCATTAATCCAGATTCTTCAACAGGATTATTCCCTCTATCTTCCACTAAATCTTCCATCATGTCAAAAAGATTAACTGGTCCATCGTCAGAGAACTCAAACTCTTTGATATTTTTATTATAGATTTCGTCAGCTTTATCTATAATTTCTGAATATTTTATGTCAGGATCGACCTTTTTAACATAAGAGGCTACGTCCCTTGCGGAGCGATAAATCTCTCTACGCGCAGAGAACTTTTTCAATTCCTTTACCGAAGAAATAAATATATCTTCTGTTATCTTATGATAGACAAGGGAGCGAATATATTCTGGGAGATCAATACTATCTGGGAAACTGACCTTGAGCTGTTCTAACCTTGGTATGAGGATGGTGTCATCTATAGTCTCTGTGTTATTCAGAGCATTTCGGATGAGCTTGAAGATAGATAGATTTACAACAGAATCATCGCTAAAGAAATCTTTTTCATTTAAGAACACTGAAACTTCAGCCCACTTGTGAGGGTGCTGGAGAAGACCTTTCAAAACTGTCTTCTCTAAGTCTAAGCTAGCTATCATTCGCCCACCTCCTGCTGTTGGAATATTTCAACCAATTTAGTGAGAGCCATGTCAACACAAGCATTGTCTGTTTTACTGGAGAAGGTAGGATGGCCTGATTCATTTATGTAAAATAAAAAGAATCCTTTGTTTCCTCCACTAGGAGAACCAGTACAGTCGAACAATTTAGTAAGGATGCTTTGAGGTAAAGTATTTTCTGTTTTATCAAAAAGATTCATATTACGTCTAACTCGTTTAGTAGATCTTCATTCAGAGTATCTTTCTCTAGTATTCTTACAAGTCTAATTTTGTTAATATCGCAAAAATATTCCTTTTTCTCGTCTCTTTGCAATTGTGACAGAAAATTCTGCCTTGAGTTTGAGTGAAAAAATTTATTAAATTTGTAATGCTGGTTGCCATCAACTTCTATTGCAAGTTTTTTATTCGCGTTATAAAAGTCTATAGTCATTCTAGTTCCAAGAACAGGGAACTCTTCAAAAACTACATCTGAAATCCAGTGTGAGTATAAAAGGTCTTTTACTTTTTTTTGGATCTTACTCCGACACTTTTTATCCCAGTCAATTAAATATTTCGATGAGTTTTTTAGCTTCTGTTCACGACCAGTTGTCGTAAGAAAAATCATACAAAAATATTCTCAGCAATAAATAAGTGCATCCCCTTAGTGATTTCCTCACTGTTCTCTAAAAGGTCATACAGAGCTTTCATCCCCTGATACTTCTCTTGAACTTCGACTCCCCTATCAGCAAGATACTTGATAAGTTCAGCATCAATCTTAAACCAAGAAGCAGACTTCTCAATAAAGTTCCACATTAAAAGCATCTCAATGATCTCACGCTCAATCCAAATAGACTTACCATCAGATCGACCATGCTTGATTGGGTAACGAATACGCATACCAGTACTTTCATTCGTAGACTTCTGAATATGAACTTTCGCGTAATGACCTATAATAGAATTCTCTGGGCTTGGCCTTGCCTTTTGATCTTGTAGAATTAGATCAGATTGGTTTCTTCTTTCGAAGTTTATAATCCAGTCTGGATAGTGAAGAGCTGCATTGCCACCGCTAGAATTAGTTTGGTTGTTTGGATCACTAGGAGCATATTGATTAGTCTTTATAGTTGACCGAACCTGAGAGACCATAATACACATATGACCAAATTTACCCATTCCAAGACTAACTCGCTTTAAGAAATCTGAAGTAAGAGATGCACCTGCTGCAACTTTTGCTGCATCACTGGTAGTCTTCTCTAGATCAGATTTAGGAAGCAAGCCATCCATACTGTCGATGACAATGCAAAATTTTTCTCTATCTGGATTATTTCTTAGTAATTCTCTAAGACCATCAAAAACTGTGTCGTAAATGTGACACTCCCAAACAAGGCAAGTGCCTAAATCCCAGTCTTCTGGGTCAGTCACAAATTTCAATCCAGAACGCTTTTGGATGTCTGCTGATAAACGACCCTCCGCTTTGATATAAAGACCCTTGGTCTTCTCTACCGTCTCAAGCATATTCTTCATAACATGAAGAGCTTCATTTGTTTTACCACCCTCGTTACAACCAATGAAACGCTGGAGTCCAGCTCCAAGACCTCCACCCACAAACTGATCTAGAATTAGGGAGCCAGTCGAAACTATGTAAGGCTTTGCAGTCTCTTCATAGTTGTAGTGGAATTCTTTATTACTCTTAAAAAACTTCGACATAAATTGCGAAGTCCCAACTTTTTCTTTTGCACTTTTCTTACTCATCTAAAAAATCTCTCAGGGTTTTTCTTTTTTCGATCAATCTATCTTCTCCGAATTTGAGCTTGTGGTCAACCATTTTCTCGGAGTTTTTTGGCTTGTAGTAAAATTCCCTGTGTTTTTTATCTAAGTATACTAATCCCTCCTTGGTCAAGAAATATTTTATTGACCCATTAAACTTAAATGGAGGCTTGACCTTTAATAAAAAGTCAACGTCATTTTCAAAACGCTTAAACAGCTTTGTAGCTGCGATCATATCCAGTTTGTAATTAATAGAAGGCTGATCATTCAGCATCTTCCTTATAAACTGTTGCCTCTCTTTAAAGTAAGAAGGTTTTTTGGCTGTTTTTTTTTGATTTTTAAAACTAAACCCGCATTCACAAACTAGAGAACGAGCAGAGCATAAGGCAGAACATTTTGGACATTCTTTTTTACCCTTTGGCATAAATCAATCCTAACATGAATTAATATCGTTTGCAAGCATTTTTCTCACAAGACCAATAAAGTTTGTCTTAGGCTTCCAGCCCAAGTCCCTCCTAGCATCTGAAGAGTCTCCCCAAAGCACCTCTACTTCAGCAGGTCTATAGAATTCTGGGTTAATCTGCATCAAAATCCTACCTTCATGCACATACTGCTCATCTACACCCTTACCAACCCACTTGCACTTTTCTACAGCAAAGCCAGCAAAATTAAACGCTTGTTCTACAAATTCCCTAATAGTATGAGTTTCATTTGAAGAAAGGACGTACTCTCTAGGAGCTTCTTGATTCAACATTAACCAAACACCTTCTACAAAGTCTTCCGCATCACTCCAATCTCTTTTCGAATCAATATTCCCCAACTCAAGAGGTTTAAAATCATTTAAAATATACTCATTTTTAATGCGAGCCACATTCTTTGTTATCTTACGAGTGACGAACTCTTCTCCACGACGAGTACCTTCATGATTAAACAACCAACCTTGAATAGCGTAAAGGTCGTAAGAATCTCTCCATACTTTTACCATGTGCCTCGCACTAGCCTTAGAAACACCGTAGGGGCTTCTTGGGCGCAAAGGGTGAAGCTCTGACTGGGGAGAGTATAAAACGTCTCCAAACTCTTCTGAAGAGCCAGCATTGTAGTAGCGGCAATTAGGACAATGTTTCCTTATAGCCTCTAGTTGATAAAGAACAGCCATTGCGTTTGTCTCCATATGATTAACTGGCATCTTCCAACTCACACCAACAAAAGAATTAGCAGCGAAATTGATGAAGTAATCTGGCTTGTGCTCTGCTATCACCAGCTCTGTATTAGTTTGATCAGCGACATCTAAGTCAATAAGTTTGAATCGAGGATTGTCTATTAGATGAGCAATATTATCGTGGTTTTTTACACTTAATCTGCGGACACCAGCTACAATAGTATGCTCAGTATTCTTTAAGAGATAATCTGCCATAAAACTACCGTCTTGACCTGTTACCCCTGTAATAATAATCTTTTTCATATGATATAGTCGCTGCAAACCCCAAAGCAATCGTAATATTTAGACCGCCAGTTTCTATCATTATCTACTATAATAGATTTATCGACAACAGGTTTATTGGGGAATGTCCAAATAAAACCTTTAGACGTTAAGGTGTAACTATCAGAATCATGCCAAAAATAATTTACATTGCTTGAGCAATACTGTAGAGCTTCTGCATTTTTACAATGAACCCAAAGACCTTCTTGATCTAGAAACGCAGGATGAATAATATACTCTGGGATATCATGACCCAGAAAAAGTTTACCAAATTCGTACCACAGATCTATTTCACAATCATACCCTAAACTTAGAACTTTTTTTATTTGTTCTGGATGGTTTTCTAAATCAGATGGGCCATTTAGATTACCTCTATGGGAAATAACCTTCATTATCCTACTAAATACTTATCCGCAGTATTCGAAGAAGTCCTTATCACAATCAAATGAGTATCTTCGTGAAATTTAGACTCTGATACCATATAAGGATCAATCACGAAAACCTCCCCTTCTATAAACCTTTCTCCATTTATCTCTACATCACCCTTTGTGACAACATTAATCTCTGTGCTTAATTTATGATAATGGTTCTGAGTTTCACAACCCTTATCATACTTATGGTAGCCAACTTCAAAGTCTTGAGTTTTAAAAATGGAAGGCTCAAAGTTTCCAACCAACCACCCATTAACCATATCACCCAACTTATATTTTTTCATTGAATTCAGCTTTAGTGATTCTCGGGATATGCCTACCCCCGTCAAAAGAGGTTCTTTCCCAGATATCTACCATGTTTGAAAGCATGCTTGCATCAACAACTCTAGATGGTACTGAAAAATAATTAGCACAATTATGTTTTATCGAATATTCTGCTGCGTATTCGTCGTAAACAACAGCGGCTCTTACACCTTTATTTTTACTACCCGCTATATTGACTCCTTGCCCAGTCCTACAAAAAGCTATAACATGATCACTGAACCCTCTATTTAGAGCATCTATAGCTTGCCCAACATAATCATTGTAATCACAATCTTTATCGACAAAAGTTCCATAATCAACGTAACGGAGACCTCTTTCAGTTAAGATTTTACAAGCTTCATTTTTTAAGTCAAACCCAGAATGGTCAGCGCATATTGCTATTGGCTTATCTCCAAATTTAACTAAGGAGTGAGTTAAATAAAACTCTAATTCTTCTGGAGTCCCCATCAAGTGCATCTTATTAACCTCATTTATATTTACCTTAGCCCCATCTTTAATCATAAGGTTATAAAGAGGACAGATGTAAAACTCTCCACGAGTCATAATTTCCTGATCAATCATTTGTTCTGCATACTTCACGAATGAAGCCCCACTACCAAATGTGTAAACGCCAACCGCCGCATTCTCACTGATAACTTCTTTTTCCGCTGTTTTTGTAACGAAACCCTCGTCATTTAATTTGGCATAACTATAACCATTATTATTACTCTTGAATGTAAGAATCGTTCCATCTACATCTGGTTCTATATCAGTTGGATCAAAAAAATCTTCGAAGTAAACATCCAATGTGTAAATCATTAATGGATTATCATTATTTATATAATTCTTCGCCATTAAACAAGTTTCTACCGAACCTCTTGTTACATGATCTAGAATAATTAACTTTATGTCTTCTCCATACTTTTGTTTTAAAATCTTATCTAAAGAGTAATCATTAACGTGGTCTCTCCGCAAACAAAAAATTAAATTACACCGATCTTTATTTAAAATTGAACTTAAACTAAGATCAATCATTTGAGTATCACCAACCATAATTAATTGTTTAGGCATCACGTAACCCTCATCAACAAATCTTTGCCCCCTCCCGGCGATAGGTATTAATATGTTTGTTTTATTTTTCATTTTTTGATTTGATTAGATTAAATGTTTTTTTATGGCTGTCACTTATTATTTTTTCTAAACTAACACCTTTGCTATCAATTAAATAACTTATAACAGCGGCTGCAAACATATCGCCCGCTCCAAGTATATTCGCATCAGTTAAAGTTTTTTCAATTTCCGTTTCAAAAAAATCTCCGTTTTTTCTGTAGAAATAACTCCCGTGAGAGTGGTGAACCAAAATGTCCCCTTTGACAAGTTTTTTCAATTCTTCCACAGGCAACCATAAATCGTCATCAGAAATAAATAACAAATCCACATACTTTAATAACTCAACGTCTTTTAAGCTTAAACCAGCGCAAATATCCGCAGATACAAATTTACTTTTGGTAGCAACCTCTGAGATAAATCCAGTCTCCTTTAATTGATTTAAATATAAAACATGAGACCAGTCTGAATTATGTATGAATGGAATTCTTTTCTTCAAAGAAAGAGATGCTTTAGAAGATCTTCTACTCTTATCCGTATCAACGTAAATTAAAGCTTCTCCTATTTCAGTAGGCTCTACATGAACTTTATGATTACACACTTGTATCAGAGCATCCCAAACATTAGCTAATCCACCAACAGTTTCATGGATCTTGATCCCATCGAAAATAGTATCATGTGTCAGATGGCCATATAAGCTTATTTCAAAATTTTTCATCTTTATCTAAAGCTAAGAAATCATTTAGTAAGAATTTTTTTACAAGACCCCTAGAAGAGCATACGTTATACAATTCGTCTAAAACATTTTCTCCCCCTTTGCTATGAAGGGTATTCTGATTACCACAAATATCTCTTATCTCGGAAACAGCGTCTTTAGGGCAAAATTTATAAGAAACTCTTTCCATTATGGGAGCGTCAAATATATCATCTCCTATAAAACACATTGAATCTTCTGTAACGGAGTATTTATTCTTAAATTCAGATATAAAAGAAGACTTGCATTTATCGCGAGCATAATAAAAATCTAAATTTCTATTTAAAGCGATAGACTCATTGATATTCTTATCTCCTGATAAAAATATAACCCTACAAGAAGAAGCTTTAAACTTTTTAATTGCAGAAAAATCCTTGTCACAAAAGGTCTTATACTTAGCTAACCCAGTGTCATCATAATACTTTTTACCGTCAGTCAACACTCCGTCTACATCCAATATCAAAAGCTTTATCATTTTATCTTTTTGGGAAGGCTTCATTGCCATCAATTGTTATATGAGCGTTTTCAGACATGTCGCAATTATACCTAATGCAATGGATATCTAAAGAGTCCTTTACTAAGTCTACATTAATAAAACTCATCTTGTCAACCATTTCCTCATAAGTCCACCCGTTTTTTTTCATTATGTTATAACATAATTGTTTTTCTGGTTGATTAAAATCAGGACCAACTTGACGGTAAGACCATAAATCTAAAGCGTAATCAAGCCCACTAAATGTAACGAAATCATGCATCTCATGTATGCTTGGTTTGTAATTGAGATACGAGCATAAAGAATCCTCCTTTATCATTTTTTCAAAAGCCATACGGATAACTCCTTTTTGATTTGTCCATAATAAATCACCTCTAACTTTAACTATCCAAGGTTTATTTATTGCACGAATACCTGCCTCAGAACTCATGCATTGTAAATTTATATTATTATAACCCTTAAACGATGGGGTTGTATTTAAAATAATAGGGACTTGCTTGGCAACCTCTTTTATATTCTCTATTGGCTCATTATCCCAAGTAGACCAAACGTAAGAAAAGCTCTGGTCTAAGTTAGATAAAACCCTTTCGTAGTTATTCGTTGGTCCTTGGATAACTATTCCGACATCATTTAAATCAAAGTCCCTCATATCTTGTCGTATAATTGATTTTGTTTTTTTTGTTTATCTATATCTTTAACGTGAAGAATACTAAACATGGGGTCTATTTGAGATTGCCCACCAGAGCGAAACCCCTTTGGGATTTCATGCACCTTACCCTCCCACCTAATGTGGCCTTGAGTGGACATAAATCTTAATTGATAGTCAGGATAACCTTCCCAACCCATATCATTAATTTGCCAATTAAAATTTTTAATATCTTTTTCTGTAGCACCTCTAACTACATTAATCCGAGGAACAGCAAATAAATCATATTGACATGACTTAGCTACATTCCTAATTAAATTCAAAAGGGTAAATGGAATTTGCTCATCAGCATCTATTTGGAATAAAAAGGGCTTGGTAGCATATTTAAATAATTCGTTCTTAAATTCTGCAAAATCATTTTGAAAATCAAAATACTTTAAAGTTAATCCAACATATCCGCAAAAATCTTGTATTTCCTTCGTTACTTTGTTTTTATCTGCTAAGACAATAACCTCCTCTTCTGGTAAAATATAAGGTTCAAGTGAATTAATTAATCTTTTAAATTCAAAAAACTCGTCTGCTACAGTTATTCCATAAGTAATCATGATACTTGGTGACTCTAATCAATATACTTTTTATTTATAAAAATTAAATCAGCTTCCGGGCAAGATACCAAAGAGCAATCATTTTCATGAATCAACTCAAACCCTAAATCGTTTAAGGCTTTAATATCTTGGTCTTTATTTGTCTGACCTTCATACATCATTTCGATATCTGTTGAAGACACACAAGACTCCATTTGTATAAAAACAGTTTTTTGTAACCAGTCTCCAGCACTCAAGATACAATCTAAATCATTTCCTTGTGCATCCACTTTTATATAATCAACTCTATCAAAATCCGTTTTATCTAAAATTGATTTTAAAGTAACACAATCAACTTGTATTTCTCCAGTTTTTGAAATATTGCGCGGTGCATACCAACCATCTCTTGACCTATCCCTTACTAAATTTTCTAATTTCATTTTTAATAGGGAATTACAACCCGCTTCATCATAAGTGTTGAAATTAGCCTTCCCTGTTTTTGTAGAAATTGCAGCCTGAATGAATTTATTGCAAGCGTTCGTTTCATAATTTATTGGATCTATTCCAATTGTATAAAACTTCTTGCCTCGCATCTTAAATAAAAACTGGCGTATAAAACCACCTCTATGATGACCAATGTCAACAACATTCAATAAATCTCTTTCTTCTAATACTGTAGATATTAAATTTTCCATAATGTTTCAAATAACTAAATTTTAAGTGCTCCCCAAATTCCGAAAAGATAAGAAAACTTACTAAATTTATCGCTGTCCCTAATTTCTTCATTTACAGCCTGAGCTAGTCCTTCAAAACCTGCATTTTCTATCTTAGGATCTGGATAGTCATGGCCAAAAATAATTCCACCTGATTTTAATTTAGGAGTCCACGATAGTATATCTAATTTCACGTTCTCGTAATCATGTTCTGCGTCAATAAAAATTAGATCAAGAGAATTATCTTCAAAATCTTTGGCCGCATCTGCTGAATATTTTTCTATAACGGAGATAGAATCTAAAATACCACTATCTTTTAAATTCTTCTCGAAATCCGCTCTTGTGGAGGCTCCTTGCAAAGAGTCTTTGTGCTCTGCTGATCCTAAAAAGGGGTCTACACAAAATAGTTCAAATTGATCTTTTGGTATATTGGATTTGAAAGCGTAAGTGGCTCTACCTTTCCAGCATCCAACTTCAATAGCCTTACCTTCAAGAGTGGAGAAGATAACCCACATCAATGGAATTTGATAACCACATAACCAACCTTCAATCTTATTGGTTTCGTCAATAAGATTTTTTATGAAGTTCGGGTTGATTCTATTTAATAAATTTTGGTATTTTTTGAATATACCAAGATCTCTTTCTAATAGTTCACTCATAAAAAACTCCTTCTAGGTAAGCACGACCTAGAAGGAGCGATATAAGTCACCTCAAAGCTTTACTTAACTTTGATCATTATATCTTTCTGTTCCTCTTTCTCAAGAGGTATTTTGATTCTCAATAGGCCATTTTTATATTCTGCCTCAATGGAATCCTTATCAACGTTCTGGTGCAAGGTGAAGTGCTTCTTGACAGAGCGTCGAGATATTTTTCTATGGTAGAATTCAGCATCATCATCTTTTTGCTGAGATCCCGCCTCAATCTTTAAGGTTTGGCCAGATACAGATACAGAAATATCTTCCTGATCTAATCCAACCAATGCAAACTCAAGAATAAAATCATCATCCTTGTCTTTATAAGCATCAAAAGGCTCTGAGCCTGAATAAAATGGAGTGTTAGCTTGATTAGCTAACGATTGCATACGCTTAAAGATATCTCCCTCGAAAACCAAGGGAGCCAACATTTTGTTTATCATCATTGTCATACTACTATTTTTAGTTAGTTTTTGTTTTTCTAGCCCCAATTTGGGTACTGGAAATTCTCAGACAATAGAGATATACTAAATTAATCCTCGTCGAATTGTGCTTCGTCGATACGATCTAGTATAAATGCTATTGTTTCATCGAGTTCTACCTCGTCTGTTAAATTAATTTCTGGTTCGGTCATAGTGCATGTATATACACAAACGAAACCCTTGGGGAATTTTACCCCTCACAAGATTTACATTCCATCAAAGACCTTGATAGTTCTTGGCTTGGATTAGCGCTCCTTTGGTAATACAAACCTTTCACTCCATTCTCCCAAGCGAAAATCATAAGTTGATTAACTTCTTTCATTGGGGTCTTTG